TACACTGTGCCGAGCACATGATCATAGTAAAATTTCAGTTTGAGATGGTTGGTCATTAGATCTTCGCTAGTTCTGGCCACAGATCCGTAAATGCCAGTGAGCCGGTATGATACTTATGTTCCATGAGATGGGTGTGTTCGCGGAATCTAGCCGCCATGATTTCCCAGTCCGGATCTAGACTGTCCAATCTTGACAAGACTTGGTCAAAGAAGTTTTGATCGTTAGCGGTCTGGCTGTATCGATCACGATACTGTTGTATCTCTGCACGTGCGAGATCGCGCACCCAAGGAGTATGCATGGCAGGATCTAGCATCTCTGGTTGGAACAAGGTCTGCCAATGTATGTCAAACCCCACAGAATCTGCATATTCTCTGAGTTCGCATAGCCTTGTGCAATTATAGATGTTGTACACTGCATGGATTCCTCCCCAGTGTTTGTGTACTTCGCGCAGATCGGCCACTTTACGCACATTGGTGTCAAGCAAATCCCATTTGCCACCCCACCTCACATACTCGAATCTCTGTCCCACATTGTCAAAACTCATGGACCAACCCACACGCTGGCGTTTGCGCAGTCGTTCCACCACTGGATTATCTCGGAAATCCACGCTCATGTTGGTTATCACGGTCACGATGGCATCACTGGGCAACACTGATATTAACTTACTGTTCTCCCTCAGCAACAGAGGTTCTCCTCCTACCAGTGCTACTTCTCGCACTCGATCTTGATGTTGCTGGATGAACTCGCAGACCTGTTGGTAATAACTTTTGGTCTCGACTTGATGTCGTATCTTCATCAGCCCGGCCCAACGGCTCGAACACTTTGGCCCGCAGTAATTGCAACTGAGATTGCAAGTGGTATTCCATCGCACGTCGATGATGCTGGGTGCATACTCTCCGGGGTTGGCAGGATCAAAATCTGGATTTACCGAATTGTGCCATTCGCGCTCGCTAGACCCATAACGCTCGGCTTCGATACAGTTGCGGCAATATTGTTCGTGCAGACGACCTTGGGCAAGATCGGACCTTATGCTGGTCAGCACATCGCTGCTCAAAATTTCAGTGATCGATCGTTCATTGAGATTGCCCAGCATGTTGGGATCACCGGCACAACAGGTCTTGACATCACCGCGAGGATTGATGTGCAGTCCTCGCCATGGGGCTGCACAGTATCTTTTGTTCATGCGGTTATTTAATGGGAGGTTCGCCTGTGAGATAGGGAAGTGAAAACCATAACTGGAACCATTCCGGAGTACCGGGTTGGATGTTGTGTTTGCGCTGTAGTTCGGCTTTTTCTGTGCCAGTTATGGAAATATTGCTGCCTTCGGCGGTGCGTCGTACACTGTTGCCGTAGCCCGCGGTGCGTATGCCGGCCAGGCGCTGGAGATCTTCAAGACTGATCATTTTACCGGAAATCTCATACCAGATGCGGCTTCTACTGCTTGCAAGGTGGTCTGGTATTTAGGCAAGTCTGCCACTGGCAAGTTCTCGTTGGGCATCAAGAAAGCCGTGACGTTACCGGAGTTCTTGTTGATGATGATCTTGAATACCTGTGTGGGCACCGCTACCCCATTGCCAATGGTTTTTGATCCTGGAGCATATACAGCGCCCGAGATCACGTAGAGATCTTGTCCTGTGGTGCGCACTGAATCACGTACCTGTAGTTCCAGGATGCGCCAGATGCCACGATTGTTGCCAGGCACTTGTGGGATCATATTTGACAGGAAGAAACTCTCGCTCATGATGTCAGCATTCTGCGTGTTGTTGGCAGCAGGTACCAGGTGTCCACGGTCATAACCAGAGCCAGCATAGTCAGCCATGGTACTACGGCATTCTGGCCGCACAGCAGGATCTTCACGGAAGTCGTTTTTGCGTTGCGCTTTACCATTGACATCTTCTGCACTCACATGCTCCATCACCACTACCGGATTCTTCACTGTACAACTATGGATCACTGCATAGTTCTTTTTACAGAGTTGTTGTGTGGTGGGTGACCATTGTGCTTGAGGAGCACCGTAGGCTGTAAACTGTGGGCATTCCTTGTTGATGTCAGCCCAGGCTGATCCCATCATGGTAAAGACTAGAACAACAGCGGCGACTATGTTTTTCATTGATTCTCCATTAGCTTGAAAGTTCAGCCCAACCAAGGTTCCATATAGCATTGGGATTGTTGCTGGTGGTTTGCACACACAGGGTCAGTGTGGATGGCGTTCCATCCACATCACGATCCAGTTGTAGTCGACGTTGTACATCAGGATCAAGATTGATGGCTTCTCTGCTGGCAAACAACTTGCTGTACACCACGGTTCCGCCAGAGATAGCATTGGCGGCCACGTCAGTCTGTACCACACTGTTGGCAACATTGCCAAAACTGGCGCCGGTCAGGGTGCCATTTTTGATCAAAAGTATCTCTCCGTATACCACAGATGTGGTCAAGAAATCCACTGCTGCCGGTAGTACCACAGCATCAGGATAGGCAGGATTCAATCTTATTGATGCCAAAGGTTCGATAGTATCATCGGGTCCCAGAGTCTGTGCAGGCAAACTGCTGCGTACATATTGTACTGTGGGAGTGGGGGTGTAGCCACCTTCTGAAATCACTGTGCTACAGATCTGTTTCATGGTGGGCGTGCCCGATGTGGTTCCCGTGTTTTCTATTTCATAGCGACAGTTCAGACTGGCAGTGGTCATGTATACGGCTGTTTCTTGATTGGCGTGGTTGAACACATGGCAGATATAAAACACACCATTGATCACGAAACCTGTGCGTACCGATCCTACTCCTAGCCATTCGATATCACACCAAAAAATCTGTGTTTTGGTAGGATCCAGAGTGATGCCCGATGGACCTGTGCCGTCCATGGGGTCTTGGTTCCAGTCGGTCTGAGCGATGCGGGTGTTGACGGGGGATCCTGTTACTGAACTGCGGATCACTAGATAGAGATCTTCTCCATCGGCTTCGAAGTAGATGCCGTTGCCGGAGGTAAAATATCCTACTCGCTGGCGCAGGTTTTCTTGCAGAGCACTCATGGCAAAGGTATTCAGGATCAACAGGCTTTTACCGGGCTGATACAGTTGCACCGTGCGACTCTGACGATAGATATAATCGCCACTGGTACTGCCAATCGCGAGATCAAAACTGCTTTCGTTGATCACGTAGTTTACAGAGGCCGTTCCTGAAGTCTTAGAAGCGAACTGGTCGCCTGAGATGTATCGATTCTGTGAATCAAACAGCGTGAATGGTTCTGATATACGGGTGCGGCCAAACGCATCGGATCCGGTATTGCCGTTGATCACTGTGTTGCCATAGCCCGACGAACCCGTTGACACCCTGATGATGGGCTGCCCAGCAGCATTGTAATCCATGGCCTGATGGAGGTCGTTCAACTGATAGTTGGGCCATGGATGCTGGTAGTCAGTGGGTCCTTGTATGCTCATCTTTATTCGTTTGTATTTTACTTATCTTTTATAGATTCCATTTGCTTGCGAGATAACTTTCGATATTGATAATCTCAGATGCTGTCAGCGTCCTACTGTACATGATGAGCTCGCCGATATCGCCAGCAAACGGTAAAGTGGTATCCGGTCTAGACCCTACGAAAAGACTGGTGCTACTGTTCAGACTGATGTTGCCGACCGGAGTGATTTCGTTGAGCGTGCTGGTCACGCCATCAACATCCACAGTAAGCCTATTGCCCACGCTCTGGGTACCATCAAACACTATGGTATGATAATGCCAGGAGGTATCTGCGGTGTTGCCAGTGACATAACCGTTGGCTATGTAATAACTGAACTTTTGCGAAGTGTCTGTGCTGACACCAAATCCCAGCTCACTATCTCCAGTGGCATTTGTTTCTATCATGCGTTGCGTGGTCGTGGCATCATATTTGGCCACTACAAACATGGTCATGCCTGTGAGATTGTCTACAGTGCCAGTGAACGGATTGGCAGTGAGCCGGTCTCCACCGTCAAAACTCAAAGCACTGAGTCCGTTCTGTTGATTGGTCGCGTAAGTGGGTCGTAGAGTCAATGACCCACCGTCGGGATTGAGATTGTGTGCATAAGCCGATCGGTCGTTCCACTGTGTGATGGTCTGACCGTTGGTTCGGCCTGTGGGTTGCATGTAGGTGTTTACTGAAGCATCATACCAGATCTGCAGGATCGTGGGAGCATCCGGAGCCACATCACCAGGATCGGGTTCTGCGGGAGCACTGGCCACATACCGACGGTTTAGGGTTCCCAGGCCACGACCGCGGTAGAACCGCGAGACCATCAGGCTAACTCCGTTACCGTGATCCGGCCAGCCTGGCTGACCTGTAGGAATGCCACTTTCTCTCCTGCCGTCACGGCAAAAAATTCTACCGAGCCCGCAGGCATCATGGCGCTGTTGGCAGTGGCAGTGGGATCACTGCCAACAGCCACGTAAGTATCTTGATTCACGGCCACACGCACTATGCTCACAGTGCTGCTCATAGCTGCGCTCTGCTGGCTGGCACCGGTGGTGGTGTATCCATAACTAGTACCTGGAATATAGGCGCCTTTGCGGACTGTTAGTACTGTGGACATTATCTAGGATATCCTTGGAATCCTTTTACCGGACTCTGTTTGTTTACTTCAGGATGTTCTCGGCTGCCATGATCAGGTACTGTGTGATCATATTCGGTATCTACTGTGCCAAAGGCCTGACGCATCATGTTGTGTTCGGCCTCGGTGTAAGGATGTGCTGTGTTGTAGCGATCATTCCAGGAACTGGCATCCATATCTACTGGGCGGGTGCTCTGGCCATCAGCGCAGGCTGCTGCCATCATGATGCGGTTGAGATTATAAGCACGATCTATACCCGAGTCTCGGAATCGCCAAGTACCCGGCATGGCTTTCTGGGCTGTTTTGCGCAGACGACCCTGATGCTTTTCTGCGAGGAATTCACGTGCTCTCATCGAGGATATCCTTTGAATCCCACGATGGGACTGCGATCGTTGCCGCCTGGCGGCTCTTCTGAATCAAGATCGCCTTTGTTTAAGTCCTTGTATGTGGCGCCCACTGCTTTATAGGCCTGTTTGAGGATTTCTACTTCTTCTTCAGTATAAGGGTGTGCGGATCGGGCCTTACCGATCCAACTTTCTGCATCAAGATCAGGTTCAAATGTGCCATCGGTCATGGCCGCTGCCATCATGAGCCTGTTCAAGGTATAGGTAGAATTCTGTCTGCGAGCATCACCGAACAGATGCAGACCAACCGTGCCCGACTGCTGGCGCTTGGTTATCTTGCCTCGCTTGATCTCGGCGATGAATTCTCGGGCTCGCACGATCAGGCGCTCCTTACTGATACGGCGCCCGAACTTGTTGTACCAATCTCAGTGGCAGTGCAATTGCCTGTCACTGTGAGTTCATTGCCTACTCCTACCCATACATCAGTCTGCCAGTTAGCCGGGATGCCAGCAGGTACCGAAAACAGATTGCCAGTGGTTGGTGTACCTGTGACGATATTCACTTGATATGCGCAGGCTTCTTCGGTAGCGATGCGGGCCTTGTCTGTGCCCCAGACTTGATTGGTAGGTGAAACGTATACATTTACGGGCATTGTTATTTTCCTTGTTACCACATACGACACGACCAATATCGTGCGGTTGTACGATCTTTGGCGGTGTCACAGCGATGACGTGCGCGGAAACTACGGCGCCTTGCAGGATCGGATTTCTTGATACTCAGTGTTTTTTCTCCGGCACGCTTGGCCGACTTGCCGCCGTGACCAAAGTTCACTTTTTTCACGTTGCCGGTCTTGGGATCTTTCACATAGACCTTGAACTTCTTGACATCTCCACGCATGGGTTTGCCCAGAGGCACTTTACGACCTTGGTATTCGGCTTCGTCCAAATCTCTGCCACCGTATTCGTCAACTATCTTATCCCACAGCATTTCAATCATCTTGTCATCATCGTTCATCACATCGTTCATGCCTTTGGATGCTAGCTCGTCTTTAAGTTCTTCCATCATGTTTTTCAGTACATCTGCTGTGCCTGGGCCTAACTCACCTTCTAGGGCAGCGATTAGATCTTCCTCGTCACCTCGATTGGCTAGGCTCTGCAGATCTATATCAATCTCGCTCATCATGCCTTCATCGATGGTCGCGGCTGTAGTGGGATCTTTCATCGTGCCCACAGGCGCTAGATCTGCGGCCTTGGCGGCCAATGGATCAGTATGAGCAGCATTGTTATAGGTAGTGACTGGCTGGTCTTCTTCTACTTTTTTGTAACCGGCCAGTTCCAGCATGCGATCCATGAAATCTTCTTCCACGGCTTGTTGTTCATTGACTTCTTCATCGCCGGCATAGAGTTCCACGATGCGATCCATCAAGATGTCAAGATTACGATACACATCATTTTGGAAGTTCTGACCACGGCGTTCCATTTCTGTCTCGATCTCATCCATCATGTGTTTGAGATATTCAGCAGTTTTGGGACCCATGTCGCCTTGCAGCGCACCTATCAGTTCGCCTGGATCTTGATTTTGTGCTATCTGTCTTAGATCCAGATCAATCTCGGCCATCACTCCTTCGGCCAGAGAGAATCCCGTGGCGCGACTCGAACCCACCGGACCGTAACGTGCGATACGTTCTGACAGCATGCCTCTCTGATCCATGGCATCAAATGCTGATTCTGATATCGCCAGCACTATGCGCCGACCATCAGACTCTACAACCTGCGCTTCGACCAATTCATCAGGAGCCACCTCGATGTCAAGGTCGTCTCCTTCACGTGGTGTGTCGGCCCACTGTTCTGACTCAGTGAGATAATCTCGCAGAGTTTTCATCATGAAATCCTTTTGTAGAGATCCATGAGACGAGTTTCTAGTTTTTGTTCAATATCTTCTGCCATGGCACCAAGATTGACTTGACCCGAAGGACCTTTGCCGAGATTGCGCATGGCCAGAGGATTATCACCCATGTTGTTGGGATTGACCTGCAGTTTGGGACCGTTGAGTCCACCGGAGATCGTATTAGTGATGTAGTCTGTGTCCATGACTTCTGTGTCATCACCAGAGTTGGCTAGATCTTCTTCCATGCGGCAGCGACCTTCGTGCATTTCTCCGCAGGAAGGGCATGCGTCATGATAGTGACTGGCTGACTCCATGCCGGCCAGTTTGAGAATCTGTGCTAATTTTACAGCATCTTCATCGGTGGCACTGACCGATAGGCTTTTCTTGCCGTTTTCATCCATGCTCATGTTGATGCTCATACCTTCGGTAAGCATACCGAGTTTGCGTTCAAAACTTTCTGCGATCTGGCCTTCGTATACACCTTTGCCAAACTGCATGCCGCCCTTCTTAGACTTGGGTGCTTGCTCGGCTGTGGCCACTGAACCTGCCACAGTGGTTTCTTCCACTTCTTCTTTGTCTTCTTCTTTGGCCTTTTCAGGCAGACCTTTTTCTTTGGTCTTGGCAAACTTTTTCAGTTCTTTGCTGGGCATGTCGGCCATCTCTTTGGAAGCACCGCGCAGTTCACTCTTGGGGATGTCGCCTTTTTTAGCAGCATAAGCGATGCCGGCAGCGGCACGCTGGGCCTTGCTGACAGCTTTTTCGGCCATGAACTCTTCGTCATCCACTTCTACATCTACATCCATCTCTTCTTCGTCAGGATTGGCTTTCATGTAGTCGCGGGCTGAATCGATGTATTCTTTGGCCAGCACTATCTTCTTCTGCACCCACTCTGGCAAGTTCTCATCATCGTCCAGGATGTCCTGCAGTTCTCGGGCAGCGTCTTCAATGGTGCGGGCCTGGCTCTTGGCCATCTCGCCTTCTTCATCGTACTCGTCTTTGTCGTAGTCTTCTTCCATGCGCATCAGTTTGCTACGACCCGAGGGGCCTTTGGCTCCCAGGCTACGCTTTGAACCCTTGGGGCGACCACGGCCTCGCTTCACAACATTGCCTTCCGCATCCTGCTCTTCAGGAGCATCCACAGGTTCCAGTGTCGTGACTCTGCGGCGACCATCTAATTCTTGATAGCGTTTGCGGGTGCCATCCTTGAATGTCACAACATAGTCATCGCTGCGACCTTCTACTTCGGCACCGATGCCACGATACTGCGCTTTCTTGTCCATGAACTCCACATAGCCTTCGTCCATGCGTTTTTCATCAGAAGTGTCTCCAGTGACACGGTATACCTTGTCGTTCAATCGGAAGGTGGGTTTGCCTGCTTTGATAGCAGCCATACGAGCCTGTGTAAATTCGTTGCCTTCTTCTACATCTGCTTCGTCGATACTTTCTTTGGCACGCAGTTTGGCCAGCACGGCACCGGCCACTTTCTCGCCACGCTCTTTGCTACCATAACGTTTGGCGGCATCAGCAGCGATTTTACTAAACTGCTTGCCAGGTTTGCCGATGTCCTTGCCAGCACGTGCGGCCTTGGCCGAATAGTTACTTTCGTCCGTGAGCGATGATACCACTGCACTGGCCGCACCTCTCAAGGCCGTCGCTGCCAAGGGTCCAAGCTCTTTGACCTGTTGCTTGGCAGCCTGGCTGATGGGCTCTTCACGATCTCCATCACGGTCGATGTCGGGAAAATCTGGTTTGCTGCCTTTGCCTTCCAGCAGTTTCATTTTGTTGAGTATATCATACATGTTGTTCATTGCAAGATCCTTATTTCTGGAAGCCAGTGGCTGGTCGGGGCGGTCGTTTGACCGTGGTCATGGGGCTTTTCACACCCATGGGCAAATCGTTAGTGGTTTCAGCCGGAGGTGTACGTCCACCAGCCACGGTCCATGTGGCCTCGGCCGCTGAGTTCTTGACCACTTCTTTGTCTGCACCCACTGCCGAATAATCTTTCTTAAGATCGTTTTGCTCTTTGGTATTGGCAGGATACGGTGTGTTCAGCAAAGGATCGCCCTGTGTTTCTATGCCCATGAGTTCGCGATCCATGCCTTCGGCCCAGTTCAGTTGATTGGTGCAGATGCGATCGGCATTCAGTCCCAACAACTCTGCGATCTGTTGTATTTGTGGAGGAGTGGCCGGATAACGCACAGTGACATCGATCATGGTCACACGTTCATTTGCGAAGGCTGGAAAGTCCTGCGGACGGCTCAGTATGGGGGTCTTCTTGGGTTCAGAAATCTTCACAGGATCAAACTTTTTGAGTTTTTCCTGGAACTGCTTCATGAACTCAGAGTCCACGTCACCCACGATTTTGATGCGATAATCGAAGGTTTTTTCGCTTTCTGTGAGGTATTGGGCAAGTGTTTTCATTTGGGGTTCCTATCGTATATTTAGCGTGATCACGTTTTTGGAATATCGCTGTCTCTCTGCAGCAGATGTCGCAGCAGTTCGTTACGATCTAACACATGACCCTGGGCTGTGGGTACCGAAGGATCTTCGGAGCCACCTTCGCGATCCAGTTTGAGTTTCTTCATCTGCAGATCGATCATCTTGAGTTTCTTGTTCATCTTGGCTGTCTTGGCCGTGATGGCATGGCCCAGCATCTGGCTGGCCACGGCAAATATCTCCGAGGCATATCGGCTGTCCACGTTCATGCCCAGATCCATGAGATTGTCAAACTCTCGAGAAGCCTTGGCGGCCAAGTCATCCATCTCTTGATCTGATGCATCTAGTCCGCGGACTGCTGGGAGGGCTGCTTCGATCTTGTCAAGAGCAACCAGAGTCTCTGGCAGGACGGGCAACTGCGACGCATCGCTGCCAGTCTGGTCGTCAGAGTCGGTGATTTCTGTATCATCTTCTGTGCGCGGTAGATCGAACAATTCTTCGAGGCGTTTTGTCATGCGGTATTTACCGCTATTTTGCACCGTTTCGGAAGATATCGTCTTCTGTAATCACCCGGAAAGTGAGTCCTTGACGGCGGCACCATTTGGTCGCAGCATCCCATTTAGCGTAGTTCACGGCCACTATGGCCCGATCGCGGGCCGTGGCCTTGCTTTCGATCACGCTCTGCTTCTTGGGTTTGATTTCTATAACCTCGGCACGCAGGGTGTTGTCACGATTGCGATAGGTTATCAGGAAATCCGGCACATAGTTGGTCATCTTGCCCGTGAGCGGATGTCGATAAGGTATCACAATGCTTTCTGATGCCCACTGCATGATGTTGTTGTTGGTATCACAGAATCTCATGAACGCATGCTCCCAGCCAGAGCGATACCTGGGTTCCCGTTTACCTACGTATTTGTTAGGGTTAGTGATACGATAAATGCCCTGCGCAAACTTGCTCATGGTAACACATTGCGTGCGGTGTAGAAGTTGGGTGTGACCGCGGCATTCACTCCCAGCAAGGTAGTGTTGCTGCGGAGACCATTGAGATAGTAGGCCAAGGTAGCCGTGAGTTGGATCTGATCCATGTCCTGTATCTCTGACAGCAGGGTCAGCACATCTGTGCGCGTCTCTTGGGCCACACGGAACAAGGTAGTGGTGAAATTTTCAGCAGCGTCTTTGGTAGCAAACACCGATTCAAAATAACCGTTGACGATGTCGTAGGTATTAGCGTCTACTTCAACGGCAAAATCATAGAATTCATCGAACACCCTGACGGTGAGATCCACTGCGGGGTTGATAGCATTTACAGTGCCCATTATAAGCTGGATCCTCGAGGTGGTGTTGGAAAGATTGGTCCAAAAGGCCGGGTGTTTATGGCAGACTGCACGCCGGCCTGATTTCGTACCTGGCCCGGAATGGTATTGCGTAAAACATCCTTGACCGCGGCATTGGCTTCTTCATTGGCGATGGCTTTGAGATCCTTGCCTTTGAAGGTCTGGTATACCGTGCCGGCTTTTTGTACCGCGCCAATCAGGCTGCCCACGGTACCGCTTTGGAGATCTTCGTAGATGCCGATGCCGGCATCCAAGAGTCCGCCCTGTCCCAGTATGCTCTGTGTGCCTCCGGGTCGATTCAATGGACTCTGTACCTGATCGTAGTGTTCGGGGCTGGCAAAACCCTGCACGTTGGTATCAGGTCTGCTGCTGCCAATGGCACCAGAGTAATATTTCACAGTTTCGTAGCGTATGGTCATGATGTTGGTCATGATACCATTGCCTTGGTAATAATCATACTGATCATGATTCCAATCAGTGATCATGGGATTGATCAACACATACTCCACAAATTTGTGTTGATTGAATCCATAGATAGATATATCTTTGAAGAACGGGGGTTTACCTCCGGTGCCGCTGGGTCCAGAGGTACCATTGGCGCTGTCTTCGTAGCTTTCTCCTATGTAGCCCCAGTCGTTGACATATCTATCGGCCGAGTAAATATCTCGATTATTGTAACTGAATCCCGCTGTGCGATTGGCATTTACACCATTCGCACCGTTCATGGCAGATTGTCCACGATAGGGCTGGCTGGGATCTTTGTAGTAATAGGCATAGTAGTTGTACCATAGCGTGCGCACGAGGTCCCCTCCGTCGTCGTGCAGTGTGGCTCGCACAGGTTGATAGTTGATTTTTTTCTGTACCAGACGTTTGCGATTGTACTGATTGAGAACTTCCACATCTATATCGTACTTGGGTAGTTCTATGTCTTTGACCAAGAGTCCTATGGTACTGGTGTCGTTGTTGCCAAAAACCTGACGCAGGGCCGGAATGTCACTGTTGATATTGAAGTACACATGGAATAGGAATTTGAACCGCGGCGAGTTTTCGTAACCGTTGGTACGAAAAGTCTTGCTCGCATGGGTGTAATCTTTGAGATAGTCATTCCCAAAGAAGGTTTTGAGGAAATCCTGCCCAAAGGCCATGGAAGGATTATCCTGTGATCACGTCGTTGACAGTTCTCGCGACCTGAGAGCCAACACCTGACCCCAGAGGAGTCTGCACAGCGTTATCGAAACGTATGGACAGTGATATGGTCATTGGACCTGAATCGCCATAGTTGGCATCGTTGTAGTTGGCTGACTGGAGATAGCATCCATACAGTTCCCATGTTTCCAGCACGTTGGGAGTGGCGGCACCGTTGCCACCATCCAGCACTTCAAATCTGGTCTGGAATTTGTAGTCTATGCCCGAAGCGGCGGAAGCCTGTTCCATGAAGTCCAATTGCTTCTGCAGTTGTTCGCCCACCAGGCGTGTGACCTGGCCCGAAGCATCATCACGTAGGTTGGCTGTGACCATCTCCCAGGTGTACTTGCCTGCGAGATACAAGCGGCTGTTGTAGATCTCGATGGGCACATCTTCGAAACTGACCGACGGTCGGGTAAAATCGATGACCTGCTTGGTGAGCTCGGTTCTTGGTGTGCTCACACCAAAGTTTTCGAATACCACCCGGAAGCGGTATTTCATCTTGGGCATGAGCAGGCCTTGGTTTGGATTGCTCTGATCGCTTGCCAAAGGCACCGTCATTCTTGTGAGTGATGAAACGGCCATGTTTGTGTTCTCCTATATGCAATTATTTATGTCCTCTGAGGTCAAAAAAAATGGGGGTCGAAACCCCCATTTCCTGTTCTAGCGGTGCCGTTACACGGTGGCCGACGAAGCGACTTGACCGGCTGCGATCTCACCAGTGTTCTTGATCCTCAACGGGATGTAGATGAACTCAATGGCCTTCACGGGCTCGATAGCGATGTCCACATACAGTTCGTTGCGATCAATGCGTGCTGGAGTATTGTTTGATTCATCACACACCACCAGGTAATCATAGATACCACGTTTGGCCACAAGATCAATCATCAAGCCGTCAATGGCGTTGGTGATTTCGTTGCGTGTGATCTGGTCATTGGGCTCGAACACAAATGTTTTGCCAATCTCGTCCAGTCTTCCACGTATAAACGCGATCAGGCGTGCGACGTTGATGCGATCCAGGGCACTGGCAGTACCTGCTTCTGTCTTATTGCCATAGTTGGTGATGCCTACTCCGGGAATAAAGGTGATCGGATTGATACGATTGGTATACAGAACATCGCGAATTCCTTGTCCGGTGGCAATGGTTTCAAACTCTCCGGTCTGGCCATTGACGTAACCCAAACGCTCGGCGTTGTCAATCACACCACGGCGCACACCTGCTGGTGCCAACCAGGGAAAGGCAACTTCGTCGTTGCGGATGATGGTACGCACCATCATGTGGCTGGGAGGTTGCACCACGGGCGAACCCGATAGGTCTGTGGTCTGGCAGGAAGGATAGAATGTGGCCAGATACACGTCACTCGTGACCAGTCCATCCTCGCTGTCTGCGCCTGCTGCGGCTGCATTGGTAGCCCAGGCAGTGATGGCATCACCAGTGGGCGGCAAACGCAAAGGCGTGTCACCAACTACGAAACCGGTGTTGTCTCTCTCGTTGTTCAAGGCCACCATGTTGGGGATCAGTTCTGGATACTGAGGGCAGGCGATGAGATTGAACTGCACCTGCTCTTCACGCAGGGTGTCTTGGGTATCGATAGCAGATTTCATGGCTGCCACAACGATCTGGCGAACTGCTTGTCGGCCCATGTAGGGCGAACCATCTGCGCGATTGCCGCTTATGGTTACCCAAGCATTGGTCTCCAGCGGGCTCCAGAACGAAGTATTGCTAGGTGCGTTTCCGGTGGTAGCAGCGATACACACATACAAAACGGCATTGAAATTAACTTTATCACCCACAGCATATGTGGTCGTGGCTGAATATGATTCAAAATCAAATGTTGAAGCATTGAAATAGTTGCTTTGGAAGGCTTTGACGTTGAATCCAGATCGGCGTGTGTTGAACAGCAACATGCCTTCCGGAAACAGAGACGCGTTGGGAGCGTCAATATCCAGATAGTTGCTGGTCAGTAGGCTGGTGATGGTAGGAATGGCTCCGGTCACAGGATCTGTGGTGCCGTTAGGTGCCCAACGTGCATCTGCAAACAGGATACCGTTGTCTGTGGTTTGATCTGCGTTGTCAATGGGTACCCATTGCAACACACCATCTACTTCTTGCCAACGATAGATATCTGGATACAGTTCCAAGTTGCTGGTGTTTAGCCAGATATCACCTTGTACCAACGGTGTTTCATCGCTCTGCTGTGTGGGAGCCGAAGCCGATACGATAGGACCTGCTGGATCAGTCTGGGTGAGATTGAACCCACGCACGTCATTGTTCACGGTGCGGTAACCTACGAAACTGCCGTTGTTCTGGATCATGATGTCCACTTCGTCAATCTCTGAGTAATACCATTGGCGACCGCTGGCAGGGTCTTGATCTGGTTCATTTTCGCTGGCAGTGTATCCTGTGGTACCACCCAATGGCACCCAGTTGCTGAGTATGAGATCTCCGTCGATACCAGCACGCACGCCTTCTACTGTGGTGTCGATGCCGGCATCATCTATCGGGGTACCAGTTACATCATTTAAAACTATCACACCACCAAGGCTGTGTGTGAAAGAAACAGCACCATCAGAGGTTACCGCGGCCGACACAGGAGATCCTGCGGGCAGTGCGGCTGATACTGCTGTGACAAACGCAGCGGCAGTGGTTCCCGAAAGCGTGGCAGTCACGGCTGTGGTCAGTGTGCCAGAATTGGCTGCGCTGTACTGGATCGTGAATGAATTACCAGAAGTGAAAGTTGGAGTGGTGTTGTCGCCAATGATCACTGTGGGTCCAGATACCAAGCGCTCAAACACTTTGAGAGTGAATGTGTTGTTGTACTCATCGCCGGCATCTTCGGGGCTCACATTGTACTGTGTGTATGTGGTTCCGGCGGCAATGTTACGGCCACCGCCCGACGGATCCAGCGCACGGTTCGCGCTCTGGTCATTTTCGTACACGGGTGCAGGCTGTGCCACAAACACGCCCAGGGCCGCATCATATCGTTTGATAGAAATATCTGTGCCTTGGTTCACGGGCGAAGTCTGATTCCAGATCGAGCCAGTGGGGCGACCGCCACCAGTGTCAGTAGTCCTCCAGCGAGGTACTGTGAAGTTTGGACTCTGTTGAAGTTCTGGAGCGAGGTAAGAAGTAGCAGTCACGCCCAGTGTGGTCAACAGTGCCGAAGTGCTGGCAGCATCGATTACCACGATACCGCCGTCTGCGGACGAACCATCGCTTTCAGCATCGGCATCAGCATATAACCACAATTTGTTGCTGGTGCGTGTGAGATTGGTTTCGGCAGTCACTCCCGGAATGGCAGCGGTATTGATGGCAGCCACTAGTCCGGCCAGGGTATTGTTGGGAGCAGCAGGAACGGCCACCGGAGTGGATCCATTGATTATGATAGTGTGACCAGCAGTGAGAGTGGTGGTCACTGAGTTGGCTCCTTGCACTGTGGGCCATGAATTTTTCCAGTCATCTGATCCGACCAGCACCCATTCGTTGTCGAGATTCTTGTAATAAACAGGGTTGGCCACATTGGTGGCTACCACAGCATAGTCGCCGATGCTGCCAATGTCTTGACTGGGGATACCAGCAGTAAGATTAGTGGTGCTGGTGATCACGATGGGTGTCTGCACTGTAAACGCACCTGTGGTCTGATTCCACTGGAAGATGCCCCAACTGGTAGCAGTGGTATCTAACCACCAAGCACCATCATTGGGTGCGCCTGTGGGACGTGTGAGTGATGCGGTAAGTTCGGCCAGATCAACATCAGCACGTTGCACATAAGCACGATTGGAAATGCCCAGGGCCGAGTATGCAGCCAACAAGCCATATTCGTTGAGTTCATAGCCGTTGATGGGTGTTCCTGCAGAGGTCTTGTAGAAAAACGGATTTCCAAAGGTAGCAGCGAGATCGCGCTGACTGGTTATCAGATAAACACGACCTGCGTTGGCAGCCAGTGTGCCGGCTGCTACACCTATTCCGGTTCCGGAAATTTTGTTCTGTGCGGTAGCGATTAGAAAATACGGTACCGAGTTGGTCGACGCAGGAATATAATTCGACTCGTCGATGACGGTTACTTCTACGCCAGGAGATACTAGTGCCATGGTTGCATCCTTCTTAATTGGTTACGAATATTTAGTGGCAACTCCAAAAGAACCGGGTTTAGAGGTGCCTTAATTAAGGCCTGCTGGCATAAGTACTCATATGAGACCGCTATGCAAGGTCTGCGGCAAGAACGCCGCAGCGATCAACGGATATCACAATGACAAAGTGTACTATCGCAGTCGATGTAATGCCTGCATACGACGAGGTAAGAAACTCAAACCTCGTCCGCCGCGTTGGACAGCATCAGGCTACAAAAAGAAAACCGCATGCGATCGCTGCGGTTTCCATGCAAGACACACCAGCCAACTAGTGGTATATCATGTCAACGGAGATCTCAATGACAGCGAACTGCGCAATCTCAAAACAGTTTGTCTGAATTGCATAGCAGAAATCACGCGGCTGGATCTTCCTTGGCGGCGCGGAGATCTCGAACCAGATCGTTGATCTGCTGATAGAGTTCGTCCAGCGACCCGTCATTGTTGACGATACGATCAAAATCTGTGCCGGCCCAGGCCCATTCACTGGCGTGTGGCAATTCGGCGGGCTGAGGTGCTTGACCAGCAAAATACTGTTGCACTTGCTGGAACCACGCAGGATCTTCACCGCGCACTACCCTGATCACTATGCCTCCCTGGGCACGGATGGCCTGTATTTCGTTGGGGAAACGGCAATCAGAGATCACGATGTCATCGGCACTCTTGCGCAGTTTGTTTTCCAGGCTAGCGATCCAGATGTCGTCATGGAAACCGTTGCGGCATACTTCTGTGCCCCAGTATTGTAGTATCCAACGTGGAGTGATGGTCTGATCTAGCCGCTCACTCCACCACTCGTCGGGCTGCTCGCGCCATTCTCTGCTGCTACGAGTACGGCCTTCCAGCATGTCTCGGTCCCATCCAAACACTGCGCTCACGGCATCTTTCAGCGTGGCAGCGAACGAATCTCTACGGAACTCATGTATGTTCACAAGATAGTCCGCGATGGTGTCTTTGCCCGAGCCAATCAGGCCGCACACTCCTATGATCATGTTGCTTTCCAGTGATTCAATCGACGGAGAAGGTACTGTGCTAACTTCAAATGTGCTTCGGGTCCTGGGTGTCCGTAATCTCCGTACACGTCTGCATCCACCGGTTCTAATCCTTGATCTAGTGCCCAAGGCAAGAAAGCAAATTTCCACGGGTCAATGAAATTTGCGTCAGACAACAAATAATTGTAAAATGGCGAAATAAATTTATCGTTGCAATCAACAGCCGGATGCGCAGGCCAGAGGTCTGCGTTGTTCCAGATCAGATATTTCAGTCTATGTTGTCGGCAGAACGCAGAAAACATCGCCAAATCTACTAGAAGTTCTGTGACCTGGCTTTCTTTACTCTGCCATAAAAGATGCTGTTTATACCAGTCTCTTACCGCGCGATCGGTGTATTCACATTCTTTTTCGATATCTCCGGTATAGTAATCTTGCTTTTTGCCCCATATTCTCTGTGCAGTATAAATCGGATGAAAATGTCCATCGGTGTCTACGGCGGGAATTTCAGGTTGCCATAATTCTGTGCGGAAGATAAAAGACAGTCCAATCAACACCAGGATATTTCCATCAGTGTGCGTGGTTAAGTCAATTAAATCTCTTAGACTGGAGCGAATAATTCTACGATTACAACTACCTTCTATATGTTTGTTGATCAAGTGAGCGCCAAAATGGTCGGCGATCGCCGAGCCGTAACAGGTCGACGGCTTCCCTATCGGCAGTCCAAAACTGCAGCCATTTGCGTAAACTATCATACCAACTCCTTGACTTTGAGATATTCCAGACTGTTCCACAGCAACAAGATCTGCCTACGGCAGTCTTCCAGGGCATGATGGCTGGCCGGATATTTGTTGAGATCGGGACAAAGGCTGTACACAGTCCTTGCGTCTCTCACATTGTAGTACTGCCATGGCAGCACGATGTTATGACTTTTGTAAGCATGCTCCAGGATGTTCATATCAAAAGTTGGCCCGTTGGCCCAGGTGCGTTTACACTGCCAGGTCAGACGATGCAGTTCTTCCAGAGCCTGCCGGAGAGGAATACGGCCTTCGGGGCTGAATGCTTCTTCCTGTGCCTCTCGAGGTTGCGTGGCCCACCAATCTATGGTGCCTTGGCTGACGTTGCGATCGGGCTGGCTATCTGGATCCACCCGAGCATAGTACCAGCGATCACTGTATTCCTCGGTGCGTTGCAAAGGATCAAAAGTCTGGGCGGCGATCGTGAGTATGCAGGCATCCACTCCGGTACCGCAGGTTTCGATGTCTATCATGATGTCAGCCATACTAGAAGTATAGCACATCGCACTGCGGACGGTCTAGCGGTATTTGTTCAGGCGAGCAGAAAGTTTGCTCAAAGGATTGATCTTTTTGGTGCGTTTGGTCCTGCGTGCCTGGCGCACCTTGGTCCTGGCACGGGTTCGTTTCATGCGTTGCATCTGGGCCACATCTGGCGCTTGTCCGCAATCTCGGATATCGGGCACAGTGCGATTTTTCCTAGGGCCACTTTCACAGCGCCAACTGAGGGTGACTCGGCCAGTGCGGGGGTTTCGCTTGAATACCAAACGATGTTCTGTGACGAATTCCCAGGCTCGCATCTCTATCCAATCACCAAGGTCAGCGGCTGGCTGCCGTCCACGTAGTTCTTGAGATCTTCTATGCACTTGTCCATCATGGCCTGGCCTTCGGCTTTCATGGCCGCACCATTCAGTGTGCCACCGCCTTGCGGACCAGCGATGGTGGCGAATTTTTCACGGGCTTCGCCGATGATATATTTGGCAGCGCCTACCATGTGATCACGGAACCACTGGCCGATCTGAAAATCTGAAAGCAGGGTGATCTCGGGACGCAGATTGTAGGTCCATAACAACACCACTTCGCCCGTGCCTCGAGGATCACGGATCAGTTGCAGACGCTTAGTCACAGGGTTGTAGGTGTAATTGATATAACCACCAAACATGCGGGCGGCCAGTTCTACGTACTGCTGATAGAAGTCATAAGTGGCCATGCCGCCGGCCTGGTCATAATTCAAGAGATACACATTCAGCGCGGCCTGGCCAAACGGATCAAAAGAGGAGGCGTTGCCGGCAGTGCCAAGACCTATGGTCCTGCGGAAGATCTGTCGCACAGTGATCACTTCCTGGGGCATGTAGTACTCGTTGACATTGTCGATCAGTTCCAGGAAACTGTAGGATTCTTCATAGGCGTTCTGGCCGCGCTGGCGATACACGCCCAAGGTACGCTGATAAGCGGCTTCGTAGTGGGCGGGATCCAGTTCCAGATCGACGATGGCATCGCCTAGTTGCAGTTGTACATACTCGATCAACTGCTTTTTCAGCGGATCTAGACTGTCATTGAGGGGGTTCTGACCATTTGCCATATAAGGGCTCCTTGCCAAATATTTAGCAAGGAACCCTGCGCGATTACTGCTGATCCACGAATGCCCTGAGTTCGTTGGCTTTCCGGATCACATCTTGTGTGTCAGGAAAGTCGGGTAACTTAGGAAACTCGGTTTTCAGCGGTGATGCCAGTTTTTCGTTGTATTCGCGTTGCGAATAGAACTCTTGCATCATAGCATCGCGCTTTTGGTGCACCGGCGTGGTGAGGATTTCGTTGGCCAGTTTTAGGATTTCGAGACGTATCTCGTAAGGTGTTTTGCTCATGATATACTCCTTTCTGTGTGTGCGTGTGTAATACACGAGCAAAAGTACTTATTACCTTACCTTGAGAAGGATGATATTTTCATTGCCACGCCCGTTGAATCGAGTCTCAGTAGCCCGGATATCTTTGAACGCTTTGCGGGCCTGTGGTGCACCCCCGGCCATGATGGCCCGGATCTGCTCGGCTGGTTTCCTTAGAGTTTTCTGCACCGAGTTAGTGGTGTCAAAACCAACCAAGGCAGATCCTTTCACGGTAAATGTGCCGATGTGCGTGTCTGCTGTCACGTGGATCAGTTTGCGTTTCTTGGTATCGTATAACCATGCCTCTTGTGCATCTACCAACTGAGTCACTGAGACCGATTTCAACTTGAGTTCCTCGAACTCTTTCATGTATTTGAATCGTGCCGTGAGTTTTTCTGGACTCACAGGTTTCTTTTTGCGAGGCTTGCGTTCCACTTTCTTGATCTGTACATAAGAACCGCAGTCCGCGAGCACTTGCTCGGTGAACTTGATGAGATTCTTGATCTGGATCTTGCCAAAATTGCCATAGCCTTCGACCAATTCCGGGTCTTTGCCCGTGACCACTTGTTCCAGTTCGGCCAATCGCTGTTGCCATTGCTGCGAGATTTCTCCTACCAGTTGTGGTGCCACGTTCATTCCCCGCAGGACTACCATGGGTTTGTAGTCTGCTGACATCTTGGCTCCGGCCAAGATCATCTCGTCATACATGGCTTCGATCTCGCCTGCGGCCTCCGACATCTTTTCACGCAAGCGATCCTGGATCGTGGGTTTGACTACCGCTGGTTCATCTGCGGTTGCTATCACTTCTTTCACTGCTCGTACAGATTGGATGTGCGCGGCGATCTGTTCATCCAGTCTGACCTGCTCAGATTCCAAGAGATCTAGACCCATGAGATTCATACGGGCCAGCCATCCATAGACATTGGTGATGGTGCTCTCTGGTACACGGGCAAACTCCTTGGCTTCTCGCTGGCGGTCATTGCGGCTGAGCCAATCAATGATGAATTCCTTGACTTCTTTCTTGCTGTAGTGATATCCGTACCAATGGAACGCCGAGCCCAGTTGGCTGATGCGATTTTCACTGGTGGGTTGGGTGCGCCATTCGGGCTCACTGCCAGTGTATTTGGTATCAGGGCTACGGGGATTCAGTGGTTTGAGTGGTTTTACGGCAGTGGCGTTCATTGATGCTCCTTGTACATGAGTTTAGCCAACAAAATATGTGCTTCAAAATTTTTCAAGGCTTCTTCGGCTTGTTCTAACAGTTGATCAAATCTAGGACTCCCCCGACCACGTCGGCGACAATTGACCCATTCTCCATTGGCTTCCTGGAGTTTTTGATAGACAGAACGATGCATAACGAAAAACTCTCGGGCACCCAGGCGACTCCCAATGGAATTCCGATGTGCTTGATCCAAGCGATCATGCAAGCGTTGCCAATCTTCCAGGTTCATACAGTATTTTAGCACTATTGGATTTTTGGGTCAACCTACCCATAAATACAGCACTATGCCTAGACTTTCCATGTGGCGTCCAAATCGGACCAATGATTACCGTTTTTTCGACCGCACCATTTCCGAAATGTACACCGTGGGCGGACTGGATCTCTACGTACACAAATATCTAGGTCCGCGCACTGGCACAGGAGATTCGGCCGAATCGGGCAATTATGACCCCACACAGCCCAATTACACCTTTGAAGATCCGTTGTTTATACAAGATCTCTTGTTGGGGGAGAACCGTGATCGGGCTTACGATCCTGACATCTATCGCATGCGCGGTGTGTACAATGTGAGAGACATCGACTTTGATCTCACGCAGTTTGGCCTGTTCTTGAACAATGATACCCTGTTCATCACGTTCCACTACAACGACATGATCGACACCATACAGCGCAAACTCATGAGTGGTGATGTGTTGGAGGTGCCCAATCTGCGTGATCTCAATCCCTTGGACCCGGCTATTCCCCGGGCTTTGCCTAGATACTACGTGATACAGGATGCGGCTTTTGCATCAGAAGGATTCAGCCAGACTTGGTTGCCACATCTGTGGCGTGTGAAGGCCACACCGTTGGTCAACAGCCAGGAGTATCGAGAAATCCTAGACAAGCCCTTGATCACGGAAAATATCTGGGATCCTGGCCAGTTCTGGAGCCAAGGTACCATAGTAAACTCGGGCGACGATTACTATCAAGCTATCACAGATGTGCCTGTGGGCACAGACATCACGGATACCACCCGCTGGAGACCCATCACACCGCCCACTGTGGCCGATCAAAGCAGCAGCCGACCCAAGGATCTCGAGATCAATGATGCCATCTTGGCCGCAGCCGAACTAGAAGTTCCGCTCAGCGGCTATGACACAGTGAAGTTCTACATATTTCCCACCAACCCCGACGGCACACCGGCTGACCCCACTTCAATCACTGTGGATCAGACCTTGCCTACAGTTGATGCCAATGGTGTCAACACAGCAGATGCCGCTCAGACACCCAGGGCCGACGGTTATACCATGGGCTATCTCACCGGCGATGGCATCGCGCCCAACGGCTTGCCGGTAATTCCAGGCGTGAGTTTTCCGCCCAATCCTCGCGAAGGAGACTACTCACTACGCTTGGATTACTTCCCCAACCGACTGTTCCGTTTCAACGGACGCACTTGGATCAAGATCGAAGAAAACGTGCGCACCGATCTTACCAACGGTCCGGCCAACAATACCTTGCGCAGCAGTTTCGTCAATAATACATACACTGTGCCCACCACAGACCTGGGCAACATCCCCAGTCGTCAGAGCCTGAGCGAACTGCTGAAACCGCGTGCAGACAACGGCGACGATGGTGGGTTCAAAGATGCCAACCCCAGGCCCGGCACACAACCTGGTCAACCCAATCAAGAGTAAACATGGCCCAACAATTTTTTTACGACGACCAAATACGACGATTCCTCCTGCAGTTTGCTAGGATATTTTCCAACTTCCAGATCATGTATGGTGCACAGGGATCTGAAAATGAGACCCTGGTGCGTGTGCCCGTGAGATACGGTGACTGGAGCCGGCAGGCACAGACCGTGGCTGCTGAAAACTCTTCCAGTTTCATGCCGTCCACTCCACTGATCTCTTTCTACATCACCAACATGGAGTATGCCCGTGATCGCATGCAAGAACCGTATCATGTGAGCAAGGTACAGGTACGACAGCGCACCTATGACTCTGGCACCGATACCTACGAAACCACACAAGGCAATGCATTCACTATCGAGCGTCTCATGCCTGTGCCTTACAAACTTTCAGTCAACGCCGACATCTGGACCTCTAATACCAATCAGAAGTTCCAGCTGTTTGAGCAGATAGCCACACTGTTCAATCCCAGTCTGGAGATACAGAGCACCGACAACTATCTAGATTGGACCAGTCTTTCCGTAGTGGATCTGGACTCGGTGCGTTGGACCGATCGCACGATCCCAGCGGGCACAGAAAATCCCATCGATGTGATGAGCATGGGTTTCAGCATGCCTATCTGGATCTCTGCGCCGGCCAAGGTCAAGAAACTGGGTGTGGTTGAAAAAATCATCGCTTCTGTGTACGATGCGCAAGGTGATGCCAACGAAGCCATCACCAACTCAGATCTCTTGCTGGGCACGCGACAGAAGTTTACACCTTTCCGTTTCCAAACCTTGCTGATCGGCAACAAAGTACAGGTGCTCAAATACGATCAGACCATCAACACTCCCAATACCAGTATCGCGCCTCCAGAAAGCCCACCCAGCAATGAATTCTGGCAAGCAGTGATAGGCATGTATGGTACTTTGCGCCCAGGAATCAGCCAGATCAGATTTGACAATCAATGGCAGGATGAAGGTCCTCAGATCATCGGTACCGTGACCTACGATCCCACAGACGATCGATTCCTTTTGATCGATCTCGACGAGGATACCTTACCGCAAAACACCTTGCCTCCAGTGGATGCCATCATCAATCCTCTTACCTTCAATCCCAGCACGCAGAGCACACCCTTGACTGCTGGCACCAGATATCTCGTACTAGACGATCTAGGTCCTAACACCGCGGCCTGGGGCACGGGCATCTCGGCAGAAGCCAATGATATTATCGAGTATGACGGTCAATTCTGGAACGTGGCTTTTGTATCCGGCGAGGCCACTAACACGCAGTTCGTGACCAATCTTACCACTGGCTTGCAATATCGCTGGACTGGCACAGAATGGGTCAAGAGTTACGAAGGACTGTACCCCGGAGGCGAATGGAGCCTGGTACTGTGAACGCAGTGGGAGTTTGGTTCTACAGCCTGAATACCCAGAGATATCTCTATCTCATGCGCAATGATCCCAAGTATCCTGGATCCTGGGGCTTGCCCGGAGGCAAGGCACAGCCTGGAGAGAGCCTACTAGACGCTTTGCAGAGAGAATGCCAGGAAGAAATTGGTCAGTGGCCCGATTATGTGAGCCTAGCGCCATTGGAACAGTTTACTTCCGCAGATGATAGTTTTGTTTATCACACTTTTTTCTGCTGCGTGGGTCGAGAGTTCCAACCCTATCTCAACAATGAACATCTTGGTTATGCCTGGATTGATGCAATGACATGGCCTAGACCCATGCATCCAGGGCTATGGAACACAGTAAATCTAGATGCTGTCAGACACAAGATTGACGTGATAATCAATCGTGTTCAGATATCGCAGTAAGAGATAAATCTGCGATGCTCGATCTGTTCCACGTTGGGATGATCGAGCCAAGACTGTGGTAACGTGCCAATTCCGACAAAATAAAACTTGGTGGTATCATAGGTCTCTATCACGCGATCGATGTCAGAGACCCAATTGGCAGTGCCGCCCTGTGTATCAGCGTTGTACCCCAACAAGAAGATCTCATCATGCCCGTCAAACGCGGCCAAGTACAGATTCAGTGCCAAGTTATCCATGACCGGAAGATAAGGCACGATATAAAATCTTCCGGGATTTTCTAAGCACAATCTGGGAGATGTGTACACCGTAGACTTTTCATCATACTGCGATTTAGATATGCCGCGCACTTGTTTGATGTCGGTACTGACATAGAAATCCAGGGCCATGTCGGTCCAGATGTCTGCAGTTCCATAGGTCTGGAGTCTTTTTTTTCCTAGTAATCCTCCGCGATGTCTCTGCAGACGTTGGTGCCGGAATCTTTTTTCATCCACTCGGCCGCCGATCACAGCAGCACGGCCCGATATATGAAAATTCTTTATGGGGTTTGGTATCCATTCTCGCTGTTGAGTGGATTGTCCATCGGCTAAACGCACTTCGGTTAAAACGAATTCGCCATCATAGTCTTGGCGGAAGCGTTTTTCCATCACAACCGTCCAACAAGAATCTCGATCTGCCCTTCACTATCGCTGTCGTAATCTGCCAAGGCTTTACCAATCACCGATCCTGGCCGGAATTGATCCGCAGGTAAAGAAGTGGCCACTCCTGGCACTCGACTGCTACACAGGAGGTCGCCACGTTTGATTGATCCAATCACCCGGCAAGGTACACGACCTAGTAAAGCGACCTGTGCTACAGTATCGCCCGATGCTCCGCTGTTCATGATGAATGCAGGATCGGTAGATACCACTCCTGCGATCTTGGTAGACGCGAATCCAGTGGTTTCTGTGACTTCTCGACTGCCGCCAATTTCTAACACAGTGCCAGGCGGGTATGATTGATCGGCCTGATATTTTTCTGCCAAGTCAGCGTATTGTGCAGAAGTGGCCTTGGCAAACACTGTATTAAAAGTCAAATTACTCTGACCAATGTTGCCTACACCGTTACTGCCAGTTTTCACTATCTCTGGTGTGAACACATCCGCGGTGGCTATGACATTGGCTCCTTGTATGTTACCACTAGATGTTAAACTAGTAAGGGTTCCAACAGAAGTGATATTAGTTTGTGCTGCTGTAGTTAATGTGCCCGCGATCGAAGTACCACTCAAGTTGCCACCGGTAATATTTCCAGTGGCAGTGACGTAACCCGAGACATTGGCTCCGCTAGAACTCAGCAACTGTATAGTGCTACCACCTACATTAGCACGGATGTTGCCGTCGGTAGCGACAATCGTAATGCTAGATGTGCCATCAGTAATAGAGTTTGCCGAAAGGCTGCTGATAGCATTGTCAACATAGGCCACTGTGGCAATGTTTGAACCTCCGGTTGTAGCACCATCATGAACTCTGAGTGTTTTGTTTGTGGTATCAACTGTGATTTCAGCCAAAGCACCGGTAAATGCATCATTTTGTGCCGCAGTGCCTTTTCGATACGATATCTGGGTTGACATTTTTGTTTCCTTATTTGCTATTTATAAGCACTGTTTCATGTGACAACAGCACGGTCGGTGACTCTGCGCCAATTGGTGCCATCTGAAAACGCCATCACTGCGCCTCCGGTTTCGTTGCTGACATATACCATTTGTCCTTCCGGGAAGGCTGGAGGCAATGAAGCCACCGAATATGATGGAAAAACAATGAGATCTGGCTGCAATAGACCTGCTTGGACCAGCGATCCTAGATTTATTTCAACTGTTTCTTCCGCTGTGATCAATCCAAGATCTAGACTAGTAATCACCATCTCGTCTACATCCCCAAAATCAGCATCATCTGAAAATATAGCAGTTTCACTGGCTTCGGTGGCGGCACTGATAGGAGCAAGATTGGCTCCGTCATTTTGTAAAATTTGTAATGTACCACCGGTGTCTTTGAGTTGTAAGTTACCTAACTGGATAGTATTACCTGTCAGAAACAGATTACTCCAGCGATTGGTGGCATTGCCTAGACTATAGGTATTATCAGCGTCAGGAATTAAATTACTACCCACCGAAGTAGATACCGAAAGATTGCCGCCGGCGATGTTACCGGTGGCTGTCACATAACCTATGACATTGGCACCACCGGTACTGAACACTGCTACGTTGCTGGTGCCGCCTACTCCCACCGTGACATTGCCACCGGACGATACCACATTGACATTTGATGTGCCGTTTGATATAGAGTTGAGACTGATGCCCGTGACTCCAATGGTCACAGATTTGGCCGTGGCATTACCTGTGATAGCAATATTGTTGCCGGCAGTAAATGTAACTGCATCGCCTACCACATTGGCCAGCACTGCGGTGCCGTTGGCAAAAATATTACCAAAAGCGAACGCAGAATTCTGCTCGAATACCAGTGCAGTGGTGCCGATCACTATGGGATTGTTAGTGATCAGTTTCCATTGAGTGTCTTTGTAGACTGAACCTTCGGTGACCATCACGATCATACCGGCTTCAATCTCGCCATCTTCGTTGCCGTCAGAGGTGCGTACCCAGGTACCGTTTGATCCTGCTCCTACGGTCTGCACACGATACAGTCCATTTTGGCTGCCAGTAGTCTGTCCTGCTACTAGCACACGGTCACTGGCTAATAGGCTTATTCCGTCTACTGTGGCCGGAGCACCACCTGACAAAGTGATGTCAGCCAAGGTGATCACCCGCACTGCTTGCTTATAGTCTATGTCTGAAATCTGTTCTGCGCGGATCCGTGTTAAACCCATGTCGTCACCTTATTCACTCAATATTTAGCCAAAAAAACAGGGCACTGGGTGCCCTGTTGATTGATGCGGATAGTGTCTTAGAATCTACCAACTACCACTTCGATCACTCCGGTGTCACCGGCAAAATCTTCCAGAGCTTTGCCAATTACTGTGCCTACTGCAGCATCATTGTTGGTCATGGCCGATCCATCACCGGCGGAAACCATCAAGTCACCTTTGGTCACGGCGCCTTTCACACGGCAGGGCACGCGACCTTGCAGAGCCACGGGTACCACATGCTCTCCAGGTTGTGCGGCATTCATGAGATAACTAGGATTGGTAGATATCACACCGGCCACACGTCGATCGTTGGCATGGGCACAGACAGTGACTTCTTTGGTACCGCCAAAACATACCACTGTGCCTGGTTCGTAAGCAGCATCCGCTTCGTACATCTCGGCCAAGTCAGCGTATTGCGCAGAAGTGGCCTTAGCGAACACTGTGTTGAACACCGAAGTGCTGGAACCAATGTTGCCAACACCGTTGGATCCGGTCTTGGTTATGCTGCTCAGGCTTACCAGTCCAGCAGTGATCAGGTTACCGCCCGTGATGTTGCCGGTGGCGCTAATCAATCCAGCGGTTGTCAGATTGCCACCACTTACATTACCCGTGGCCACTACCTGAGCACCGGTGATCAGGTTGCCACCGGTGACGTTGCCGGTAGCAGTGATGTATCCAGCGACGTTCGCACCAGTAGCAGTTATCACACCAGTGGTGTTGCCTCCGGCGATCAACAGCACGTTGCCGTTGGCGCCAGCAAAACTCACATTAGATGTACCAGATTCAATGGCATCGCCCACCACCTCTACGTTGGCATCCAAGGTAGCAGGAGTGGTTCCATCCGGTCCAAAGAATCCAATGCTGTTGCCACCGGTATTCTTCATCACGATGTTACCCAGCGTGATTGAGTTACCAGCAAAGTATCCATCACGCCAGCGGAATGATGTTGAACCAAGATCGTACGTGACATTGGCTGTGGGTATGAGATTACCTTGAACCGTAAATGATGCTTCGGTAGCCGAACCTTCAAAGATCGCATTGCCAGACGCATTGCTGATACCAATCACCTGCTGTGTGGTGGTCAATATACGAGCATCAATCACGTCGGTCACTGCAGGCGCTTCTGTGAATGTCAGTACGTTGCCTGACACGGCATAGGCAGTGGTGGGTATCTGTACCACACCGTTGATAGAAACTATGGTGCCTGCTGTAGTTGAATCTTCGCTCAGCGTGAATTGTAGAGTTGATCCATCACCGTTAAATTCGTCTGCCACGATGATAGTGAATGTAGTACCGGCCGATGTCCAGGAGTCATTGTCATAGTATTCCAGACTATCGGAAGTGGTGTTGAATCGCAGCATGCCTGTGACACCGGTAGCAGGACGCTGGCTGATGTTACCCACAGGAACCATGATGGAATCAGTGGTGCCTACTTTCAATGCTGCACCTGTGGTGGCCGTGGCTGTACCAATCAGCACTGTGTCTGATCCTGCATCCACTATGAAAAGATTGGTTTCATTATCGCCACTCACGCGCAGATCGATGTCAGATCCTGCGGCATTGATAGTGATGATATTGCTGGCAAAATTGGTGATGTCGTTGCCGGTGATGCGTATGTTGCCAAGATCTGCCGCACCAGTGGTGATCAAATTGCCACCGGTGATGTTGCCTGTAGCTGCTACCTGACCTGCTGTGGTCAAGTTGCCACCAACCACGTTGCCTGTGGCTGTAACGGTAGTACCTGCTGTAACGGCTGCTGTGGCATTGACATTGCCACCATCTACATTGCCAGTGGCTACCACGGTGCCAGCCGTATTGAGATTACCGCCGGTTACATTGCCCGTAGCTACCACTTGTCCTGCTGTGTTGATATTTCCACCGGTAACATTACCTGTAGCGTCCACTGCACCGGCTGTGGTCAAGTTGCCACCAACCACGTTGCCTGTGGCTGTGACGGTAGTACCTGCTGTAACGGCTGCTGTGGCATTGACATTGCCACCATCGATGTTACCACTTGCTGTGATCGTGACGCCTGTGACAGCAGCATTGGAGTTCACATTGCCAGCCAACACATTACCACTGGCAGTTAACGTTGCTGTAGAAACATCGTTGGTTATGACTGCGTTGTTACCTTCAAGATTTCCAGAAGCGGTGATGGTCACACCGGTCACTGCTGCGTTTGAATTTACGTTACCTGCGAGTACGTTTCCAGAAGCAGTGACAGTGGCAGCCGACACATCATTGGTTATGACTGCATTATTGCCCTCTAAATTACCCGAAGCAGTGATAGTGATGCCTGTGACAGCGGCATTGGAGTTCACATTGCCTGCTAGAACATTACCAGACGCTGTAACTGTCGTAGCACTCAATAATCCATTACCTGTCAGCGTAAGGCTATTACCTGTGGCATCGCCAATATTTGGTGTTGTTAGATTGGCGCCGGCTTTAACGATGATGTTACCACCGCCATCAAATGCAGTAGTGTCGTTGTCAACTTTGGCAGAAAATACTGTACCGTTGAGAACCAAACCAGCCTGTGTGTTGGCCGAGTAGACCTGGCTGGCCGAGAACTGTGTGAACACGATGTTGGCCACACCAAAGATGAAAGGCCCTGGCGGTTCGGTTTTCACATAACTTTCGCCGGCACCGGTATCACCAAATTTCACATAGAAATAAGAGCCTTGGTCTAATCCGGTACTGGTATCAGGTTCGTAAGTATCGGCATCACTGCTCCGTGTCAGTATCCATGGTGCTGAAACATTACCTGTGTCTGTGACATCATACACGCCGTTTTGGATAGCACTACTCTGATTATAAACTAGAACCCGATTTCCAGCACTGACTGAAAATCCATCCACGATAAGAGCACCGTTGGTTGTGGCTGTGAGAGTAGCACCTATACCGGAGTTTACACGCACCGACTCTGTTAGTCCAGATCCAGATGTGATGTTGGATACTGGCTCGCCGTTGTACTGAGTAGACAGAACCGCAGCCGAAGTATTAGGCGTGGATACCACAAAATAGGCTAGATTGCCTACTACGCCGTTGAAAGAATTGTCAAACCACAACTGATCATTGACCTGCAGATTGGCTGCAGAAGTGAATACCACGGTGTTGCCTGCTATAGTCTCATTGACCGTAAACGTATTTCCACCGTTGGCATAGGTAGCAGAAGGCAGAGCACTGGGAGTTTCAACATCAACCGGGGTGTGGATATGGATACCAGATGATACTGCATCATCTACATATTGTTTGGTAGCAGCATCTTGCGCCGAAACTGGATCTGCCACTGAGTTGATATAGCGACCGCTCATTATCAAATTGCCAGTGAGATTCATGTCCACACTGGTAGCAGTGATCACTATGTCTGTGCCAACAATGCTGTTGGTATTGATGTTGGCTCCACTGACATTACCACTGGCAGTCAAAGTTGTTGTAGAAATATCATTGGTTATGACTGCGTTGTTGCCTTCAAGATTACCACTTGCTGTGATCGTGACGCCTGTGACAGCAGCATTGGAGTTCACATTGCCTGCCAGTACATTGCCGCTTGCAGATATCGTAGCAGCCGACACATCATTGGTTATCACTGCATTATTGCCTTCAAGATTACCACTTGCTGTGATCGTGACGCCTGTGACAGCAGCATTGGAGTTCACATTGCCTGCCAGTACATTGCCGCTTGCAGATATCGTAGCAGCCGACACATCATTGGTTATCACTGCATTATTGCCTTCAAGATTACCAGAAGCAGTGATAGTGATGCCTGTGACAGCAGCATTGGAGTTCACATTGCCGGCTAGTACATTGCCACTTGCTGTAACAGTAGCAGTGCTGACGTCGTTGGTTATGACTGCATTATTGCCTTCAAGATTACCAGAAGCAGTGATGGTCACACCGGTTACAGCAGCATTGGAATTTACATTGCCTGCCAGTACATTGCCACTTGCTGTGACAGTAGCAGCCGACACATCATTGGTTATGACTGCGTTGCCGCCTTCCAAGTTACCCGAAGCAGTGATGGTCACACCGGTCACTGCTGCGTTTGAATTTACATTGCCTGCCAATACATTACCACTTGCGGTAATGGTAGCAGCTGACACATCATTGGTTATGACTGCGTTGCCGCCTACCAGATTGCCGGATGCGGTGATGGTTACCGCATCAACTGCCGCATCAGAGATAAGATTGCCACCGGTGATGTTGCCGGTGACATCCACGTTGCCCAGGATTGATCCGTTGAATGTAAGGTTGCCCGTGATATTAGCATTGGCCGCAGTGAGATCTAGGAATCGTACACTGGCATAACTGTTGATAGTGATGACAGTGTTGGTGACTTCGCTGGTGGTGAATACCGCGGCAAATTGATCTTCGCTTTCGTCCCAGACCCAGGCGATGTTGTCTTCGGTGCCGCGCTTGCCAATAAAACCAATGTCCAGTGCTGGAGATCCGGTCTGTTCTTTGGCCAGCAGGATCAGCGGATCTTCTACCACCAAGTTTATGGTATCGATCGCAGTGGTGTTGCCCTGTACCGTGAGATTTCCTGTTACCGTGAGGTCGGAACCATAGGTAAGATTATTCTGGATTTTGCCTGCAGTGATGGTATAATCTTGCAGCTTGACTGCAGCGTTGACACCAAGATACACATTGCCCGCCTGGGCATCTGTGATCTGATTGTTGTTGATCCTGGTAATCGCCATTGTTTTTTCTCCAGCTTTCCGCTAACTGGATTATTTACCAATGATCACGTTTTTGAAGCGGCAGTTATGTGGTTATATTACCGCCCAGATTCACTATCTTCCAGGCATCAAAACTGTAGACGGCCAGGCAAGGATTGCCGCTGTCGCCGTTGGTGACATAGATCACCTGGCCGCTGGCCACATTGGCCAGGCCATTGGCTTCGGTCACGGTATATGTGGGCAGTTGCACGCTTTGCACCGTGGCCAGATTGGCCACACCAGACGGATCCACTTCAATCTTGTTCTGACCGGAATCATTGCTGATGGCCGACACTATGCTGAGTTCGGCAATAAATCTCACATCAATGATGTCGCTGATCTGTGGTGCTTCGGCAAAAGTGATCACGTTGCCTGTGACAGTATAGGCTGCGCCTGGTCTCTGCACCGTGCCGTTGGTGCTGACGATCACTGCATTGGCCGTGGTAGTTTGATTCAGTGCAAACACCGCGGTGCTGCCATCTCCTGTGAGAGTCTGATCTGATATCACTGCGAGATCTTCTCCTACACCTTCCCATTCTGCACCATCATACACTTCCACGATGCCAAGGTTGGTGTTCCATCTGATAGTTCCTGTCAACGGACTTGCAGGTCTTGCAGCGGTATCGCCCACTGGCAGAACCAAGCCGCTGGTGGCATCAATGATCACCAAGCTATTGCCTGAGGGTTCCAGCGTGATATTGCCCGGATCTATAGTGGGAGAAATCGTGGTGTTGCTCACAGAAAGATTGCCAATGGTCACTGTGCCGTTACCAAAGATATTGTTGGCAGTGATATTGCCGATCACAGTGAGATCTGCTCCGTCCCAGGAGAGATTGGCATCAGTCACTGCCAACTGATTGCTGTCAGCATAAAAGATACCGTTGGCCGTGGACGAGGTGACGCGCACATTGGCTGCATTGGCTGTTCCTGCTACTGTAAAATCGTCACCGGGTGCAGAGGTCAGCACGCCCACACGACTGTTAGTCACATCGATAAACAGCACATTGCCTTGGATGGCCAGATTTGCTCCTCGCTGGAGATTGTCCGCTAGGATATTGCCGGAGATTTTGTTTATGGCCATCTGGTGTCCTTTACCAGATATTTATGGTTAGGAACTGCTGTGTATCACTGAGATTGGTTCGCCATCGGGCGGAGCCGAAGTGAAGGTGATAGTCACTGTGCCGTTCACGGTGTAGGCAGTGGTAGGATCCTGATAGATCGACCCCACAAACACGATGATCTGCTGCGTGGAACTTTCCGCGATGCTCATGTTGAAACTGACAGTGCTGCCATCACCGGTAAATGAATCCACGGTATAATTGATAGATCCGGCCTGACTCAGTTCAACAAACTGAGTGCCATTGAAATACTCAGGGGCTGCAAGATCAGTGTTGTAGCGTATCAGCCCAAAGGTAGGAGCAGCTGGACGCGTGGCTGAACCACCTGCGGGCAGTACTACCCCAGACGATCCTGACTCCAGTTCGCGATTTTTTACCCAGTTGCCCATTACACCGAGATCGAGCTCACGGTCACTGCGATGACATTGGCCACGTTGGCCTCTACATCAATGAAATCATTGTTGTCTAAAATCAGTTTTTCCGTAGAAATCACATAGGTATCGCCGGTTCCGGTGTTGCCTGCAGTGATCAGTAATTGATTGTAGATCAGACTGCTGTCTCCGGGTCCAGAACTGTCAGAACTGTCCACGCAGTATACATTGACCACTGCGTCTTGGTCGCCGGTGTTGCAGATATACATAACAGTGATGGCTTGCTGGCCAGCCGCTGTGAACACTGTCACTGGTTCAGTTGAGTTGATAAAAGTGTTGGTTATAGCCATTGTTGATCCTTAAAATATGATTCCAAAAACGATGGCTTTGGTCTTGCTGACCAGCTCATCTTCCACTGTGACGCTTTTGACATAGAGCCCAGTACCACCCGAACCTTCCGCATTGTGATACAAGGCCACTGCATTGGCCGTGGCTGCTGGAGCCGAAGCGATGTTACCAAAAACCTGATGACCTTGCAGTGTAACACGACTTGTGGCCTTGTCAAACGACAGATTGGTGTTGCCGCCAAAAGATCCAGAATCGTTGAACTGAATCGTGGTATTGGCACCACCAGGCGTGACTGCTGCTCCAGTGGCTATGGGTGTCCAAGTTCCGGTAAGGCCGGTGGCATCTGTGCCGGTGCTGAGTTGCCACTCGCCCGCGGTGGCATCGTATCTTATGCCAGCGAAGGTACTGGCTGTTTCGTGAGTGAGCACACCGGAATTGGAAGCATAACTGCCGGTGTTAGATGCGTTGAGCACGATGAAAGGATCTTTGACATTGAGCTCATCTACGTTGATATAGGTTAGATTTCCTACCACATCGAGATTGCCGTTGATCACCATGGTATTGGTATTCACGACAACGTCATCGGGCGGGTTAACAGTGGTGATCACATAATCACCATCGATTCTCTTGTAGGTGGCCATCTATAGATCCTTTGGTGTATTTATTCTGGCCACGAAGTCTGTAAAGTCAAGTTTTTGAAAGTTTGGTTGTGCCAAAAATTCCGGAATGTCAGCAGTGGTTGCGCCTATCACACGGATGAACCGCATCTGTGGGTGATCGCGCATTACGGTCACTAACTGCCGTACCCAGTTGCCCGTGAAGGTAGGAAGGCTTCCAATTTTTTTATAGTGCTGGGTATCTGCATACACATTGTTAAATTGTCCTTGCTCATTGGGTCCCATGTCAAACCCCAGCAAGTAGACGGGATTGTTGTGATCCTGTGCTGCGATGGCCACAGCTATAGGACCCGAACTGAATCCAAAATATGGTTTAGGCACCGGGTGTGCACCAAGATTGGCCATAGGGCGCCGGGTATAGAATCTGTTGCGGGCGCTGTATCCACTTTCCTGTATTTCCGTAGCTATGGGGCGATCAGTAGCCACTAGAGCCGTGACGGTGTGTGTGCGATACAAGGCGTTGCACCCATATACAGGACCCAGATCTTGCAAACGATCAACATCTATAGTGGCACGGCTCACGCCATTGCCCAGTACAAAAGCAGCCATAAAAAATCCTCCCTGTATGTAGCAGGGAGGATCCAGAGCTGGCAGAGATTACGATGTGTAGTTTTCTGCGATGGCCAGGGCCACGGTCTGTCCAATGGTACCAGATTTGATCTCTGTACCTTCGTCTGTGAAGAAGTTCACAAGATAGCGCACCGGCGGTGTAGAATAGTCCAGAGCAAACTTGTTGGTGAGCTTTGACACCAGGATGTCTGTGGAGTCACCGTTGAAGATAGCAATGTTCATGTTGCCCTGTGTGAGCGCGCCTGTGGCTTCGTTGGCCAAGGTGCACACACCCACTTCAAACGCTGTGCCAGTGCCTGCTCCCACAGCTCGGCAAGTGAAGATGTCGCCGGCCGAAGGATTTACACCAGCGCCAGAAGATACCCAATCTGTGGTGCCCACAGTGGCTATGATGTAGGTGCGTCCTACTACCATATCTTCATCGTTAACGCTTGTAGTGTCAGCTACCAGATACTGCTTGCTGCCTTTTTGTGTGATGATGAAACCAGGGGCTTCAGCGGAACCTGGGCCACCAGAGGGCAGGAATACCTGCACCCTAAGCACAGGATTGGCCGATGTGGCTACGGATCCACCGCCGATGGCATTGGCACCGCCCACTACGCCAATGAACTGGCTAGTGTTCAGTGTTTCTGGATAAACTGGTGACTCCAGTTGACCCAGCACAGGAAAACCAATGTCTTTGGTTGTGGTTTTTTTGATCTTGAGAGGACGTCCCATTTGTTTTCTCCTATAAAGAAGTCCGATCGGAGTTCTAGTCCGTACGCGGTGGGGTTTAATCTCCGCATAAGACACAGATCGTGTCAACAGATATTTAGTCGATCTGCCAGGATTTTGAGTAGGTGTAGACCCAAGCGGGCCGGGCAGTGCTGTTGCTGACGAACAGACGGTTTGAATTATCAGTGCGCACGGTATGACGACATCTGCAGAAAAATTCATGCGTGCTGAAAGTGTCCAGCGCACCACCCGACACGGCCGCACCCTGGATGCGATAAGTTACCAGAGGTGTGGTGGCTAGGCTCAAGAGATAAGGATCCATCGTGCGGCTACCTTGATCAGTTTCAGTGGCGCCCGTGTATTCCACGCCAATGCTTTCATAACTGTTGGAGTTGGGTCGACGAGTGACCTGCCACTGTCCTCTGACTTCGATGCGGCATCGATCTGCGCCGTAAGTGACGCCAGTGCTGGGATCAGTGTAGGCTGTGAGAGAGTTACCAATGTCGGCGATGGTCCAATTTTGAGCACGCACCGCCAGTGTCCCGGATTCCGTGGGTGCGGGATGATAAAGACTGACCCCAAAGGTAGCACCATCATTGTATCCTGCTTGGCTAAAGCGCCAAAGACCTGATTCTGTAGTCTCTAGACCGGTGCTGACCGTGAGTTCAGACTGACCCGAGAAGGGAGTGATGAAAGTGGGCATCCAGTATTTACCGCGGGGTCAGTGGTCAAACCGATCACGGTCCTCGGCTTCGCTGTGCGTGATCACTTCCTGGATGAGTTCTTCTGTGGTCCAACCAGAATTTGAAAGCGTAGCAATCGCATCAACAAATAGAGTGAATACCGCCGCAGTGTAATCAAAATCCACTTCCTGGCCTTCTAGTGCATAGAGTTGTTCCAGTGCCGCACGGGCGCGTTCGGTGCTTTTATTGATGCTGAATGTGTAGATGGTGCCGTCTTCCAGCACTTCGGTACAGCGATCTGGATCTGTGTTCATGACGTTCCTTTCAGGGTTCGACAGTTGGTGCCGTGCCAGCGGGGGTAGGTGTTGACAGCGATCATTTTCTGGCAGTGGGGGCAGAGCTGTTTGGGTTTGACCTTGCCCTTATTGGCTTCAGCACGCCGCGCTTTTTCTTCGTCGGTCTGTTTACGACCACGTATGCGGTCTCCGATCTTCTGGCGTGTTGATTCTAAAACTTCTACACCCCAACGATTATTCTTTTCTCTAGTCTTGCTTTTAGACATGTTAGCAAGCCATTCTTCACTGAATGGTGCTCGCTTTTTACCTTTTTTGCTGTTGGTGATTTTTTGTCTTGCTTCTTCCTGCTTGGCTCCATTGTTTTCGCCGAGTATGGCTTCTCGTTGGCGCTGTTTGCCCTCTTCGCTGCGAAAGAACTTATCACCATACATTGGATTATTTTCACCTCGAACTTTTTCACTTTGTAATTTTGAGTATTCTAACTTGATGCTTTCATATACACGAGAGGTAATTTTTGTTTTGTATCTTTTTTGTCCGGGATTGTCAGCTCTCATCATACGGAGAGCATTCAGCATCTTATAATGGTCTTCTCCTGTAGTCATTTTAATCAACAACCAATGGCAGATAAAATGCTCTCGGGGTGTGATAAATGCGATGTTTTCTTTGTCATCTGTACCACCAAGACTGCGTGGTTTAATATGGTGTCGTTCAAAAGGTGGTTCAAGGACCCTGTCTTTAGCCCGATCTATAATTTGATTGTACCATTTGGTGTATTTGTTCATAGTGTTATTTATGTAAGTTAGCACGAAATAACAATTTAGTCAACAAAAAACCCACCGAGGTGGGTTTTTTGATTTGGTCCAACAAGTTCTCGGTTTAGGAGAATGACAAATTGCTTACGGCTATCTCCCCGACATAGTCGCCGGCGTTGCCGAACGAACTCGCGGTGTTTGTCAATTCTATGTAGCCATACCTCGTCATAAAGCTGACCACTGGTTCGAACGTTGTGGGATCCAGCACAACACCAGAACTCATCAAAGGAATGTAAGGGCAGTAGAACGCAGCAGCGTCAGCCTCTGACGAACCTTTGTAGCCAACCAGCACAGGTGTGCTATCGCTGGCATAAGAGTCAACGAACACACGCATCGCGCCGTTCAGTGTACCAACAAACTTGGTGTTGGTGGGTGCTTCGAACGTACCTTCTGTGGTACGAGCAAAAGCGGATGTTGTTGCGGACTGGAGCACAGTCAACGAAGCAGGCGAAACAACTGCCCAGTTACCAGCACCGCGACGTGTGCGCTGTGCGATCAGGTTAGCAACACGGTTGATCAGAACTGCCAGGGCGGCATGCTCGTCACCAACGAATGTGGCTGTACCAGAAACGGTAGCTTGGTTGTATGTGAACTCGGTCTGGGCCAAGCTGCGGAGGCTCAAGAGGATCTCTTGATCGATCTCAGCAGTGATTTCTTGGGCCAGGGCTGCCATGATTTCGGCCTCAACGTCAATGCCATGCATGGCTTGTGCGTCTTGAGCGGCTTCAAATGTCCAGCGAGCCTGGAGTTTACGTGTTTTTGCTTCCACAGCCTGCTTCAGGATCTGTACGGAGATCTGACGACCGCCAGTACCTTCCATGATAGCAGTGTCAGCACCAGTGTAACGGCTCTGGGTGGTTCCAACTGTACCAGAAGTCACAGAACTAGCAGACGAGTACGCTGTAGCGATCTTGAATGGGCTCAGTGCTTCTTCACCTGCTGTGGTGCTTGTGGCAGCAGCAGAGTTGTCAGTCATGTTGTTGGCATAACGCACACGCAGGGTGTGGATCTGACCAACGGGACCTGTCATGGGCTGCACACCGACGATTTCGTTGGCGATAACAGTGGGCATGACACGTCGGATCACTGGCAGGATCACGCGGTTGAGTGTAGCGATGTTGCCGCTAACAGTTGATCCAGCACTGGCGTTCTCTTTGAGGTACTTGCGAGTGTTTTCCAGGATCACATTCATGGAGTTGCGACGGTTGCCTTTGAGGCCTTCAAGGAGGGCTTCTTTGGTTTCGTCCCAACGGCTTTCTAACAGTTCTTGTGACATTTAAGTCTCCTTATGTTGCTGTTATAGACCTGCCAGGCGCTTGATGTCGATCACGTTGGAACGGTCTTCTTCTTGCGGCTTGACGGTTTTATCACCAGTTACTACGCTTACAGACTCAGCGATCACTTGACGGGCTTTCGCTGTTTTGCCTTCGGCTAGCACTGCTGGTAGATACTTCTCAAAAGCGTTTTTCAGACGTGCTGTCTGTACGCTTTCCAAGAGATTCTTCATGATCTCGCGCTTGTCCTCATTGAGGGGCGCTAGGAGTTCTTCCATCGTGTTGGCACGCTGGTTGTTCTCGCGGATCTGACGGATCTCACGCTCTTTGGATTCAACGAGTACTGCTTTTTCCTCGGCGACCCGGGTGGCTTCTGCCAACTGCTGATTTTTAGCCTCGATGGCCTGGCGCAGTTTGCGGACTTCGGCGTTTTCATTGAGATGAGTAGCGCCAAATTCTGCTGCGTAGGCTTCGAAAATACGACGACCAAAATTGTTCTCGCGAGCGATCTTGATGTCTTCATGCAGTTGTGAGAGTTCGGCCTTGAGATGCTTGCTAACAGATTGGGTCATCTTGACAGCAGACTCTTTGACGAATCTGGCTTTCAATGACTCGAGTTTGCCACGGGCTTCGCTGACCAGGCGTACTTTGGTTTCCACCAAATCACGTTTGTCCTGAGCAAATTCCATGATCTCTTCAGCAAGAGCACGTACAACAAATTTTTCCAATTTCTGGAGTCCTTCGTTGTGCTGCTTGCGATCTCGGCGCAGTTCGCCAATCTCTTCAGCAAGTTTGGTCACCATGAAGTCGTTGAACTTCGTGGCAGACTCTTTCATCTTGCCTTGGAACTTGACTCGATCTTCGGCCAGGGCTTGCCGTTCGGCAGCCACAGCAGAGATTTCTGCGTTGAGACCTTCTGTTACCATGCGATCCAGGGCTTCCACCATTACTGATTTGTCATGCTCATAGCGTTGTGCAAACTCTTCACGGAGTTCTGCACGCACCTGTTCACGAGCTTCGGTCATCTTGGCTTCCCAAGCTTCCGAGATCTCCTTGCGGGTATCCTCGTTGATCAGATCGCTATCTAGTAGTGGTTTGAGTGCATCTAACATGCGTTTCTCCTAGATTTTGAGATCTTTGATGAGTTTCATTACTTCACTCTTCAAGTATCTCTGTACTTTGTTGTCTCCCCCAGCTTCCTTGGCCATTTCAAAAACTTTATGACCATATTTCATGTTCATAAGACTTTCGTAAATTGCTTTGGGATATGCGTTGGGCGCACTGGGTTGGGCAACAACATCGACAGTGACTATTTCAAAGTCACTGACATGTCCGTTAGCCTCGTTAACGTTTCCGCTACCGCGGCTTGAAACTCCTAATTTTACACCTGATTCCAACATGGTCTTGACCAGTTGACCCATGGGTGTGGGCAGAATCTTTAATTTTCCAAAACCGTTAGGGCCATCCATCCACATTTCTGTGATCATATGGCTCACACGGTCAAGATTGACTTTGAGATCATCGGGATGATCTACTTCACCAAGCACAGAGTATCCCGACGTGATCTGTTCGTTCAGTGTTTTCACAGCACGCTCGATCTCGTTCACAGGATACACACGCTCATTGGCATTCTTGACACCACCTTGGATGCAGATGCCTTTCATGTAGAGATCCTTACCTTCGGTGCCTTCCACCACTATGCGGGCAGCATCAAAAGTAAGGTTTTCTCTGAGGTAAAGAGCCATTTACCTGTGGTCCTTATTGGCCGGGCAGGGGTGATTTGACATTCACGCCGGTGGCCTGAGCCAAGTGAGGTTTTGTAGCAGGTTTCACATCGGGCTGCATGGTCATGTTCATATCTTGTGCTTTGGGCGCAGGACGACCTTTGGCTTCTCCGCCTTGATCAAGATTTGTGGGCTTGGCCACAGCACCGCGTGCACCTGAATCCACTGCGTACACGGCTTTCTTGTTCACGGAACCTTCTTCTGCAGTGACGGGCTTGGGAGCAGCTTTGAGTTCCACTGCTTCTTCCATGCTCATTTTCATGCCGTGCATGCCTTCGGTTTCCATTTCGTCGTCTACCACTTCTTCGGCATCCATGTCAGGCGTGTCCATGTCCATGTCTACTTCCATGTCCATTTCATCTTCGCCTTTGTCGTCGCCCATCAGGGATTCAAATTCAGCCATGAGTTCGTCGAGTTTGTCTTCGAGATCGACTACGCGATCTTCCAGTTCCTCGTTACTGCCTATGTCCTCGTGATGGTCATCTTCGTCGTCGCCTTCGAAAGAAAGACCTTCTTCTTCCACTTCAATGTCGTCGATGAGGTCATCTGCTTGGTCGCCGCCCAGTTCGTCCATGGCTTCGTGCATTTTGCGCTCTTTGCGATCACGCTTGTCATCGTACTCGATGTCTTTGGTGACTTTACGGCCGGCTTTTTCAGCCTTCTCGTCTTCTTGATCAGTAGACTCGGCTTCTTCGATGGTTTCTTCTTCCATCATCTCTTCATAGATCTGACGGCTTTTTTCCACAACGATGTCGTGAAAAAGCTCGCGGGCTTTTGCCTCTTCGTCATTGATCACATATTCGATCAGTTGTTCAAATTTGTTCATGAGTTCCTCCAAAGTAATGGCTCTGTTGAATATTTACACAGATGGAGGAAAACTGGGTGTTTTAAGGTAGATTATTGGCAATTATGACAGGATCTTGACAGGATCCTGTCAAAAATCACACAACGGGTTGCGCAGGAGGAGAGTATTGTTGCTGTATGCGCTTGATTTTTTCCCGAAATTCGTAGGTTCTCACATCGTTCATCTTACGAAGTTTATTGAGTTGTCGCAGGGTGAGTTTGGTCTTGCGGAGATCACCCAGGCGTGGTTGTGTGTTATCCTGCGCCACATCTTGATAGGCACTAGGTTCGCGCTGATAGAGTTCGTTCAGGATCATGCAGTATTTATACTGTGGGTGCTGCGCCCACAGCCGGTGGTGCTGCGCCAGCTGCGGGTTGTTGACCTGGTGCAGCACCAGGTTCTCCAGCAGCGCCTACTTCAGTGCCGCCAGCTAATTCCTGTCCCATGGTGATGTCGGCTTCGAGATCACCGGGAATCACGCCCACGGATCGTAGGTCTTGTCCGGTAGCGCTGGGTGCGTCAGGTTTGCTGCGTTCTTCATGCCAGGCCTGTTCATTTTCCACAATTTCATCTTCTGTGAGTCCTAGATAGCGTTTGAGCAAGAACCGCTTGGAGAGATAAGGCACTTGCTCCAGTTGTGTGAATGTGCTTACGCGGCTGGTATCCAGTTCGGCTTCGCGATAACTGGCGAAGTTCTGGGGAGGATTGAACTGGATGTTGAACAGGCCAGAGTCGATGTTGAAACCTCTCCAGCGCAGGAACATCTTGAATTCGTCGTCCAGTTTCTGTATGATCAGTCGCTGCAAGCGTTCGCAGTACTGATTGAAGCGATATTCCTGGATCAGCGCTGTGCCCACACGACCATCATTGAGCGGACGATCTGAATCGTCAGGACCGGTGGGCAAGTACGAACTGGGCACACGCAATCCACGACACATTTTGTTGTTGAAGTATTTGAGATCGTCAATCTCACCAAGATTTGAACCACCCGGAAGTGTTTCCACAGAGGATCCGCGGCCGTCCGCGGTCTGGGGAAAGTAGTAGTCTTCGTTGATAGAGAGCGGATTGTAACTGCTGTCCATCATGTGTCTGCCATCCGAACCACCGCTGTGTGTGGGTATGCGGCGCTGATGTATTTCGTTTTTTACCCGTTCAACAAAGGCCATGGCCATGTGCGACGGCATGTTACCCACATCGATCTTGAAGATCCTGCGCTCTGGAGCGCGGGCCACACGATAGATCAGCACGGAATCTTCCAAGAGTTCTTTCTGTTTGAACACCCGGTAGATGGTTTCCAGCACGCTCTGTCCAAAAGGCCAGTAGTAATCCAGTCCTTCGGTGAGACTGAGGTGCACGATGTGCTTGGCGTCTAACACTGCTTCGTTCATGGCAGCAGAAAATCTGTTGCCCGCTGCACCTTGACCGCCGGCCCCGGCGTTGGGTACGTTGTAGGTATACGGGGTAGTCACACCAGATGCCGGAGGATTGGCCTGATAATCTGTGGTGGTTTTGGCCGCGATAGTGAGATTCTGGAAATTGGGGTTGATGTCGCGGATCACGTATTGCTCTGGACGCTTGCCTTCCGACTCGTTGACAATCACACGGGCCACTTTGGTCATGTCTACCCAATACATCTCAAATGTTTCTGGATCGCGAACAAATACCTGATCACCATACTTGATGGTATTGCGGAAGATCTTGAAGATGCGCTGATCCAGTTTGTTGAGTTTGACCCATTGCTGTAACTGTTTCTTGATGATTTCTACTTCGTTGTCCGTGGGTTGATCCACATACTGCACGCAAAAAGGCACCGGTTCGTTGGGTGTGGGTTGCGTGGCAAACTCCGCGATGATATCCAGACAGGCATTGACTTCGGAATCCATGTCCATCTGCTCGTATTGGTTATAGCGTTCTATGCGATTGGGATGGCCGGTGTACACTTCGGGCAGACGGCTGGCATAGTTGCGATAGACCACATCTGCATGTCCTTGCAGAGGATCTCTACCATCGTTACGCCCGTATCCAGGCAGGCCGTCGCTGCCACGACCGCTGAGTGGGCTGAGTTGCCCACCGGTGTTTGCCACTTTGAAATATTTTTTCCACCCAGCCATACGGATCCTTGATATGAGCAGTATTTACCGCTAGCTGCCGGTGCGCTGTAACATCTGCCGGCTCATCGCATTTTGTTGCTGTTGGAGATCCCTCAAATCCATCATCAATTTCTGCATGTTTTCGCCTTCGGTAGCACCACCCTGACTCTTTATCAGTTCCTGCATGGCTGCCTGGAACTCTTTCAACGTGGTTTGCAGGGCTTCGTTGAGAGGTTTACCGCTTTCTACCAAATCAGCCACTCGATTGGTGATGTCATCTCTGGCCATGCCACCGGCTATGGCCGAACCAAAATCTGCACCCATCATGCTGACATTGGTACTGATACCACTTTTGTTGATCATGAGTTTGGATTCAAGATCACCAAGGCCCAGCCTTTGCATGATCATATCAGTGAGCTTGCGATCAGTGAACAAGTTGCCGGTGTATTGTCCTCCTTGTTGCATTGTACCATGGGATCCAATGCCGCCTAAGAATATCTCTTTGTCTAATTTGACTGGTATGCTCTTGCCGTCGGGCAGTGGAACCACTGCTTCCGGGCCTGCTTCACCAGCGATACTGGGTCCCTGCGTGATGCCTCCTTTGGCAAGGGCCTGCACATGGAAATGTCCACCGGTGCTACCTCTGCTGGGATTGTTATACTCGTCGATAGCCTTTACTGCACCCATGGCCATGAGATTTTTAACGATCTGTTCGCCTTGTTCTTTGGTAGGCCGCGAAGACAGGGTAAAATCAAAGGCCGCGCCTTTGGTGTGTGTGCTGGAAGGAGCGTTTTCCTGATGGAAGCGATCATTGAAGCCGGAGAAGTAGTTGAAACCTTGGATGCTGCTCTGAACTGCCTGTGCCAGTTGCAGGGTTTTGGGATCCACTGTAGCACCTTCGGCCTGCACATCTCCGGTCTTGATCCTGAGTCCCATGCGCTCAAGATCCTGCTGAGATGTTTGGCCACCTGCTGCAGGTGCTGCTGTGCCACCGCCAAAGAAACGTTTGATGGTACCAATCACACCCCCGCCGCCGGGCATGGCACCGCCGGCTGTTTCGCCCGGCAAGGCCCCGGTGGCGGCTTCCGGAATGCCAGCCAGAGCCTGCAGGGCACGTGTGGCTGGATTCACACCTAGGGACACAAAGGTCTGCAGGCTGTCTCTGGCATTCATCTGGCTGGTACGCAGATCTACCTGTGCTTTCACCGCTGGATCCGCTTCGTTGACCTGTTTCACAAGCTCGCCAGTGAGCTTGTCTCGCATCCGGCCTTCTTTGTCCAGGCGACGATTGGACAGATTCATGTTTTCGGCTAGATTGCCAAACACTCCGGGCAGGTCAGTCTGGGCTGCCACTTCCAGGAATCTTTCGGTGCCGGTGCCGGTGGCAGCGGCCAAATCATTGAACAGGCCTACGTAGTCTTCGCCACGCAAGGCACGCTGCGCTATGTCTTGTATGCGTCCTCCGGTGGCCTGCATGGCTTCAGCGGCAGCATCGCTGGTCACGGCTCCGCCGGCTGCGATAATGTCTCGCAGGCCCTTGCTGAGAGTGGGTGCTTCCTTGGCCACTGTGGCGTTGAGAAACTGTATGTTCTTGGCTGTGGCGTTGTCGCCTTGACGGCGCAGAAGTTCTAGCCGTGCACGGAATCGTTGCTCGTTCTGCGCCTGCTCCATGGTGCTGCGTAGTTGATCTTTTTGTTCACCGGTAAGCTTGGCCAGGATATCGAGTTCTCGAGCAAAATCCACAGCACCTTTGCGCATCTGCTCAGTGCTCATGTTCTGCGCGAATCCCAGTCGCGTCTGAAGTTTGATGTAGTCGGCTGTGGTTTCGTTGATTTCTTCTACGCTCATGCCCAGCATGCGCAGTTCCGTGCCGGCACTTGAACGCACTATGGTGGCTAATTCTAGGAATCTCTTGCGACCTTCCACTGCTGATCCACCCAGTTTGGCCAGTGTGGTGCTGCTGTCAGCCATGAGTTTGGTAAAGTTCTGCAGACCAACTTCGTCCAGGCCGTAGCCCAGGCGCTGTGCTGCGTCGGCCACACCGGCCATGCCATCAGATGCGGCCAATCCAAACTTGCTCAGAGCCTGGTACGTGGTAAACAGCCGGTCGCTGAGTAGATTGAGTTCTTTGGTGGTATCCGAAGCCGCGCCAGCCAGGTCGGCTAGTTCGTCACCGACTACAGGTATGAGGCGCAGCCATTTCTGCAGAGACGAACTGGCCGCATCTATGGAAGAATTGAATGCTGCCGCGCCCTGCTGGCCCGAATACATCTCTTTGGTATAGGCCTTGGCAGTGTTGAACAACACTGCAAAGATTTCCTTGCCTACCTTCTGGGCCTTGGAGAGTTCCTCCATGGTCTTGCGTGTTTCTTCGGTCACATAGCCAAAAGTACGCAGTTCCTCACTCGCTCGGCGGATAATCTCTGGATCCATTAAATTAGCCTATAAATAATCGCATACCCTTTTATTTATAGGAACCAAAAATGCTACAACATTCCAATCCACTGGCGCAGTTTTTCCGCCAGCCTGCGATCTATCTGCGTCTGCCCAGTGGTGGTCATGGCTGGGCACCGGGCTCCTTGGATCTGCCTGACAATGGTGAGATACCGGTTTATCCCATGACAGCCATGGACGAGATCACTTATCGCACACCAGATGCCCTGTTCAACGGAGAAGCCACGGTGTCTGTGATGCAAAGCTGTGTGCCTAACATCAAGGACGCATGGAGTTGTCCTGCCAGTGACCTGGACACCTTGCTGATAGGCATCAGGATCGCCAGTTATGGACACAGCATGGACATCGGAACCAAATGTCCCAGCTGTGAGACTGACACTGAATTTGGCCTAGATCTGCGCACTGTGATTGACAAACTTCACAGCGCCGACTACGAATCACCGTTACAGCAAGGCGATCTCAAGATCTATTTCAAACCATTGAACTATCGCCAACTCACTGACAATGCGCAGGCACAGTTTGAACAGCAAAAAACCCTGCAGATCATGGGTGATACCGAGGTCCCCGAGGAAAGCAAGGTCGCCCAGCTCAACACCATGATGAAAAAAATAGTAGAAGCCACTATCACTGCTATCTCTCGCAGCATCAGCGAAATACGCACACGCGACGCCATAGTCACCGAATCAAAATTCATTGAAGAGTTCCTACACAACTGCGAACGCGTGGTGTTTGAACGTGTGAGAGATCATGTGGTGTCTTTGAGAGAGACCAGCGAGATACGACCCATAAAGATCACCTGTCCTAACTGCCAACACCAGTATGATCAATCATTTACCTTGGACATGGCACGTTTTTTCGAGTCCGCCTCTTGATCTCTGATTCTGATCAGATCAGCCGTATGATCGATCACATGGAACAAGAGGCTGTGCAGATACGCGACGAAGCGCTGAAGATGTGCTGGTACATGCGCGGCGGATTGACCTACAACGAAGCCATGCATCTCAGCCACAGCGAACGAGAAACTGTGGGACGATTGATCAAAGAAAATCTCGAGACCACCAAAAAAACCGGAATGCCGTTTTTCTAACATGGATTTTGAACAAGCACAGATGGATGTATTGAACTGGGTCACAGGCTTTGTAGAGCAACCCAATGCTGCCCTCAATGGGTGGCCGCCTTGTCCGCATGCTCGCAAAGCACGTTTAGATGGTCAGTTTGAAATACGCCCCGGACGGGTAGAACCTTACACTGATCTCAAAAATACTGACATGGGCGATAAGATGGTCATAGCCTATGTGTACGAGCCCAGCAAATTCTCCGCAGACGAATTCAACCAACAGATACAATCTGTGAATCGCGGATTCCTCATACCTCGCAACATGATTGGACTGGCCGATCATCCTGATGCTGTGGAAAACGTCAATGGAGTGATCATGAACCAAGGTACCTGGGCTATCGCGTTTGTGCAACCGTTGGACAAACTCAATCATTTTGCCCGCTTGATCGCTGGTCGAGGTTACTACGAAGGATGGCCCAAAGACTATCTCCAGGAACTGTTTGAAGGCCGTGAGGATCCCAGACAGTGACCTATCAGTTTGCACGCATAGATCTCAGCAAAACCAATTATACAGAATCTGTAGAGTGGACATATCTCAGCAAGACTGATTGTCAAGTAGAGCAATGCCTAGAGATCTATCGTACCTACTGTATCTACAAACACTTTGGATCGGTGATGCCTTTGTTTGTGAGCAGATTCAGAGATCCCATGGCCGATCTAATCGGTTACTACGATGGCGGCAACATGGTGGCATTCAGCCTCATACGCAGGTATGATGAAAAAAATGCCCTGTGCGATCAGTTTGCCTGGACCTATCACAATCCTCGATTGCGTCTTGGCATTGAAACTATGAAAACAGAATGTGCCATCTACCGGGCGCGAGGGTTTGACTATCTCTACCTTGAGCAGGCGCATCTCTACAAACATGAAATAGAGGGATTTGAAATTTTAGGACCAATGACATGAGCGACTTATACACCATATGGGCAGACAAAGAAGGCGATATATCAGACCTTGAATGGGTCAACGGGATGAAAAGTTTTTTTGATCACTTGATCTCTGAAGGCAAGATGCTGACTTACAGGATCACTCGTTGCAAGATGGGCTTCCGCAGCATACCTGATCTTCCGGAGTGGATGATCATCATGGAGTTCCGAGACATGGCACAGATGGATGCCGCATTCCGGAGGGTGGCACCGCTTGAGGGTGAACTAGAATCCAAGCACCGATCATTCAATCAATTTGTGGCCGGTAACATACAGCATGCGCTATTCCGAGATTGGCCCGATCGGTTCTAGCCATTCATTCCAGTGCGTGCAGTTTTCTTTCCAGCTATGAGCAGGATCATACCAATCTAAAAAACCGCGTAGTGCCAAAAGATGGTCGTTGCAAAACACCTGATTTTCTAACTGCGATATAAGTCCCATGAGATCGATCAAGGGCTCTTGAGAATAACAAGGAGGTACCACAGGCACAGGATATTCTTGCAGTGCCAGCGCTGTGCGTTTCAAGATGTGCGAAGGCACACTTGACAGAGACATGTAATCTGGAGTATCCAACAAACCAAATCCCATCGGTATGCCATGTTGCCAACACCACTGCATGAGATCTTTAATCGTCTGCACTGTCAATGCCTGGAGAGTATGATGCACATAGATACAATCAGTGCCGTAAACAGATACAAAGTTCTCTATGTTACGAGATATTTGATCCCAATTACTACCGCGTCTGATATAGTCCTGGACCCACCCAATACCCTCCAGGCTAAGCACAAAACTCACTGATTGGAAGTGAGAAAACTGCTGCTTTGCCTTGACAAGATCCTGGCTGCCATTGGTAACAAACAATAGATTGGTTTTGCGAGCGCGATCAGCAGGCAGTGCGCCGAGTATCTGTCTTGTTTCCTGGTCCAGCAAAGGTTCCCCGCCTAGTATTTTCAGAAACTTGGGCCGTTGGCGCAGTATGTCACGCAGTAGATGTCGATTGCTGTTGTCTACAAAAATCGCCCTGGCTCGATCAAGATAGCCTGGATCGGTAGACAGTCTAGACTGCACACAGGCGTGTTCTGTGTTTTTTTTCCAAATTGCATATATTTGGCTGCTGTCCATGGGATTGCACATTGCACAGGCAAAATTGCATAGATTTGAGATTTTGATATCGGCCGATATCAATAGATCACTTTGCCAGTCTTGTTTGTTTTTAAAATATGCGGCAAGCCATGTCTGTTGCAGATCGCTGGCATTCTTCGTCACTGTGTTGTTGACGATGTTTCTTAAACTGTGATGTCCGCTGTCCTCCTTTTGCCAGCATCTACGACATTCTGGCAATCGCACTCCTTGCGATAAATTTTGTCTTAGATACTGAGAATAGTCAGACTGATACCAGTGATCGATATCGTGCTCTCTGAGATTGTATTCTGTCTGTCCTTGATAGTTTGATGCGCCATGGTCAATTTCACAGCAACAACGAAAAGATCCATCATTGGAATTTCGTAACTGAAACCAAGGCGCTGCACAGAAAGTGTTTGAATTTATATCCACTTGATATTTAAGAACTGCTGCGCAGTTCTATTGATTTCGCTGCGCTCATCAATATTTTTGGCTCCTACGAGCGAAGCGAGTATACAGTATCATCCAGATGTAATGGTCACACTTAGCCCGTTTCCGGGCTAAGAAATGTCTGCGGCATCATCCGAGTGCATCACAGTCACACAGCGTTAGAACTACAAGGTAGTAAAAAAATTTTACTGCCTCACGCAGGCGGTTGTCCGGTACCTGCTCATTCCGTCTTATCACAACGGCAACACACAATCCATACGCTATCACAGATTGCATGCCTGGAGTTTTTCTCTCCTCTTTTTGCCTTTTTATCCTTTTCCAACAACCAAACGTCGGGTCTTAGAGACGTCATCATCCTTGCGGGCAGTGGTTGAGTGCTCGCTGGTACGGCGAGGCTTCCATCTCTGTGAACCGAGTTCCAGATCTAGAGCACACGAAGTTGGCCTGTGCTAGCCGTTAGTACCTAGTTTGCCTTTGATGTGTGAGCCATGCACTCGAACCTGTATGTGACCATTGTAGTATAGGTCTGATTCAAGTACTCTACGGGCGAATTGTTCTCGAGCCTCTATGTAACTGCATTCAGCCTTGCTGCGGCAGTAATACAATATCTCGCGTGTGAAATTTTCTGTGCCTAACTGCTCTATGTCTTTTGTGAGTTCGGGACTGGAACCGTAATAGGTCTGCCAGTCTGATTCGATCTTGCCTCTGATTTTTTTCCGTCTTTTTTTACCGTTTTTAAGTCGCTCTGTTTTATAGGTGGTTTTGGAAAATTTTGAAAGTTTTTTGCCAATGTACTGCCTGCCGGTGAGTTTGTTAGTGATAACATATACAAAACCAGCATAATGTTCGGGTATTTCGGTGATTACCTGTGATTCGTAAATCCATGTCACACCTTAGTTATGCCATGTCTATATCTGTGTTGTAAGAAGTAAATCCACCTTCTTTGACCACACGCAGTATATTCTCTACACGTCCGGCCAACTCGTCTCTGTGGCTAACCAACCAGATGGATTTGTGTCGGTCACGGCTCATCTTCTTCAGCAAGGCCAATGAATTTTCCACACCTTGTGTGTCCATGCCCGAATCAACCAACTCGTCAATGAATAACACATTGATCGGAGAGTAAAGACTTTCCCATACATCACGAAATGCCCACGACATAGATAGGATCAATCTGTTGCGTTCTCCGCGGCTGAGATTGTCAAAGTCTAGATCTCGGCCCAGTTCTGTGATCTCCACATTCAAGTCGTTCTGGAATATGACCTGATGCGGCAATCCAATCCTGTCTAGATAGTGTGTGAGTCGCTGGTTGAGGTAACTCAAATTCTGTTCAATGATCTTCTTGCGAACAAATGAATCTTTGTTGGTAAGCAGTTTGAGTAAGAAATCCTGGTGATCAAATACTCTGGTGAGTTCGTTCACTGTATCGTAAGTGACTTCCTGCAAGGCCTGTCCACGCATGTCGTCGATCTGTTCAGTGTAAGGATCAGTCTCAGCAGATCTATTGGCCAGATCTTTCTTCAACCCATCTAGACTGTTCTTGTGATTGAGGGCCTGTTCAAGATCATCGTAGAACACCGTGGGGGCTGTGCCCATCTCGCCAAGGTCGTCGATCTCGTTGAGATGCTCCGCTCGTTGTGTTTCATTAGCTAGGAGTTGTAAAGCGATTTCCTGCAGATTCTTTTGTTTTTCTTCCAAGATCTCGTCTTGTTTTGAATCATGCAGTTCTTGTCCGCAAGCATGACAACGATGTTCTTTTAGTGCATCAATATCTCGTTTGAGTTTGGCACTGTCTTTTTCCAGTTTAGAATTGTCTTGATCAATCTGACGTATCCATCGTTGATGTTCGTCAATTTGTTTCTTTTGAATATAATAGGATTCTAGATCACGATGTGCCTGCACTTCGGATTCAATATCGATATGCTCTAACGCCTGTATAGCTGTTTCAAAACTGGCACAATCTTCCGCTTGTTTTTTTGTCCATAAATCTCGTCGTTTCTCAAGGCTGATTATCTGTTCTTCGATCCTTTTATTGGCTTCTTGTACAGCACGGATTCGCATCTCTTCCTGAGAGATTGCGTCCTTGGTAGAACGGTTCAGTTCTTTGATGCGTTCTGCACGTTCGCTGAGTAGAGTGATGCCCAGCAGTTGTTCGATAATGGCACGCTGATCGTTGGCCTTGAGGCTGAGAAACGGTTCTGTATAAGTGTTCAAAGCTAACACGTGCTTGAACATGTCATGGGTCATGCCCAAGATTGACTCTATGGCATCCTGGGTTTCTCTTGAATCGCCTTGAGCATCGTCAGTGGCTTGTTGTTCCTCCGAGTTGACATACAATCGGAGTACATTAGGCTTGCGACCTCGCTCTACGCGGTAGTCTTGCCCATTGACAGAAAAGTCCAACGACACCAACATGTTTTTGCCATTGGTCTTGTTGATTAGATTGTCTTTGCGTATATTGGTCAGTGCCTGTCCGTACAAGGTATAGCTGAGTGCATTGATTATGGTAGTCTTGCCTGTGCCGTTACGACTACCATCACCGCCTAAATCTAGGTTCTCTCCTAGCACCAAGGTCAAGTCTCGCCGATCAAAGTTGATGGCCTGCGTGGCATTGCCCACGCTCATGAAATTTCGGACTGTAAGATTTTTGATCTGGATCATAGAGCCTGATAAATCTGTAACAGCAATTTGGGATCGTAGAATTCCGACTCGATCTTGGTGATCTGATCCGTCACAATCTGATCCACGCTTTCAAACCGTACATCGCCTGGCGCCATGTCTTCTTCAAGAGCAGATCGTTTGTTAGGGATCAAGGCCACCTCTCTCAGGCCGTATTGTTTGATGTAGGTTTCTTTGATGTAGTTTGCTTCTTCATATGAAATCTCGATGTCCAGTTGCACACGGACATGCTGATTGGGACGCAATATTTGATCAGCATGGTCCATGACATGGCTGAGATTCCAGACATTGTAGAGAGGTTGATCTGGCCAGGCATGATATTCTGGTTCAGACCCCCACTCCAAGATCATGCATCCACGATTGGTATCGCCAGCATCGGCGAAGTTGTGCGGGAATGCATTGCCGATGTAGTTGATGTTGTGTTTGTGCTGACGGAGATGGAAGTGACCTGAGAATACTCGATCGTAGTGGCCAAAGTGTTCCACGGCAATCTCGCCATGATCCGGCATCTCTACCATAGCATTCATCTTGAAATGCGGCAGTTCGAAATGTCCAAACATGTATCGGGCCGACATTTTTGATATGCGTTTATGATCGTCGCCTACCAACCAAGGTGCTATGATTACATCGCCCTCTTGGAACCAATCGTTCACAATCACGATGTTGGGTATGTGTCGTGCCCATTCTGTGCTGTAAATATCTCTTCGATCGCGATAGTAGAGATCATGATTGCCCGGGATGAAATAGAATCGATCAAATGCTGCGGACAGTTTTTCTAGTGCGCGCAGGCTGTACTGCAAGGTCTGCATGTTGATCGACGCACGATGGTGGCTCCAGTCACCAAGGAACAGGCCAGTTTCACAGCCTTGTGCCCGGGCCGTGGCGATAAACCAGTCCACGAATCGTTCACAGTCTTGATTGTGAAGGAGGCTGTTGGATTTCAAGCCAAAATGTATGTCGGTGAATACTGCAGCCTTACGGAATAAGTTAGCCATTCAGTGAGTTTAACTAATCTTCTGCCACTACGTCAACTGATTTGGGTTGCGTTACATTCGAGTATTGGCGTGTCCAGGAAGGATTGAGTCCGTTCATTTCCAGGATATCGTCTCTGATGTTTTGATTCTTTTTCTCGATATTCAGTACCCGTGTGAATGAGTTCGTGATGGCCGCGGTGTAATAGGCAAAGGGGTTCTGGCTTTTTGACTCGTCAAATTGTAACCCGATCTGTGACAATTGTAACAGGGCCTGGCCCCGCATCTCTTCGTTGTAGGTATATCCACGCCAGTTTGAGCGAGTGGCATAGCGTTCGCACAGTTTCATGAACATCTCGGCCAATTTACGCGTCATTTTGCCATGGTCTCGAGAGTAGGTGCCGGTCCCAAGATCGCCCAGCCAATGGCTCTTGCCTACCAGATAAGGCACACGATGGTCGGTGATACGGTAGTGGAAGAACGGAGGAAAGTTAACACGCACATGCACAGGGTCCAGCACAGGTTCGTCGACGAGATCAGCCAAGGGATCATCCCCGGTCATGTCATCAAACTCCAGTATATCTTCGATTTTTTTCTTCTTGGCCGCGACCTTGGGCGGCTTTTTGGCTGCCATGGGTATGTGTTCCCAGGTCATCACCCGGAACACCAACTCGTTATTGTCTATCTTTTTTTCGTTGACAACTTCGCCGGTCTCACGCCGGATCCTATCGGCGCGGTTCCTGCGGGCCTCGGCGATGGTACGTTGATTGATCTTGCTGGCCGACGGCAATATGATATCATACTGGTGATCCGTAACGGCATTGAGAAAACTACAGTAGGTATTTTTGCTAAGATGTATTTCTTTTAAGAGATCTCTGTTGTTGAGATAGTTGACCTTTGCAGGCGGTTTGATAGGTAAGGACAAGGTATTTCTCCCAATAGTGTACTTATTATACAGCATTTGTCAGTGTTGTCAAATCCTATCTTAATGTGTGCCGTTTTTGATCACGGTAAATACAGGATCGAGGAACCTCCATGAGCACACGGGCAGAACAAGCACGACGATTTAACGAAGGTATCGCCCAGGGCATGAGCGAAGCGCAGGCCCTGCGGTATGCCGGGATCACCAATGATGGAGATTTTACCTACGGAGCAAATGGCCAGTTAGAACCGTTGGTGTTGGGACCAGGACGCAGGGCCAATGAAACCATAGTGCCTGCAGGCACACCTCTGGCCGGCGACGATGACGATGATGAAGATGATGATAGACGATTTGTCACACGTCCTGTGAGCAATCAGACCACTACCACGAACCAAAATACCGTGACCGGGGGTGCAGTGCGAACTACCACGGTCACTCCCACAACATATAAGGACACAGCACAGAGTACTGCGATCAAAGGCGAGGCCGATGCTCTGCAGGCGCAGAAAGAAGCACGTGCCGCCGAACTGCGCGCCCAAGGCAAAACCGGTGCCGAAGTACTGAGAGATCCACAATATCGTGCGCTGAGTCGAGAAGCACAGGCCAAAGAAAATGCGGCACAAGATGCGCGAGCCGTGGACCAGGCCGGTACTGTGTCTACTACTACATCGTCCGGGCAAGGTGAAGTTTTCCAGCAGACACCCAACAGCCAATTCCTCACAGATGACACTGCAGGAGATGATCCTCAGGTCAATCTCCAGGATGCCAACAGATTCAGCACCAGCGGCGAACTGCCCCGCAATTTCTCGCCTGACAACGTTACCGACACTGGCGGTGTGCCCACACAGAGCCTCACAGACTTTGAAGATCCTGGATTCGTTCCACAGGCAGAACCCGCATTCATACCGCCGGGATTCAGCCCCTATGGTGAAGAAGACGATCCTTTTGACCCTGATCTGGCTACCGAAGCCGAAGATGTAGAGTTTGCAGATGACTACTTCTCATCAGGAGATTTCGCCAGCCTAGAAGCAGCCCAGGCAGCCGAGGCCGAGGCCTTTGGAAGGAATCTGCCAGATGATGGTATCAGCCCTTACGGCGAGGCGGACGACGACTTTGATCCAGACCTGGTCACAGAACCTGGAGCGGTCACAGGTGATCCCCAGGTAGATCCACAGGGACCGGCCTTTGATGATGACGGCAATCTCAATCCCGGATGGACCCTGGACGGAGACGGAGAGCCGGTGTTCATCGGTGATGATTTCATTGATCCCAGCCTTACCGCTTCCGCAGAAGCCAGCCGTGCTGCTGCACGCCAGCAGGCCACCCTGGACAATGCCCGCAAACAATCTGCCCTGCAGGCGCAGCGCAAACAGGGCAATGACACTGATTGGCGTTTCCGCATCAGTCTCGCTCCGCAGAGCACTTATCTCTACAATGCAGTGGATGAATCCGGGCAGCCCGCGGCCGGAATCCTAGAACCCTTGCGCCGGACCAATGGTGTGGTGTTTCCCTATACGCCACAGATCACGGTACCATATCAAGCCACCTACGACAGCTACAATCTCACACATTCTAACTATCGCGGATTCTTCTATCAAGGCAGCAGCGTAGGTGACATACAGATCACGGCCACTTTCACTGCACAGGACACAGCAGAAGCAGAGTATCTCTTGGCAGTGATACATTTTTTCCGCAGCGTGACCAAGATGTTCTATGGTGCCAATGATGCCTTTGCTGGTGCGCCACCGCCCTTGGTATACTGCCGAGGATTTGGTGAGTTCCAGTTCAATCTACATCCCTGTGTGGTATCACAATTCAATCTGTCGTTGCCATCTGATGTAGACTACATCCGTGCCCGCAGCAAGAACACAGCACTGGGCAGTCTGTTGCAGCGCCGAGATCGTACCAGCCTTCCTACCAATGCAGTATCGGGCGCCCTAGCACGTCTCAGTGCGGCTGGTGTGCCCAAAGGCGCTATTTCTGCTCCGCCCTCTCCGCCCAGTCTGGGACTGGTAGATGCTACCTATGTGCCTACCAAGATTGACATTACTCTGGTGCTGCATCCTATACAAAGCAGAGAACAGGTCAGCAAGCAGTTCAACATGAAACAGTTCGCCAACGGTGACCTGCTCAAAGGAGGATTCTGGTAATGGCACAGTACGATTCTACCAGCGCCTATTTCACTACTCCTTACAGCCAGTTCTTCCTGGATGTCATGGTAAATCGTCCTATCCCCAAAGAAGCCGATGACAGGCTGTTCAAGATCAATCAGGTCTACCAATATCGTCCGGATCTCTTGGCATTCGACCTTTACGATCGTGCTGAACTGTGGTGGGTGTTCTATCAAAGGAACCCCAACACCTTGACAGCACCGCCCTGGGATTTTGCTGCCGGTACAGAAATCTATCTACCCAAGATCACCACGCTGAAAACAGTGTTGGGATTCTAACCAATGGCCACACTCCAATCACTACAGGCCGAACGTAATAGACTGATCGAAAAGATCGGGCTGACCACTGCGGCACTTGAGAGCCGCCGACGTGTTTTGGCTAGGGCAGAAAACACCTTGGCCACCACGACCGATCCTGCTCGGAGAGCAAGGTTAGAAGGCCAGATTGAAGATTTTTCAAGAGATGTCGCGGCATTCGCAGGAGAACTGGCCAGACTTAATCAACAGTTGGCCGAAGTCAATAATCAGATCTCTAATCTGCAGAAGAACCAGAAAGAAGGTGGTGGTCCAGCCGGCGCCAAAGCATCAGCAGCAGACATAGTCCGAGAAGATCAGGCAGCACGCGCCAATGGCTCGAGTCCCACGGCTCCACCACCACCTGCGCTAAAGACCGGAGCCAATGGTCGCATACAGGCAGCCCCTGCCACCACGCAACCCAGCAATGCACAGCCGTTCCGTCCGGCATTTGATCAAGCAGTAGATGCCGCGGTCAGGAAGAACAAAGACACCCAGAGCACTCCGCCTATCACGGCGCGCCCTGGACCAGCACAGCCCTCAGCGGGTGGCCCGCAACCTTCGGCTACCACTGGTGCGGCTGCTGCAGGAGATGACAACACCAACGGCGTGCGCAATCGACTCAATGTGATTTTTGGTGGCACCACGCAACAGATCATCACGCAGCCCAATGTACTGGATCGCTATGCCAGTTATTCTTACAACATCAGCCTCTATATCATTTCACCTCAACAGTATAAAGACATGTTGAAGACCAAGACCAAAAAGGTCAACGATTTCCAACTACTGATACGCAGCGGCGGCGCACCTTTGAGTTCTGGTATCATACCTCAGGCTGGTGTGGCTGACGTAGGCGAGAGTCCGGCGGTGACACAGAGCCTGGTCACAGGTCGCAATCAAGATTTTCCTTTGGATTTCTACATCGATGACGTGCAGTTTCGTTGCTACGCGCCGGGCAAAGGCAGCAATGGTGCTCATAATGTGCAGGATCTTTCGTTCAAGATCATCGAGCCCAATGGTCTCACCCTGTTGGATCGACTTTACGCGGCCAGTCAAAGATTCAATCGCGAGCAAGGCATCGCAGCCACGAACTACGCTGCCCAGACCTTCCTCATGGTCATACGTTTTTATGGCTATGACGCAGATGGCAATCTTGTTGGTCCGGCCACGGGATCAGTGGTCAATGCGGACGGCACACGCGGCGTTGACCAGGTGATCGAAAAATTCATACCGTTCCATTTCAAGAGCATCAAGTTCCGCATAGCCAACAAGTTGGTAGAATATGCGTGCGAGGCAGCGCCGCCGCCGCAGGTCATCAATCAGGGCATACGCGGAGTGATCCCGGCCAACGTAGAGATACCAGCAAAGACTCTGAAAGATCTGTTTTCCGGCAACGGGGCTGGCGCCACTGCCAGCCGTGGCACGGATGGACGCGAATCTCCGCCACCAGCGGAACAGGCTGCTGTCAGACGTATCGACAACCAGATAATCAGCACCCAACAACGGTTAGAGGCCAGCAACGTTCCTCCTGGAGGATTGACCGGTAGCCTGCTCAACGATGAGTTGGGCATCTCCAATGATGAGCCGATTACTGCCGGTGCATCCCCCACACAGAATCTAGCACCAGCCAACGTCAATGCTGCTCCCAACAAGAACCTGGTATACGGACTTATGACCGCACTGAACAAGTACCAGGCCGAATACGTGGCCAAGGGCGAGTTTGTTTATCCCGACGAATATCGTGTGGTGTTTACGGATCCCATACTGTCGGATGCCGAAGTGATACCTCCTGGCCCCACAGACAAAAAAAGCAAGCCCATGAGCCAATCGGGCACTGCCAATCAGAAACTGAACCCGGCCACTGGTGCAGTAGACAATGACAGCAAGACCACATCAGCCACAGCAGGCATGAGCGTGGTTCAATTTATCGATCAGTACACGCGAGCCAGCAGTTACATCACCAAACAACAACTCAAGGTAGCCACCACGGATGCCACGGGTAAGATCACCTACATTCCTCAGACTGCTGGTGCCGGACAAGTGATCGCTTGGTACAGGATCGGTGTAGAGGCTGAGCCCTTGCAGTATGATCCCAAACGCAATGACAATGCCTATCGTATAACCTATCAAATCAGTCCTTACAAGATCAATGATCTGCAGAGCGAGTACTTTCCTGCCCCACTCTACAATGGTGTGCATAAAAAATACAATTACTGGTTTACCGGTCAGAACACTTCTGTGCTGAAATTTGAGCAGGACTTTAACTATCTCTATTACCAGACCGTGAACTCGTCTGTGGATCTACAGGCATCAAACACAACCAATGCACGAGAATATCTACGTCGCGTGCACCAGGCCCGGAGCAACGAAAGCCAGCAGGGCATATCGGGGCCAGTGCTCGACGCCAGCGCCAATGCGGCCGATTATCTCTATTCTCCTGCTGATCAAGGGCAAGTCAGCCTGCAGATCATCGGCGATCCTTCTTGGATACAACAAGGAGAAGTATGGTCCGGTATCGCTGGCCTAGACTTTGACTATGGTGCTTTCCTGCCCGACGGAACGATCAACTATGAGAGCCAAGAAGCCCTGTTCCAGATCCTGTTCAACAAGCCAGTGGACTATGATCTTGACACAGGCATCCAGGATCCTGGCCAGAAAAACTATGAAGCCAATCGAGAACAAGGCCTGCCTGGCGAAGCCACACAGAACTACACCTATAGATTGAAAGAGATCGAAAACACATTTAGCCGCGGTGGGTTCACACAGGAACTGCGCGGTACCATAGTGAATTTCCCCTTGCCCACCAATGTGCCGGATGCACCCATGCGTGAAACTGTGCCGGCCACACAACAACCATCATCGGCTTTCTTGCGCGGTCCGGATCAGACTGACGCCGAGACCAAGAGACTGCAGGCACAGAGTGCCCAGGCTAGATTTGGCGGCAAGACCTGGGCGGATCGACAGCAACAAGCAGCCATCACCATGAGGGAGGCCCGGGCCGGTCGCGCATTCCAGGCCGGAACCACAGTGGATGACACACCCTTGACTGCTGACAGTCTTGGAGCGGAGGGATTTGCCGCACCCGCACCCGCGGCAGAACCACCTACCAGCAGTGGACAGGTAGTGGGTCCTGCTGCTTCAGGCTCAACTGCCGTGGCAGCCCAGGGCGGCGCCAGTGGACCACGTGTGGGTGTTCCGGTGTCAGTGCAAGTGTTCACTCGCAGCGGTGTAAAAAACGTGACATCAAATGCTGAGATACAGACCTTGTTCAATCAAGGTGAAATTACCGCACAAGAACGCAGCCAGTCCGCACAGGCTCTGGCGATACGACAACGTGCAGCCAACAGCCCGGTGACTAATCAACCCAATCAAACTATCAGAAGAGGAACCTAATGCCTGATAACATAGAACGCACCAAAGGTAGACCAAAAGGTTACAAATTTGACCGTGGCGGCATGCCGGCGGAATTTGGTCCATTCATTGGCATAGTCAAGAACAATGTAGACCCTACTCGCAGTGGCCGATTGCAGGTGTACATAGAAGCATTCTCGGGGCAGGATCCCGAAGATGAAAGCCTGTGGCGCACAGTGAGTTACATTCCGCCTTTTTATGGACAGACTCCACACACAGGCACCGATGATGGCGCTGGCACTTTCACTGGCAATGCACAGAGTTATGGTATGTGGTTTACCCCGCCCGATCTCGACAGCCGGGTGGCCTGTTTTTTCGCCGAAGGTGATCCAAACCAAGGTTTCTATTTCGCCTGCGTGCCGGAGCCCGGTGTCAATCACATGATACCAGCCATTGGCGCCAGCCGGCGTTTTGCGTTTGACAACTCGCAAACCCCGCCCACCCTGGCAGCGGCCAGCCAACTGCCCGTGACAGAAATAAACACCCAGGATCTAGCCATCACTGATAACCCTAGATTCTTTGATCAGACCAAACCGGTGCACAGTTATCTGGCTGGTATCATGATGCAGCAGGGACTGATCACGGACAATGTTCGCGGACCTATCACTTCAAACAGCCAGAGAGAAACACCAAGTGCGTGTTTTGGAATCTCCACACCAGGACGCGCAATCTATCAAGGCGGCCTATCCGAAGCCGATATCAAAGGACAGTTGGAGCGCGGACAACTGAGACCGCAGGATGTGGAAGTGATAGCCCGTCGTGGTGGTCACAGCATCGTGATGGATGATGGAGATCTCGAAGGCCAGGACAATCTTGTGCGGATACGCACAGCCAAAGGTCATCAGATCACCATGAGTGATGACGGCGACTGTTTCTATGTGATACATGCCAATGGACAGACCTGGATAGAACTGGGCAAGCAGGGCACGGTAGATGTGTTTTCTACCAACTCTGTGAACGTGCGTACACAGGGCACGATCAATCTGCATGCGGATCGCGACATCAACATGTTCGCTGGAGGCGCTATCAACATCAAGAGCACCACCATGAAGATGCAGGCCGATGTGAGTCTTGACATCTTAGGAACCGGTCGGATGACCCTGTACAGCAAGAACGTCATCGGTATCAAGAGTGATGGCAGCCTGGCCTTGAAAAGTGTCTCTGCAGGTTCCTGGGACGGCGGCAGCGGTCTAAATCTCAAGGCCGGTTGTATCAATCTCAATTCCGGTGGTGCTGCTCCTGTGACCACACCCAGCAATCTCAGAGATTTCAGTCTAGCCGACACCAAATTTACCCCCACCGAAGGATGGACCGTGGAGTTTGGAAAACTTAAAACCATAGTGACCCGCGCCCCCACTCATGAACCCTATCCCTATCATAATCAAGGCGTCAGCGCAGTCACGCAGTTGTCAGAAACTCCGCCCACAGATCTCACGCAGGCCACGGCCGAAACCCTGTCAGGCCTGAGAGAAGTGCCTGTGACCAATGGCATAGATTCTGCAGCGTTTCTGGAACAAGGCGCCGCCGAAATTTCTGTGGGCAGCCTAGATACCACGCAGGTCACTGGACTCCTGGCCCAGGCCTCGGCAGATGTGGGACAGTCTTTTGATGTGGTCAGCCTTGACAAGGGCATTGGCAAATTTGGCCTGTCAGCGGATCAGTTGGAATCCTCAGGATTCCTCAAACCTGGCACTGTGCAGACCTTCCTGAAAGATCCGGCGCAGCTAGAAACCGTGCTGAGCAGTCCATCGGTGTGGACGGGCAAGGCTGGCATAGGTAATCTCAGTTCATTGTTGACTGATCCAAAACTGCAGGATCTCACGCAGAATGAAATCATGGTATCGGCACTGGACGGATTGAAATCTGCAGGTGTGGTCACTGGCTCCGAATCCCCACAACAGTTGGCATCATTTGTGCAGACTGCCAGCAAGTTTGGGGTGAACACCACCCTGGACTGGGTCAAGGGCGCAGCGCCTGCGGACCTTGCCACGCAGATAAATTCAGTGGCTAAAAATGCACAGTATGCTGTGAATTTCGTAGACAACAAGGCATCAGAGCTCACCACCGGTGGTGTGAGACTGGGAGGATTCACCAGCACAGTAGAGCGAGGTGCAGTAGATCGCGCAGTGTCTGGCATTATCAACAATCCCAAGGTGCCTGTGCCAAACTTTGATACGGGATTGTACAGCAACACTCCCACCAGTAACTTGACCTACGAGGGCGACGACCCCATAGTGATCGAGCGAGTAAATGCTGAACGCCGGCGCCGTGGACTGCCACCTCTGGGCGGCATTGATATCTAGTTAAATACAGCATGCCTACGTTCATCGGATTCAACACCATCAATCAGTTCAAGAAATTCACCCTGGTGGATTTTGAACTGATCAAGAGAGATCTCGCCAATGCTTTCAATATCCAGCAGGGAGAATTGCCAGGTCGGCCAGCCTATGGTACCACGCTCTGGAGTTATGTGTTTGAGAGCCAGACTCCAGAAAGCCAGCAGGCTATCCTGCAGGAGATACAACGGGTGGCCGGCGGTGATCCCAGGATCTACATCGCGGACGCCAATGCATATCCACAGGACAATGGTATACTGATAGAGATCTTGGTGCAGGTAGTGGCCAGTGAGACTGCCGAGCGCCTGGTCATATTCTTTGATCAAGAAACACGCAGGGCCAGTTTCATCTAAAACTGCGCAGTTTTTGACTGCCATAAATATCAGAAAGATGAGATGCCATGGCCAAAACCGCTAGACAGACTGCTATTTTCGGTGTAGAAGACTGGAAAAGACTGTATCAGACTTTCCGTGAAGCCGACTTCCAATCCTATGATTTCGAGACCCTACGCAAGAGTTTTGTTGACTATCTCCGCGTGTACTATCCGGAAACGTTCAATGATTACATAGAATCTTCTGAATTCATAGCCCTGCTTGATGTGATGGCGTTCATGGGCCAGGCTCTGGCCTTCCGTAATGATCTCAATGCTAGGGAAAACTTCTTAGACACTGCGGAGCGACGAGATTCTGTGGTTCGTTTGGCCAACTTGGTTAGTTATACTCCCAAACGCAATCAAGCGGCACAGGGTTTTCTCAAAGTGTTTTCTGTGGCCACCACAGAAAATCTCACAGATTTCAACGGAATCAGCCTGGCCAATGTCACTGTGGATTGGAACGATCCTACCAATCCCAACTGGTTAGAACAGTTCACTCAGATCATCAATGCTGCCTTGGTGGACAGCCAGAAATTTGGACGTCCGGGTGCCAGCCAGAACATCCTGGGTGTGCGCACCGACGAGTATGCGATCAATATCGTGCCAGGCTTTCTAGCAGTGGTGCCTTATACTGCCACGGTTGATGGTGTGAACATGCCTTTTGAAGCTGTGTCTGCCACCACCGAAGGACAAGACTACGTTTACGAACCTGCACCTCGACCATCGGGTGTGTTCAATATCTTGTATCGCAATGATCAACTGGGATTCGGCAGCGATGACACAGGCTTTTTCTTCCTGTTCAAGCAGGGTGTGTTGCAGAATCAGGATTTCAACTTGGCAGAGGCAGTGGCCAACCGTACAGTGAATATCAACATTGAAGGCTGTAATCAAGAAGACCACTGGCTTTATAAACTGGATGACGTGGGCAGCATCGCAGATGAGTGGACGTTTGTGGAAAGCATCTATGCTGGCGCGGTTGAACAACTGGCACCGGACCAACGACAACTGTACTCTATAACCAGCCGCGCCAATGATCAGATCACTCTTACCTTTGGCGACGGGGTGTTTGCAGAAATTCCCGTAGGTTTTTTCCGAGCCTATGTACGGGCGTCAAATGGTCTGCAGTATATCATCAACCCGGAAGAAATGCAGGCGGTGCCTATCACGCTGTCTTACATATCTCGATTTGGCAGACTAGAAACACTGACCTTGACCTGTGGTATCACACAACCTGTGAGCAATGCTCAGCCACGCGAGACCATACAGGAAATCAAGCAACGTGCTCCGGCGCGTTACTACACCCAGAACAGGATGGTGAACGGTGAAGACTACAATAACTTTCCCTTCACGAAGTTCAATTCTATCATCAAGAGCAAGGCCGTGGCCCGCAGTAGCATCGGTACAAGTCGTTACATCGATCTCACGGATATCACCGGAAAATATTCATCTACCAATATCTTTGCCAGCGACGGGCTGATCTATCGCGAGAATGTGTTGCCCACTTTCAATTTCGCATGGATCAATCGCAACGAGATCGTGGATGTGATCAACAATTCAGTGGAACCATTGTTGGGCACACGCAGCCTCAACCAGTTTTACTATGCCAATTTCATCCGTCCCAATCTCGCTGTGCTCAATCTATCTTGGCAGCAGAGCACGAGATTGGTCAACGAAACAACTGGATTTTTCTATGTAGGCACTGCGGCCTCGCCGAGACCCATTGGAGAGTTTTCCAGCAACAACACCAGATACATCACACAGGGCAGCCTGATTAAATTTGAACCACCCGCGGGATTTTTCTTTGATGCCAACAATCGGCTGGTGGCAGGTGTACCTGTGCGAGCCGATGAAAAATTGGTAGTCTGGGCCACAGTCACAGCAGTGGTAGGTGATGGCACCAATCAAGGACAGGGCAATCTCGACGATGGATCTGGCCCAGTGACCTTGAACAATTTCGTGCCAACTGGCGCACGAGCCACACAGGTCATTCCTAAATTTTCCACAGATCTTACCAGCACTGTAGAAAACAGCGCGATACAGCAGATCGAACTGTTTCGTAATTTCGGCCTGGGATATAACAATCTCGCAGGTGAATGGTACGTGATCACCAGCACCAATCTCGCTGCTGATGCTGCATTCAGTCTGGCCAACCAGCAGAGCACCGCAGGAACCAATCTTGATGCATCGTGGCTGGTGCAGTTTGTCACGGATGGTGTGAGTTATACCGTGACCAGCCGCGGCCTAGATTATCTCTGGGGATCAGTGATACAGACACGTTTCACATTTGATGGCAGCGAAGAAGTCTACGATAGCCGCACAGGCCTGGTGATCAATGATTTCGTCCGAGCGCTCAAGACCAACAGTCGACCTGATACCAACGAACCATTGACCAATGATATCACCATGGACATCATCGCGCAGCCGGTTGAAAGCGATGGATATGTCAACGATTATCAGGTCGTGGTTAGTTACGCTGACAGCGATGCTGATGGGGTCGCTGACGATCCTGATTTCTTTGATACCTTGGTAGCGCCCACAGTGGATTCCACACGCAAACTGGTGTTCTTGCAACTAGTCACTGACTTCGATGATCTTGAGAGATATCTTCCAGTGGCCAGCGGAGTGGTTAACACGCTTTATGCAACCAAAGATGCCATAGAATTAGTGAAAACTGAATTTGTAGATGGCCAGATTTTTTACGCCACTACAGAACAGGCTTTCTATGAACTAGAAGTTGACGTGATCAATGGTGTGATCCAGCGTGTTCTGGTACCTCGCACAGACTTTGAATCTCGGGTGGGACGCCAGGATCTTTATTTCCAATATCGTCACAATTCGCCATTGACCAACGTGATCGATCCGGGTGTGACCAATATCATCGATCTCTATGTAGTGGTGCAGGAATACTATACCCAGTATCAGAATTACATACGTGACACCACTGGCTCTGTTCCAGAGCCTCCTATTCCGACTCTGGGACAGTTGACCACGGCCTATTCTGGACTCAATGATTTCAAGATGATATCGGATAACATCGTACTGAATTCTGTGTTATTCAAACCCTTGTTTGGCGCTAAAGCCGCTCCAGAACTCAGAGCAGTGATCAAAGTGGTGCGTGCGCCAAAGACCACGGCTTCGGTAAGCGAGATCAAGAGCCAGGTAGTGGCCAATATGAACAACTATTTCAGCATTGACAAATGGGACTTTGGTGACAGTTTCTTCTTCTCGGAGTTGGCAGCATATCTGCATGAGCAGATGGGCAGCATCATCAGTTCTGTGGTGTTGGTGCCGTTGAATCCTCTCAAGAGTTTTGGAGATCTCTACGAAATAAGATCCGCACCTAACGAGATTTTCGTCAATGCTACCACGGTCACTGACGTAGAAGTGATCGAAGCATTGACACAGAGTAATCTCCGTAGCCAGACCGCAGTTTCTGGACTGGCACCTACCAGCATCAGCCAAGGTACTGCAGGCCGCGGCACAGTGACAGGCGCATGATATGGCAAGACGCAGAACAGTAGACCTACTACCTGAGATTTTCCGCACCGAAACCAACCGGCAGTTCCTGTCGGCCACCTTGGATCAACTCGCACAGGAACCCAACCTCAAGCGCACACAAGGTTATGTAGGTCGCCGAGTCGGGCCTGGAGTCAACCCTGCCGATAACTACGTAGCAGAATCTACGGCCGCACGAGCAGATTACCAGTTAGAACCAGGAGTGGTATTCTTCAGACCAGAGACCACCACGGCCACGGATGCTATCACGTATCCTGGCATGATCGATGCCTTGGCTTTGCAAGGTGCCAACACCGACCGCCAAGATCGATTGTTCCAGAGCCAGTACTATTCCTGGGATCCATTCTGCGATCTAGACAAGTTTACCAATTATAGCCAATACTACTGGTTGCCAGAAGGCCCGGATTCAGTAGATGTAAGTTCGGCATTCTATCCTACCACCGATTCGTGGGAAGTCACACGCAGCGGGGGTGCTTACCAGTTCAGCGACGAAGCCGGCAACAATCCTGTGATCACTTTGGTACGTGGCGGCAACTATACCTTTGATGTGAGCCAGACTGGAAATCCGTTCTGGATACAGGCTGCTCCGGGCATCGCTGGCACCATGCCAGGTACGCCCAACATCTCTAGCCGCAATGTGCTAGGAGTGATCAACAACGGCGAAGATCTTGGTACAGTGACGTTTAATGTACCTCTCAAGACCGCACAAAATTTCTTCTATGGACTTACCGATATCGGCACGGTGGATCTGATCACCGATATTAAATTCAACGAAATCAATAACATCTACGTCAGTGAATTCCTGCAGCGATATCCAGATGGTATCGACGGTATCACCAATCTTAACAATCGCACAGTGGTATTCACCAACCGAATTGAAAATGCACAGGACGGTGGATGGCAGATAACCACACAGTTTGATCCTCTGTTGAGAGAACAACCTCCTGAGATTATTACCAATGGTCTTCCTGGAAGTTTTGACACTACTTTGTTTGATCAGACCACGGACATCGCCACACAAGCACAACGCTATAGTATATGGCAGATACAGTATATCTTGGACAATGATGGTCAGCCTTTCATGCGCCTCGGCAGCATCCGTCCGGTGCCTAATCTCAACAAGTTCAGCATAGCATTTGGTACTGAATTCAGCAGCACCCAGTGGTACAAAAATGCCGAGGGATTTTTTGAGCGCATACCGTTGCTTACCGCGGTGCTGGATACCTTGTATTATCAAGATGGCACAGATCCCACTATCTTTGGTCGTATACAACTGGTAGATCAGAGCGAAAACAATCCAATCAACATCGACGATATCATTGGGGCTAAAAATTATATATCGCCCAATGGTGTGGTATTCACCAATGGACTCAAAGTACAGTTCCGCGGGCTAACCGAACCTGCACGTTATCAGGATCTTGAGTACTATGTGGAAGGTGTGGGTACGGGTCCCGGAATCGACAGTCGTGTGGGATTTATCGACGGTGAAGCCTATTTCGGTGCTTATCATACTGTGGGCACGCAGAAGGTCACTGGTGCCACACAGAGCACTGAATTTTTCCAACAGTACATCTATGACACTGTGGAAGAAAGCCTGCTTAATATCGGCGCCGGAACTCCAGCCGGGGCTCCTTTGCCTCCAGATGGAATATTGAATGCCACGGTGGGCAACGGTATCAAATTGTTGCCAGTATCTAGTTTTGTCACTCCTGAAACGTATACTCGCAGCCTAAGTACACCTTACGACAGCACTCCTTACGATGCTACACCCTATGATGACACACTGAATGCACCTATCATTCCAGACTACATCACTATAAATCGTGCCAGCCGAGATCTCAACCCCTGGACACGCAGCAATAGATGGTTCCACAGAGACGTGATCCAGGCTACGGCAGATTACAACAATCAGATACCAATTTTTGACAATGATGCCCGCGGCAAGCGCCCCATCATTGAATTCCGCAACAATCTCAAACTGTTTAATTTTGGAACACAGGCCAAGATCCCAGTCAACATAGTGGACTTCCAAGAAACAGATGCACTCAGCAACATCAATGGCCAATTGGGCTACGGTGTTGACGGGTACAATTTCATCGACGGATCTTTGGTGATATTCGCTGCGGATATCGATCCAGATGTGCGCAATCGCATCTATCGGGTGGAGTTCATCGATCCTGATGGCACAGATGCATCGCCCAGGATCATCAATCTCGAAACAGTTTTCCAAGGGGAAGCCTTGGTCAATCAAACAGTGGTCAGTCTCAGTGGAACCACCCAACAAGGACTGAGTTACTGGTTTGATGGCAGCAACTGGATTCCGACACAGCAGAAAACCGGAGTGAATCAGGCTCCCTTGTTTGATGTCTATGATATCACTGGGCACAGTCTTAGCGATCAAACGGTGTACCCCAGCAGCACATTTGCCGGTAGTCGATTGTTCGGTTATGCAGTGGGCGGCACACAGAGATCCGACGAAGTGTTGGGATTCGCTCTGCAGTTCCTCAACATCAACAACGTGGGCGACATCGTCTTTGAGAATTATTTCTACACAGACACATTCCTCTACGTGAGGAATTCTGTGAGCCAGACAGAACCCATCAGCATAGGCTTCGTGCGCCAGTATGTGGATCGTACATCATTCTCAGATCTCATCGGATGGCAACGAGCAGCAGCAGAAAATCGCAGCCGCCAGGTGTTTAGATTCATATATGACGATACGCCGTTGGTTTTGGATATACCAGTGGATGAAACTGCGGTGTATGCTCCGCTGCAGGTATTCCAAGGAACCACTTTCCTTGACCCCGATCAGTATACCTATGTGATTTCGGACAATGCCACAGTGATCACCATCACAGATCCTCCAGAGACTGGCACCATCATCGAAGTACAGGTGATCAGCAATGAGACCAGTGGTGTGGGTTTTTACCAGGTGCCATTGAATCTAGAAAACAATCCTCTCAATGAAAATTCAGAGAGGTTCACACTGGGCACTATCCGCACGCATTATCAGAGTATCGGACAGAATCTCCGAGACATCCGCGGTGACATCGACGGTCCCAACAATTCTCGAGACCTGGGCAATATCTTGCCCTACGGCGATAACATCGTGCAACACAGTTCGCCATTGGCCTTGTCCGGAGTATTCCTCCGTCGTCAGCAGTATGAAGTGATCTCGGCCATAGAGTTCAACTCGAGAGAATATCAAAAATACAAAGCCCTGTTGATTGATCTGGCCGGCAAAGGTGATTTTGTCAACAATACTCCCACACAGGTACTAGACACAGTGATGACCGAGATCGCTCTCACACGCAGCGATGTCAGTCCTTTCTATTGGTCAGACATGGTACCTTTTGGACAGAACTACACAGAGACCGTGTACACATTCAGTGCGATCAGTACTTCTACCTTTGACACCCGACAGACCTATGATTATACCCAGAGCAACTTCCAGGGTCTCAATGTCTATCTCAATGGGCGCATACTCACACGAGGTTACGATTACGAAACAGGAATAGACAGCCCCACTGTGACTATCACGGTGCCATTGACAGTGGGAGATGTGATCTCGATCCGCGAATTTGCTGTCACATACGGCAACTTTGTACCCAATACCCCTACCAAGATGGGTTTGTACGGTGCCTATCGTCCACAGAAATTCCTAGACGAAACCTATGTCACACCCACGGAAGTGATACAGGGTCATGACGGATCCATCACTGTGGCCTTTGGCGATTATCGCGATGATGTGTTACTGGAATTTGAAACACGCATATTCAACAACATCAAGATAACGAGTTCGATTCCTTTGACCCAGGATGAAATCATTCCCGGACAATGGAGACAGACCGATTACACGCTCCAAGAGATAACAAATATTCTCGCGCCTGACTTTTTGAGTTGGGTTGGCTGGAACAAACTTGACTACACCGCCCAGACCTATGTTAGCGACAACGGATTCACTTGGAACTACAGTCAGAGCGCCAACAAGATCGATCAACAACCATTGCTGGGAGCCTGGAGAGGCATATACAACTATTACTATGACACCACTACTCCCAACACCACACCGTGGGAAATGCTGGGATTTTCTGAAAAGCCAAATTGGTGGGAAGACTACTACGGCCCTGCACCTTATACTTCGGGCAACTTGGTGCTGTGGGAAGATCTGGCCAATGGTCTGGTGAGAGATCCTGATGGTGAATATGTGATACCCCTATTCCGCCGGCCGGACTTGCTGCAAGTTATCCCGTCGGGATCAGAAGGTGCGCTGTTACCACCCATTGACGTGGCCACCGGCAACTATGACGCGACCAGTTTCCGTAGATCCTGGGTGTTTGGTGACGATGGTCCGGTAGAGAATGTGTGGCGCACATCATCCGCCTGGCCATTCGCTGTGATGCGGCTATTGGCCTTGACCAAACCAGCCAAATTTTTCAGTCTGTTTGCGGACCGAGATCGCTATGTGTTTGATCCGAATCTGGATCAGTATCTCTGGGACGGCCGTTATAGACTAGATGCCAAGCAGTTGACTCCTCTCTACGGCGAAGCCATAGACGGCCAGGCCACAAGCAAAGCAAGTTACATCAATTGGATAATTGATTATAATCGCCAGCGCGGCACCAACAGCACAGTGAGTCTTACCGAAACTCTCAACAACATTGGGGTACGGCTGTGCTGGCGCGTGGGCGGTTTTACTGACAAACGCTATCTCAAACTTTTCACAGAGCGCTCGACACCCAACAGCCTCAACACCAGCCTGCTGCTGCCGGACGAGAGTTATCAGATCTTGCTATACAAGAATCAACCATTCCGCCAGAGTGTGTTCAGCAGTGTTGTGGTACAGAGCACGGACACAGGGTGGCAGGTGTACGGATACAGCACCACACGTCCTTATTTCAATGTGCTGGCCAGCAGGCCCAATGGTAATTTTACCGTGATAACTGCCGGCGGTCAGACCGTGAGGGTAGCGTTGGACCACAGTGATGACGTGGTACAGGTGCCCTACGGATATACCTTTACCTCACTCACGGCCGTGTGTGATTTCCTTTACAGTTACGGTCTGCTGTTAGAACAGCAGGGATTCGTGTTCGACACACGTGAAAATGGTTATATCATGAACTGGCTGCAGATGGCCCAGGAATTTTTGTATTGGGCTAATCAAGGCTGGGCTCCTGGATCGATCATCAACCTCAATCCAGGAGCCACAAGAGTATCTATCTCACAACCTTTCAGTGTGGTGGACAGCCTGGCTGAATTGCGACCAGAAAATCTCATTCTGAATCAAAATCGTCAACCATTACCGTCCGGCAATCTCGTGATAGAACGCCTGGAAAACAAATTCCAGGTCACCAGTCTGACCAGTGATACCATAAATTTCCTCAATCTCAACTTCACAGCCTTTGAACATCTGGTCATCATTGACAACGTCACTGTGTTTGCTGATCTCATATATGAGCCCGTGACTGGTGCACGCCAGAGCCGTATCTTGGTATCCGGTGCCATCTCCGGCGACTGGAACGGCACAGTAGATGCGCCAGGTTTTGTGCTCAACGAAGACAACATACAGGAATGGCGACCAAATCAGCAGTACAGCAAGGGCGAGATCGTGTTGTTCAAGAACGAATACTGGTCCGCTTCTGAGATCATACAGCCTTCTCAAGAATTTGATTACACACTCTGGGTCAAGAGTGACTATGACCAGATACAGACTGGCCTCCTGCCCAATGCTGCCAATGCTTCTGACCAATTGGCATCTGCGTATTCCATCTATGATGCGGCCCTGGATCAAGAAGTGGATCTGTTCAGTTTTGGATTGATTGGATTCCGTCCGAGAGAGTACATGCAGGCCCTGAATCTCGACGATGTCAGCCAAGTAGGATTGTACCAGCAGTTCCTAGGCAGCAAAGGCACACTGCGCAGCGCAGAAATTTTCAGTCTGGCCGATCTGGGCAAAGAAATCGCGCAGTATGATATTGATGAATACTGGGCCATCCAGCGCAGCCAGTACGGCGCTACTGCCAATCGTAATTACATAGAACTACAACTCAATGCCGCTTTGCTCAAGAGCGATCCCAGTCTGGTGCAGGTTGTACAACCCCAACAGGTCTCGCAGGCCGACCAGGCAATTTTATTGCAAAACATCTGGAAAAGCAGTGCACCGTTGAACAGCACTGATATATTCCCTACCACGCTGGTAGCAGCACGTGATGCATCTTTGCCGTCGGCTGGCTATGTCAATCTTGAAGATGTAAACTTTACCACGTTTGATCTTGACACACTCACTGATATATTGAGCAGGATCGGCAGCATCGAACAATTGGCCGTGGGCAGCACTATCTGGGTAGCCAAAAGCAACGCCTACGATTGGAATGTGTATCGAGCCGAGCGAGTTCCTGGAAATATCATCACAGTCAGTGACAATCTCGATGGCCTTGCTCTCGTGGAGTTCAATCGCCAGCACGGATTGAACACTGGAAATCAACTGGTCATCAGATTCTTCGACGAAGAAATTGACGGTGCATATCGCGTGCGCGGTGTCCCCAGCCTTACCAGCCTGTTGATTGATTACCAGTTTGTAGGTGCTCAGACCACAGCTACTGGCCAAGGACTGGGATTCACTCTGCAGACTGCTCGAGTCGCACAAGCCAGTGACATAGTGGGATTGTCCTACAGCAAATTACTTGTACCAGGCAGCCTTACTTGGGTCGACGACATCGGTATCGGCCGCTGGGCCGTGATAGAAAAAACCAATCCGTTTACTCCAGCAGACCAGGTAGATCCTGAACTTCCTGTGGAGAATTCTCGATTTGGCGCCAGCCTCACACAAGGCTTCCAGAATCTGGCAGCCATGGTTGGCGCACCGGGCTACGCCGGAGATGACAGTGCTCTGTCCGGAGCCAAAGGTGCGGTCTATACCTATGTCAAGATCGACACTGGTCGTTATGCACAGAACATAATCCTGTTGCTAGAAACTGAAGAAGCTCAAGGATTTGGCAATGCCATGGACATGGGCGACCAGACCTGGGCCGTGATAGGCGCATCAGCCAGTTGGAGCGGACGCGGTTATGCCGTGATTATATTCAATCCTCCCACCAGCAATGCATTCACTCAGCATCAGATCTTGCTGAGAGACACAGATGTGCAGGCCGGCGACGAGTTTGGCTACAGCGTGACTATCAGCCAAAATGAACGTTGGCTCTATGTGGGTGCACCGGGCAACAACAGAGTTTTCGCCTATGGTCGTGTGGACGTACAAGAACAAAGCGTGCGATATGTCACCGACGGGGAAACCGGTGCCTTTAATTACAACAATTCTATCACAGTAGCTGATGGTAGTCAGTTGGTAGTGGTACTCAATAATGTGGTACAGATCCTCAATACCGATTTCACGATAGAAAGTGGCAACGTTGTTTTCCCAGCGCCACCCCTCACGGGACTACCACTGATAATCACACGTCGCACCACACTGACTCCAGTGGGAGACGGAATAGAAGATACCTATGATCTCAGTGAGTTATATTCTGCTGATAATATCTATAGTTTTGCGGTCTATCTAGACAATGTGATACAGCGTCCTTACCAAGACTATACTTTCGACAGCAATACCAAAGAATTGGTATTTGCAGACCCGCCGGCAAATACCTCGCAGATTTCCATCAGGGCCACTACCTGGTGGCGTCCAGTCGCCGCACTCACTGATGCTGGGGTAGTCAATGGTGCGAGATTTGGTAACAGTGTCAGCACCACTACAGATGGCCGACAGGTCCTGATCGGAGCACCGTTCCAAGGACAAGCCGACACAGTGTCTGTGGCAGCAGGATCTTTTTCGATCGGCCTCGATTATCAGATTGAAACAGTGGGCACCACAGATTTTACCTTGATCGGCGCTGCTTCCAACACTGTGGGACTGGTTTTCACAGCCACAGGAACAGGCACCGGTAACGGCACAGCAGTACGCTATCAGCGACAAGGTTGTACCTATGTGTTTGATCGCTCAGTGGAAAGATTCCAGATAACCAATGCTTCACAGACTACGTACACCACTGTCGAGAGCTTGACCAATCCGGGTGCTCCGATCAATGTAAAACTCAACGGATCTTTCCTCACAAACTCCACAGGCAATCCCAGCGGAGGATTCTCTATCACAGGTGCCAACACCGTGGACATTTCAGTGGATCTTGCTGTGGGAGACATCCTGGAGATAGAAACCAATCAATTTACTCTATTGCAGGTCATCGAGGACAGCGCACCATTCGAATCGGCCCGCTACGGCACAGTAGTGGATCAATGTATCAATGACTGTAGTCTGTATGTCGCTGCGCCTTATGATGGTAGCGTGCTGCCTGAGGCCGGACATGTGCAGTTCTTGCAGAATCAGAGCAGAGTCTATGGCACGACCACTTCTCGTCGGGCCAATGCTACACTGACTCCGGGAGAATACCTGCGCGTCAATAATACCTATCTGGCAGTGAGCACACCTGCTACCTGGAGTTCTCTGTCAGCGTATGCGGCTGGAACTTTCGTGCTAGACGGTACAGATCTGTTCCGCGCTGTCATTGCTGTACCGGTAGGCACAGCGATCACCGATCTTGATCACTGGTTACCTACAAATTGGGCTGCTGTTCTGTCTCAAGACATCAATGATAGCGGCATCCCCAACGTGTCAGCCAGCCTCACTGACAGCGATGTAGAATTTGAAGGTGATGGAGATACCACTGAATTCTCTGTGGGCACAGCCTACTCTGCGGCAGATTCATACACAACTTTGGTTTATGTTGACAATGTGATACAAGCTTCGCCTGGTGACTATGTCTACGACAACAATGATGAGACTGTGACATTCTCGACGGCACCCAATCGTGGTTCTACTGTCAGAGTCATAGCTTCGAGACTGATCATATCCGTGATCAACGATGCCGCAGCAATTCCGTTGAGCAAACTCGCAGTGTTACCAGCATCCGATGCCGGCGGTATCGCCTTGTTTGATGATCTCGATTTTGAAACTTATGCAAGCCAGCAGATTATCCAGAGTCCGGTACCTCAGGCCTATGCGCACTTTGGTGCCGCAGTGTTCATCAGCGATAGCGTGGTTGATCTGGTTGTGGGTGCACCGCAGGCCACGGCCTTCAACCCCACTACTTTTGACAATGGTACCACGATATTTGATGCTGCCAGCACCAACTTCTTGGATCCGGTGTCCGAGAGTGGTGCTGTCTATACGTTTGAGCTGCTGCCCGCAGCCAATGCATCTGTGACCAACCCTGCACAGTGGATATTCGGTCAGCAGTTGTACGATCCGTTGGTAGGCCCGTTGGACCAGTTTGGTACCGCAGTAGATTACACCACTGGTGTGCTCCTGGTAGGTGCACCAGGAGAGGATGCCGGGGACAGCAATGCCAACTACGGTACAATAATAGAATTTAACAATCCTGACCGTCAACCGGCTTGGTCGATCAAGAGACTGCAACAGCCGGTGGTCGATATCGATCTCATGAACACAGTGTTCATGTATGATCTCAACACTTCTGGTACCAAACAATATTTTGATTTCTTTGATCCTTTGCAGGGCAAGATCCTGGGCGCAGTACGGCAGAATCTTGATTACATCGGCGCAGTGGATCCAGCAGCCTACAACGTGGGCGCATTGAACAACTATGGCAATCGATGGGGACAGGATCGTGTGGGTCAAGTCTGGTGGGACACTAACCGTGCCAGATTCATCGATCCCAATCAAGACGACATAACCTATGCCAGCCGCAGATGGGGACAGCTTTTCCCAGGATCCAGCGTAGAAATATACCAATGGGTCAGCAGTTCGGTACCTCCTGCACAGTACACAGGCCCAGGAATACCCAAGTACACCGACAGTTATGTGATCACGTCCAACATCAATGAACAAGGTGTATTTGGAACCACATACTTCTTCTGGGTCAGTGGTATCCGCACTGTGGATCGCACTGCCCGCAAGACCTTGAGCATCGATACGCTCGCACGCTACATCGAGAATCCTCGCAGCAGCGGTATCGCTTACATCGCTCCCATGAACTCTAGCACTGTGGCCATCTACAATGGTCTAGAATACATCTCTGCGCAAGACACAGTGATACATGTAGAATACGATCAAACCCCCAATGATGCTGTGGTGCACGTGGAATACCAGTTGGTGGCTCAGGATCGCGGCGACTCATTCTTGACCGACGGGTTGTATCGCAAACTGCAAGACAGTTTCTGCGGCGTAGATCTAGTGGGAAATCCTGTGCCAGATCCCAGACTGGCACCCAGCGAGCTCTATGGCGTACAGTTCCGTCCTCGCCAGAGCATGTTTGCCAACAGGTTCTTGGCCTTGGAAAACTATCTAGTAGAAGTCAATCGAGTGATGGCCCAGTACCCCTTGGCAGAAAGTCGCAAGTTTCCTTTGTTGCTGAGCGAGGATCCAGAGCCAACACCGGGATCTGGCGCATGGAACAAGCGTGTGGCCGACCTGGCAGAACTCAGTTACCAAGATTTGCAAGCAGTGCCGGTGGGATATCTCTATCTTGTTGGCAATGACAGTGATAACAATGGTCTATGGACCATATACGAAGTACAGTCTGGGACTGTACCCGGAAGCCGTGTATTGGGGCTGATACGGGTGCAAAGTTATGATACCAAACTTTACTGGAAGTACATCAACTGGTATCAGGCAGATTACAATCCTCTCACAGTGATCACGGCCGAAGTCGAGAATTTTGCTGACCTAGCCACTCTCACCCTGCCTGCCGGAAGCACAGTCAAGGTACTGGATAACGCCGCGGGCAAATTTGAAATCTATAGACTTGACGCAGATAATTGGGTGCGCGTGGCTCTGCAGGACGGAACCATGGAGATCCTGCCGCAGATATGGGACTACAGCCTGGGACGATTTGGGTTTGACGTAGAAGTGTTTGATGCACAATACTTCGATCAGGAGCCCGTGACAGAGACACGCAGGATCATCCAGAGCATCAATCAAGAAATATTCATCGACGATCTTGAAATCGAGCGTAACCGTCTCTTGATCCTGATGTTCAACTTCATCCTGAATGAACAGATCGCACCGATATGGTTGACCAAGACCAGCCTCATCGATGTGAATCACACTGTGCGACGCCTGGAACCATTCCAGATCTATCGACAAGACAATCAAGACTTTGTGCTGAATTACATACAAGAAGTCAAACCCTATCATACCCAGATCAGAGAATTCAATCTAATCTACAGTGGTGACGATGTATGGGATGGTACAGTCACAGATTTTGACGTGCCTGCCTATTACAACACCACAGAGCGTATGTTTGTGAGTCCGGTGTTGGACGATACCGGAACACTGAGCACCACATCTAGCACACCCAGCACCAGTGCAATTTGGCAGACCTTGCCTTGGAGCCAGTGGTATCAGAATTATCTCTTGAGCATAGCGTCAGTCACAGTGATCGATGGAGGATCTGGTTACACTGTTCCGCCCGAAGTGATAGTGACCGGAGAAGCCGAGCGTCCAGCCATCATGCAAGCACGAATCAACACCGCGGGCGCAGTGGTCGGAATCGACGTGATCGATCCTGGCCTAGGATACCTGACCACTGCGCTGATTTCTTTTGATGGAGGCAACGGTACCGGAGCCCGAGCAGTGGCAGTGATGCAGAACCAATTGGTGCGTGATTTCGCTGTGACGATCAGGTATGATCGATATGAGTATCAGTCCACGATCCGCGAATGGCAACCCAACGAAAACTATGACAATGGCACACAGGTGCGCTATCTAGACCGTGTTTGGGCAGCCAGCAGCGATGACAGCACCGGAGTACAGAGTGCTACATTTGATCCAGATCAGTGGACACTGGTCAATGCTGCCACACTGAGTGGTGCAGATCGCACCATGGGATTCTACGCACCTGGACCAAACGAGCCCGGGCTAGATCTAGCCCAATTGATATCCGGAGTAGACTACCCGGGTGTGCAGGTATCGGCACCCACCTTCAGTCAGAACACAGGCTTTGATGTGGGCAATTTTGACATCAACCCGTTTGACAACATCTCCATTGGGCCAGAAGGTCGTCCCACTTATGACCCTGCGATCTTGGATGCGATCTATGAGAGCGAATTCACTGATCCTTATCTAGGCACCTTGCCGGCACCGGCCTACGCCGGCGATCCTCCCAACGGCGGCCCAAATCCCATCGTGGTAAGCGGTGGTGCCTTTGTCGACACTTATTCGAGCCATGCGCCAGAAGAACTGGTTCCGGGCGCTATATTTGATACCTTGGACTTCCGCGTGTTCACTACGCCGGGTTCGGATTGGACCCAAGACGGTCACGGGTACGATCAAGTAGATATCATCTACACCTACGATACAGAAAACAATACCTACAGTTGGGCTGATCTGGTAGATTATCCTGTGGTCATTGGTGTGTGGAACGGCACACAAGGTCTGCAGTTAGATCTCGGAGCGGACTACACTGTGGATTGGGTGGCACAGACAGTGACCGTGACTTCGGGTGCGCTCAACGGCGATTTGATCTTGATCGCTGCTTATAATCTTGGTGGTGGCAATCAGATTTTCCGTAACAGTTACACCGGAACAGATCTTAGCAACAACACCCTGGTCATACCGGTGCAAGACATGCTGATAGAAGAATTGGTAATCTTCGTCAATGGTTCTCCTGTTTCTGGATTTTCGTCAGCACCTTATCAGACTTTTGAAACTGTCATAACTTTCTCATCATCCTATGGCGCCGCCGACGCTATCACTGTGATAGCCTTGGGTTCCGTAGACGATAGTTTGCCGTATTCGTGGAGCACTCCGGTCACTCAATACGCCGTGGCCACAGGTTCTTCTCTGGCATTTACCCTGACCAACAGCCTGCAGGGCACCAATCCGGCCAATCTCATAGTGTGCAAAAACGGCACACGAGCCCGGCCCGCCGAAGGTGTAGAGTATCTGTCGGATGGATCTAGTCTGCAATACTATCTACCAAATCGCGGCGGATATAACCAGGGTCTGATCGCTGACAACGAAGTCAGTATCTATATCAACAACGAACCATTGATATTAGGGGTCCAGTTTTTTGTTGATCCTTTTGTATCAGGATCTGATCGTACCATCACTCTGGCCGAGTTACCTCCAGTAGGCGCTGTGATCTTGATATCCGTGAATCACGCCGCTGATTATTATGTCAGCGGTGATACCTTGATCTGGAGACCCACCAGTGGACTATTGCCTATCGCTGGCGATATCATCAGCATTACCTCATTCAATGATACCAGCCAGCAGGAACTGCTGACACAGGTGTTCCAAGGACCAACTACCACAGGAATCGTGGTCGGCCAAGGTTATGATACCACAGTCTACGACGAAGGCAATATCAGCGGAGATCCTGGAAGTTTTGATTACTCCGAAGGCTCGGCTATCCAGACCAATGCTTTTGATACCGGTCGCCCGATAGAAAATCCCAGTCGCCTTACTGTGACGCTGGATGGTCGCTTCCAGGTCGAAGGAGAAGATTTTATTGTCGATGGAACCGCTGTAGTGATATTGGGACCGATCATAAACGCAGCGCAGGTCGTGGCCATCACCAGTGTGACCCAGAGCATACTGCCAGGTGAAATAGCATTCCGTATATTCCAGGATATGCGTGGTACACAGACCACTTATCGCATCACCGCTGCATCGACCACTGCGTTGACACAGATCCTCCGCCCACAAGATGATACTATCTACGTGGCAGATGCCAGCAGCCTCAGCGAACCCAATCTAGAACAAGGCCTGTTTGGTCTGATCACGATCAACGGAGAACGCATCGCCTATCGTAACAGAGACACCACTAACAATACCTTGAGCGGATTAAGGCGTGGTACCGCAGGAACCGGTGCCGCTGAGCACGCCGCAGGAACCGCAGTTTATGACATTGGAATAGGTAATCTGTTACCAGAAGCATACCAAGATCGCACGGTGAAAGAGGATTTCTTAGCCGATGGTTCCGAGACTACGTTTATTGCTTCGGGGGTTCCTGTGTCTTCACTCACGCTTGCGCAGGCACAGGAAGCGGTACAGGTATTTGTGGGAGGAATCTTGCAACTGGGTGGATACACTATAACTGCCAATGATCCGTTGACCGTGGTGTTTGATCGTGCTCCAACCAATGGATATCAGGTGACTGTGCTGGTACAACAAGGATTGAGTTGGTACGAGCCCGGAATAGGTACTGCAAGCAATGGTATCGCCCTGCAAGAAACTGATACTGCTGCTGCTAGGTTTATCCGGGGTACTTGATCAAGGTAAATAAAGCCATGGAAGATAAAAATAATCAACCCGATAAAGATGCGTACACAGGTCAGATTGTGAAACCGGCAACTCGGGCCAACGAAAGCGCAGGATTGAACATCGACGAGCACCTAAAGATCTTTGATCCGGAGTCTAAACAAGTATGGTTGGAGAAAAGAGCATGATGAGTCTGGGTCCTGTGATGGTCGAAGGTCGTATCAAGATCTTTGATCCCAACAGCAAAGAAGTTTTGGTAGAAAAGTCCAATGCTATCCATTATGAAAACATGAGCATCGCACTGGCACAAAGTCTAGCAAACAAAAACATAGGCTACATCTATGCCATGGCTTTTGGCAACGGTGGTTCCAGCGTGGATCCCACCGGAGTGATCACTTATCTCCCACCCAATGTCACGGGACAAAATGCTGATCTTTACAATCAGACCTACATCAAAGTGGTAGATGGTAATTCGGCTGCCAACACTGATCCCACACGCAACAATCTCACAGTGCTGCACACTGCAGGCAAGGTCTACACCGACATACTCGTGACATGTTTGCTGGACTACGGCGAACCGGCCGGGCAGCAGGCCTTTGATAACAGTACCAATTTCAACGGCGAATTTGTTTTTGATGAACTGGGACTGAAATCATGGGAAGGTGCTTCCGACGATTTGTTGCTGATTACCCATGTGATATTCCACCCGGTGCAGAAAAGCCTAAACAGGCAGATACAGATTGACTACACTGTGAGGATCCAGACGCTGACTAACCTCAGCACGACATAAATATGTATAGATTATTTGCCCATAAATACCTACAGGATACGGAGTAACTGACATGGCATATACCATAAATCTAACAGATGGCACCATATTTGCTACCATAGCAGACGGTACTATCAATACCAGTTCCAGCATGATACTGGTTGGCAAGAACTACGCGGGCTACGGAGAATTTCTAGACGAAAACTTCATTCACTTGCTAGAAAGTGGTTCTAACACAACCCCCCCTGGCGCACCACTGGTGGGCCAACTGTGGTGGGACAAGACCAATTCGGTAATGAAAGTGTACAACGGAACCACATTCAAAGTGATTTCTGCTGCCACTGCCAGCGCATCGCAGCCTACTTCCAACGTGGCCGGTGATCTATGGTTTGACACTGTGAATGGCCAGTTGAAAGTGTACAACGGCACCTCATTCATACTAGTGGGTCCTGCCAGCACATCGGGCCAGGGCACATCGGGCGCCATCGTTACCACAGTGGTAGATACGCTGTCCGTACAGCACGTGATCGTGCAATTGTTTGTGAACAATGTGATCGTTGGCATCGTATCCAAAGACGCTACATTCACTCCTAGCCCTGCGATTTCGGGTTTTGGCACCATTGGTCCTGGCATCCAACTCAGCACCACGGTCAGCAACGCTCTGTTCCGTGGCACAGTGACCAATGCACAGACCCTGGACGGATTCAATCCTGCAGATTTCTTGAGCGCGATCGCCAATGACACTACCTCCGGCACACTGGGAATCCTCAATGACACCGGACTCACAGTGGGTGCCGATCAGGATGCCAAGATATCCGTGACCACAGCCACATCGGCCGTGAATATCCAGAATCAAACCCAAGATGCCAACATCAACATCATCGTGAATGACGGCGGAACGCCGACCACTGTGATGAGCGTGAATGGAGCCACTGCACAAGTATCATTCCCCACCACAGTGGCCATCACTGGCAACATATCTATCGGTAATCTCACGGCCACAGGTACTGTGGCCGGTAACATTGTCAGTGCCGGCAGCATAACCAAGACCGGATCCAATGCAGTAGGCAACATCGGTTCGGCCAGCAACTATTTCAACCAGGTATTCGCTACAGCCACCACGGCTCTGTATGCCGACGTGGCTGAGCGTTTCGCAGCTGATGAAATTATGCTGCCTGGCACAGTGGTTGAGTTGGGCGGTTCTGCTGAAATCACTACGGCCAGCGGTGAACTCAGTGAAAATGTATTTGGTGTGATAAGTACTAGAGCAGCCTATCTCATGAATGGCGGAGCTGGTACAGACGAAACACATCCCCCGGTCGCAATGACTGGACGAGTACCGGTCCGAGTGGTAGGTACGGTTCGCAAAGGCGATCGATTGGTGTCAGCAGGCAATGGTCTAGCTCGAGCAGCCAATCCAGGAGAAGCCACTTGGAACAACACCATTGGTCGAGCCTTGGAAGACAGGATCGGCAGCGACGAAGGCACAGTTGAAGCCATCGTTACGATTAAGTAAAAAAGGATTTAGTTGCCCAGCTATCATATTAAAAAAATGACGCCTGCGATTTAGATCGCTTTACTGTAGTGTTGCTACAGAACGCCGTTGTTTGATAGCGTTGAATTAAATCAACTAATACAAAGGGAAAAAGAAATGGCTTACAGTTCTGGATCACTGATCATCGATGATGATTATAATATATTTGCCACGGGCAATGCCTCCGGCACAGGCGACAACAACGTGGCCAATCTCAACACGGTCTGGGGTACCGGAACCGGAGACAAGGGATGGGGACAGAGTAGCCCAGTTTCCGCGGTGAGCGCCGGATCGGTGATCACGGCCACACAATGGACCACGCTGCTTAATCGCATGACGGCCGAGGCCAATCATACCAATACTTCGATCACAGCAATTTCAAATCCCAGCGCAGGACAAACTATCACTGCTTTCACTGCTCTCAGCACCAATATCACCAACATTTTCAATGGTCGTAACAATGCCGCTGCTGTAGGATCCACTATCACCCTTAATGGTGTAGCCACGCGTAGCACCGCCTGGGCAACATCTCTCACAGCCACGCACACTGTAACATTCGCTTCCGCAGATGCCATGCGCTACTTCTTCAACGCAGGCGGACGTATCACCTGGGCCGGCGCACGTTCAGGTGGATCGGTCAATGACAAAAACACTTCCTGGACCAATCTTCTCACAGCCTGCGGTACGCTGAACTGGACCACGGGCACATCTACCCAGACCATCGCAGGAACTTCCTACACTGGAACCACCAAAGTGGGTGGCTCTGGTTCTCCTACCACACTGTTGACTGGCACTGGTTTCTATGATCTGACCACGGGCAACACCGAAGTATTCAAGCAATTTGCCAGCACATATCTTTACACCGTGAACTTTGTTTCCGTCAATGTGAGTTTGAATGCTGTTCCGGGTTCTTCCACAGTAATGACTTTCACTGTGCTGTTTTCGGATGTGGAAGCCTCTCCAGAAGAGAACGTGGACGGTACCTTGACATCCACCATAACCGCCGTGGCACCCAGCACTACCTATCTCTCAGCATCCTGGGGCACACCCACACTGGCCAGTTCGATCACCGGTAGCTAATCGGCAATACCAAATCGGTAAACGATCCGAACAAAAGGGGCTCAGAGCCCCTTTACTTTTGAAGTTTTTCCTGTTATCATTAAGCCTATGAGCGATCTCACTGAAAAAATACGCACTCGATTTGCCCACGAAGCCGCCAAAAAAATCCTCCGAGAAAAATATCAGGCCAAGATGCTGTTTGCACATGCAGGTGGCATGTGGCGGGCAGGCCCGGAATTACAGACCACTCTGTTGACCTGCCCTGATTCAGAGGCAGTGCTGCTCGATGTGTATGAAACACCGGTAAAAGTCCAAACACAAGAATTGTATCGTGTGTCTCAGCAGCGTTGGCAAGAGCAGATGAACGCTTGGTTGACTGAATGGACCGAACTGCAACGACAAAGATGAAAGGTGTGTTGGTCTATGCTTTCAACAACGGCCGCGTGGACTATTGGCGCCAGGCCGTGTGGTGCGCTGACCGCGTGTCACGACATCTGGCCCTGCCTGTGACCATAGTGACCGATCAGCAGAGCCAACAAGATCGGCACTGCAGCCACGACATCGTGATTGCCCAGGCACGTTCTGGCGGAACTAGATTGTACGATCACAAAAATGACACAGCCGGGCACGCATGGTACAACAGCAATCGGTATCAGAGTTATGATCTAAGTCCTTACGAACAGACCCTGGTCCTGGACAGCGACTATGTGGTCTGCAGCGATCAGTTGCTGACCTTGTTTGGTAGCGGCATCTCTGTCACAGCCATGAAGCATGTGTACGATGTGACCAACAGAGACCAATTCCGATTGTATCAACACATATCTGCGCACAGAGGATTGCATCACTATTGGGCCACTGTGCTGTACTTCGACCGCAGTGTGCTTTCGCGAGATTTCTTTGCACTGATGAACATGATTTCCAATAACTACAATCACTATGCACAGATCTATGACATGCCCAGCCGACCTTTCAGGAATGACTTCGCTGTGAGCATAGCCTTGAACACGATATATGGTCATGTGCCGGAAGCCGTTCCAGAGATCCCCTGGGCCATGGCCAATGTTTTCAGCGACGTAGATATCACGCAGATATCTGATGATGTGTTTGATCTCACTTATGCAGCAGGCAGCCAGGCACGGCGTGTGCGGATCTCTGGACAGGATTTCCATTTTATGAACAAAGTGGCGTTGGAGAAGATCTGTGCAGTTTGAACACGAACGCGGATACTTGGTGATCGCCCAGAATACTGACACAGTGGACTATCTGCGCTGTGCCCGTGTGTTGGCCCGTAGCCTGCGCCGTGTGGAACCCGAGGCCAAGATATGTCTCCTCACTGATCGCGCTGACGTTGACGCTGAAGATTTTGATTTTGTAAGGACTTTCCCCTTTGGTGACCAAAGCGGAGACAGTGAGTGGAAGTTGCACAACGATTGGCAGTGCTTCTATGCTACGCCTTTCCGCCAGACCATCAAGATCGAAGCCGACGTAGTGGTACCCCACAGGATAGATCATTGGTTTGATGTCTGCCAGAGTCGAGACGTGGTCTTGACCATTGGTGCGAGAAACTGGCGCAACGAGTTATCCCCATCCCGTCATTATCGCAAAGTGTTTGACGACAACGACCTTCCTGATGTATACAATGCCATCACTTACTGGAGATTTAGCCGAGACGCTGAGATCTTTTTCAATACAGTAAAAAAGATCATGGGGGCCTGGCCAGCAGTGATGTCCGAATTAAAATTCGCGGCTGATCAACCCGTGAACACTGATCTGGCCTATGCGGTAGCAGCAAAGATGCTGGGCACAGAAAAATTCACGTTGCCGATGTCGGTTCCTAGCATGATACATCTCAAGCCTAGATTCAATAATCTGGCCTCTGACTCCTGGTGCAAAGAACTGGTATGGGAGATACTGCCCGATGGCATACGCATCAATACCGTGAACCAGACATGGCCTATACACTATCAGGAAAAAGCATTCGCCGAAGAGTTGGAGCGCCACTATGGATGAATTCTGGAAAGCAGTGGCAGAGGTCAACTGGGCTCCGCCTCCTCCGCCCGAATATCGTGTGTATTACGATCCTGCCACTGGTGACATCATCGAGTACACCACCGAACATCACGACGGGGAATTTATCGTGGTGGACCGAGAAACATTTGCCTGCAATCGATTTGAACCCAAGATACGCGACGGGAGGATCACTTGGCCAGGTCCGCAAATCACCAAATTGGTACACAGTGCTGAGGGCACGACCTGCGATCCCTATGACATCACGATCATCACAGATGCGCTCGAAGCACAACATTGGAGATTGAAGATCTATGAAAGTTGATATCGCAGAACTGGACTGTGTATACCTCAGTTACGATGAACCCGAGAAAGAAGAATTCTGGGTCAAGATACGAAATATGGTGCCCTGGGCTCGGCGTGTGGATGGTGTGAAAGGATCCGATGCTGCACACAAGGCTGCTGCCGATGCTTCAGACACAGAACGTTTTATCTTGATTGACGGTGACAATATTCCGGATCCGGAGTTTTTTAATCTCACCATGGAATTCCCAGACGAGTCATGGGAGCAGGCGGTGTTCCGTTGGCGTGCCCGCAATCATATCAATGGTCTCATGTACGGTAACGGTGGTATCAGTTCGTGGACAAAGGATTTTGTGCTTAACATGAAGACCCACGAAAATACCGACGGACGCGACGAGACCGTAGTGGAATTTTGTTTTGATCCCTTGTATTGGCCCATGCACGATTGTTACAGTACCACGTATCCTAATGGGTCGGCTTTCCATGCCTGGCGTGCAGGATTCCGTGAAGGTGTGAAGATGTGTTTGGATGCCGGCCGTCGTCCTACCACGGCAGAATTCCGTGACCGAGTACATCGACGCAATCTCGATCATCTCACTATCTGGCACAATGTAGGACAGGATGTGGAACATGGTGCATGGGCCATAGCTGGTGCTCGTCAAGGTACCTTTAAGACCATGCTTACAGACTGGGATTATAGAGAAGTACAATGGTTTGATGCGCTGGAACGTATATGGAACGAAGAAACAGCACAGCAAGATCCTGACAGCATCAGTAGAGATTGCGAAGATGCGCTAAAAATCCAACTGGATTTGCCTATGTGCATGATGCCGGCGTCGCAGAGTCGATTTTTCAAACATCACTATCGTAGCAACTGGCACAATCGAGGAGTGATGACACGAGAGATTGACGTGATAAGGCAACAAGAAGGATGGTAAGATATACCCATTGGTAAAGGATAAAAATGCCCGCAAAACTTTTCTCTCAAATTTTTTCTCAAGATGAGATCAAACAGATAATAGACTACTATGCCACGCAACCGGTAATGGCACAGGACGAATGGTCCATCAACAAAGGTCTAGAATATTTCATACCAGGTAGTTTTATCGAAAAACTTTGCGGCCCAAAAATAACGGCAGTACTGGGTCCTCATGAATTTGCTACTGGTGCCTATAAAGAATGTATCAAACCATATCCATTGCATGTGGACACCCATGTTGCTCATGATGAACTGAAAACCGTGACCAATTTTTCTGATCGTAAGATTCATGATCGGGCTCTATTGATACCATTGGTTCAAGGAGATTTTTTTAGAACAGTAATTTTTGATTGTGTATCATCCGAGAATGATTTTGATGATGATATTGTTAATTGGATAGGACAACCGAATCATTTGCAGATCGAAGATTTCTCCCATTGTGTCAGAGACTTTAATCGGCACATCCAGTATCTGCCAGTGGACTTAGATTATAAGTGGTCACTCGGAGACATGATAATGTGGAATCGAGATCAATTACACATCAGCACAGATTTTACAAGGTCGACTCAAACTAAACGATTCTTGATATTTTTCGTAGCATGATTGATATTTTGATATGTTCTGTACCGGGCACTTTTAGTGATAGGCCTGCATTGGCTCCGGCAGTGTTAAAAGCATCTGTACAGGAATACGGCTACACAGCAGTGGCATTGGATCTAAATATCGAGGTGTACAACGCCGTTAAGAAAAGCAGCAATCGAGTCATGCTGGAAAATTTTTTCCTCCGCCAAGAAATCAGTCCGCAGACTTCGACTGAAATCGGAGACTTGATAGAATATTGTATACAGCGTATCGTGTCTTATAAACCTCGGGTATTGGCACTGAGTTTGCTAACACAAGACAATCAGTTTTTCGCGATCTGGCTGTGTTGGTATGTTAAAATACAACATCCAGAATTACATATCGTGATAGGTGGCAGCGGAATCAAAAATTTTATCGCAGAATCTAACATCAGTTTTGCCCAACTTTTATACGATAAATCGTTGATTGACGGTTATATCAACGGCGATGGAGAGTGCAGTCTGGTAGAGTACCTCAAGGACAATCGTGATTTTCCTGGAATAAATCACAGTGATTGGGAACCCGTGCAAGATCTAAATGCAATACCTTTTGCGGATTTTGATGATTATACTTTTTCCAATTACAAAGAACCTGGAATTCCTATCTGCGACAGCAGAGGCTGTGTTAGATCCTGTGAATTTTGTGACATAATAGAACACTGGAAAAAATATCAATATCGCAGAGCAGAACATATCTTTGAAGAAATGCAGCATCAGATCCAGAAACACAACATCAAACGTTTTTTCTTTTATAATAGCCTGACCAATGGAAACATGAAAGAATTTCGTAAACTGTTGGAAATGATTAGCGATTACAACAGTCGATGTCCAGAGCAGACTATTTCCTGGGATGGTTACTTTATCGTCAGAAATAGCAAGCAGCATCCTGACGAATTATGGCAATTGATTAAACGAAGCAATGGTTCTCTGCAACTTGGTATCGAAAGTGTAGTAGAGCCGGTACGTGTGTCCTTAGGAAAAAACTTCACCAATCCAGACATCGATTATCATCTAGAAATGGCAAAAAAATATCAAATACCGTTGCTGTTGTTGTTAATCGTTGGCTATCCAACTGAGACCAAACAAGATTTTGAATATACTAAACAGTGGTTCCGCGATCGAAAAGATTTCGCTGGCGATCCTGTGACACAGGTTGTTTTTAGCTTGGCTGCCATATTGCCAAATACCAAGTTGGATAGAAAAAGCACAGAATATGGAATTACTAAAGGAGAAATCCCCACAATCTGGATGCAACAATCTATATCAGTTACCTTGCAAGATAGATTACAATATCATAATGAACTCGGCCAATTGCTTCAAGATTTACGATTCAGTGTCAGTGACGGCGGGAAATCAGTTGAAGTTTTCCAGGCGGAGATTTCATGAAACAGGTTCCTGTGTCTCTGATGATACAATCCCATCATTGTAACGGATCAATGTCTTTGAAACTGTTCAACGATGATCGGAATCTTCTAGATTTGACAAGTCTAGAATCGGGCCATCACAAACTAGATTTCATGATCGACTGGCCTTCAAAGATAAGGATCTTTGTCGAAGGAAAAAATCAAAACGATACCGAGGTCGACAGCGGTGGTAATGTGATAGCAGATAAAGCCATTGAACTCATCTCAATCATGATAAACAATTTTCCATTACATCCTGATCTAATAGATAAATTATGTTGCTGCCGCAGATCAAATCAACAGTCTATAAGTCATGAGAATTATTGGGGCTTTAATGGACTAGTGGAAATCATTTTCGATCATGCCAACCCATTGAGATTTATGTTGGCATTATCGAGTAAATTTGAAATACCACGATTAGAAAATCAATGACCACTAACAAAAGCCAATTCCTCAGCGACGCTGAATCGATAAAAGAACGACTGGATTCAGTGAGCCCTTGCCTGTGCTTGGCCAAATGGAAGCAGGTCAGCCTGCACCTTACTACTGGACTCAATAATAGTTGTTACCATCCACCGTTACATCGCATACCCATAGAAGAGATCAAACGCGATCCGGGTGCGTTACACAATACCCAGCACAAAAAAGAGCAACGGAAAATGATGTTGCGTGGCAAAAGGCCTGCTGAATGTCAGTACTGTTGGAACATGGAAGATCTTGGTCAGATGTCGGACCGTCACTATCGTTCTGGAGAGCCCTGGGCTGCCGTGGATTTCGACCATATCGCAAATTCAACCGGAGATGAAGATGATGTCGTACCTAGTTATGTTGAAGTTAATTTTAATCACGCTTGCAATCTCAAGTGCAGCTATTGTAGTCCACAATTTTCGTCATCTTGGCAGGATGAATCGCAACGTCTGGGTGCCTATCCTACTAGCACTCCTCATAACGCTCCCGAGCATTTCCTTGGAGATCGTCGCCCGATCCCTGTGAGAGAATATAATCCCTATGTGGAAGCCTTCTGGCAGTGGTGGCCTACACTGTATCCCAAACTCAGGCATTTCCGCATGACCGGTGGCGAGCCGCTCATGGACAAGAACACATATCGAGTGTTTGACTACGTATTGGCCTTGCCCAAACCAGATCTGCATCTCAACGTCACAAGCAACTTCTCGGTGGAAGAGAAACTGTGGCAGAAGTATCTAGACTATACCAAAAGTCTTTGCTCGACCAATATCGAACACTTCATGCAGTATGTTTCAATCGATTCGGGCTATATCGCACATGCCGAATACATACGCCACGGATTAGATGCTGCCAAATGCCTAGGACGTGTGGCACAGTGGCTGGATGAGATACCGGGACGAAACAGTCTCACTTTCATAATCACTATGAACAATCTGTCAGTGCTGGGTCTGCAGAAACTTTTGGAATTTGTTTTAGATCTAAGACGCACACACAGCACCACCTATCAACGTGTGTGGTTCGACACGCCGGTGCTTCGACAGCCTGCTTGGCAGAGCCTGCAGACCTTGCCCGAAAGTTATGCTGCCATCTTGGAACGCACCGCAGACTGGATGGAACTGAACATGGAAACCGCAGCGGATCCTTTCCACGGATTCAAAGATTTCGAAGTGCAACGTCTGAGGCGTGACATAGCCTGGATGCGTAAAGGTCAGACCTTGCCGGCGCAGCAAGTAAATAAAGACAAAGCAGATTTTTATCGTTTCTTTTTAGAACACGACCGACGCCGCGGTACCAATTTCCTGTCAACATTTCCTGAAATGACTGCCTGGTGGAAAGAGTGTGAATACCATGCCAAACAATGATCTAGAATTCCGCCAGCAAGTGCTGGACCCAATCTCTTCCAGTTTCTGCGGAGCCAAATGGTACAATGCCACCATCTGGCTAGGTTCCGGCATGACCACATCATGCCACCATCCCCCGGCGCACCCGGTCGACATTGATGCAGTGAAATCCAATCCCCGCCTGTTGCACAACACCGCCCAGAAGAAACAGGACCGTGCAGACATGCAGGCTGGTCGCAGGCCCGCAGGCTGTGAATACTGCTGGAAGATCGAAGACATGGGGCGCGATGCTGTGAGCGATCGCATATATAAGAGCAAGATTTATGAAATACATGACCTACATACGGCTGCTCGCACGCCGCCAGATCAAGATATCAATCTCAAAACCCTTGAGATATCATTTGATCGTACTTGCCAGTTTGCTTGCTCTTACTGTAATCCTGCTTTCAGTAGTACATGGGTTAAAGATATTAGGAACCATGGACCCTACCTCGACCTTGTTTCAGACGGTAGAAATCATTTTACTCACGAGCATGATAGTGCTCAACGCTTTCGCTTTGGAGAACGTAATCCATACGTGGATGCGTTTTTCTCGTGGTGGGAAACCGATCTTCACCGCACACTGGACGAACTCCGTATTACAGGCGGCGAGCCGCTCATGTCCGGATACACATGGAAACTTGTTGACTGGTTCCGGGACAATCCAGGACGATCCAAAACCAGACTGGCCATAAACTCAAATCTTGGCATGGAATTTGACACGATCAAGAGATTGTTGGATTCCACCCAGGGCCTTGAACTAGATATCTATACTTCAAACGAAAGCATGGACGTACATGCCGAGTATATCCGCGATGGCCTGGCCTGGCCCCAGTGGATCTACAACATGCGACAGATCATGGAATCCGGCCGTGTGCGAGCTCTGCACGTGATGTGCACCATAAATGCCTTGTGCCTAGAGAGCCTGCCGGAATTCCTGGATCAACTCATGTGGTGGAAAAATCACTACGGAACCAATTTCCCCAACTTTACCCTGAATATCTTGCGCTTCCCCAGTTTCCAGTCGCCCTTGGTATTGCCTGACGATATCCGCATGCGGCATCGAGATCGTCTACAGTGCTGGCTGGATCAGTGGACCAACAATGTCATGCTGCAGGAACATGAACGCAACCATGTCAGACGGCTGATAGACTATCTTGACGTTGTCAAAACTCCGCACAGCGACGCGTTTGACATGCCACGATTACACAACGACTTCCGTCGGTTTTTTACCCAGTACGATCAACGCCGCGGTAAAGATTTTGTCACGACTTTTTCAAATCTCAAAGATTGGTATCTCTCATTATGACCATGCTGGAACTGATAGATCAGTATCAAAAAATTTATGACGTCGTGGCAGTGATTAATCTGGATCAGTGCTTTGACGTACCGTTTTATCAAAGAGAAATTTGGCTCAAATCGCAGATCGAACCTGCGTGGAGAAACCAATTCACTGAAAATCAGCGGGTGATTTTCACCATGACTCAGGGCGAGGAGTATAGTTCGCAGCACAGCCAGCGACCCAACATACTTTCTATTGTGCAAAAACTTTTAAATGAAGTTGATATCAGCAATTGTTTTGTGATTGTGCTGACCAATGACTGCCAAAATGTCGAATCACAAAAACAATATCTCAAACAGATCAGCACAGATAGCACTGCAATCACTTGGTACGTGTTTGATGATCCTCCATGGCCTGGATCAAAGCATGTGAAATCTTTGCCACAGGATTATGAATACAATAGCAGCCGTCCTGTGAAGATCGACCTGTCAGATCTGGACATCCGACAGCAGAATCTCTTGATGCAGAGCAAAGTGTTTTGCATGTACCCATGGGTACATCTACATGCCTACCCCACCGGAGAAGCCTGGCCGTGCTGCCAATCAGAGATGAAAGCCGGTGCAGTAGGTAATTGTAAAACGCATACCTTGAGCGAGATCTGGAACAACACGCGTATGAAAGAACTACGAGTCAACATGTTGACAGGTATCCCAGATCCGCTGTGTGTGCGATGTTACGAGCAAGAAGACAGCGGTTTTTTTTCTGGTAGACAAAGCGCAAATAAACATCACGGTCATCACATAGGACGTGTGGCTCATACCGCTGAAGATGGCCACCTTAGTCAATTCTCATTGACATATTGGGACATCCGATTTTCAAATCTGTGCAATCTACGTTGCCGCAGTTGTGGTCACATCTTTTCGAGCCAGTGGTACCAGGATCAGGCCAAACTGGCAGGGCATGAGTGGAAGTCGCGTAATCAAGTGTTGAACTATGCCGGCCGCACAGAACTCGACATGTGGGAACAACTAGAACCTCACTTGGACTGTGTGGAGCAGATCTATTTCGCTGGTGGCGAACCTTTGCTGATGGAGGAGCACTATCGCATCCTGGACGAGCTGGTGAAACGTAAACTGTTCCATGTGCGTCTAATCTACAATACCAATTTCACACACACCGATCTCAAAGGCCGTAGTGTGTTTGAGTACTGGAAGCAATTTCACAGTGTATCTGTTGGAGCCAGCTTGGACGCACAGGAAGAAAAAGCAGAATACATCCGGAAAGGCACTGATTGGGCCGCAGTAGAACAGAACAGACGAGACATGTTGGCCATATGTCCAGAAGTGGATTTCTATGTATCCCCCACACTGAGTGTGCTCAATGCCTGGCATTTGCCTGATTTTCATCGATCCTGGGTTGATAAAGGCTTGATACGAGCACAGGATCTTAATGTAAACATTTTGCAGGATCCGGCATATTATCGTATAGACATAGCGCCCATGGAGTACAAACAGCGATTGAGAGTGAAGTTTGAAGAACATCTTGATTGGTTACGATCTCGAGACCCGTTGCAACGTGCTACAGTGGGATTTACCAGCGCGATTAAATTCATGATGGCCACCGATAACAGTCATCTCCTTGACAAATTTTGGTCAAAAACCAAAGAACTGGATGCTATCCGAGGAGAAAACATACTGCAAGTGCTGCCAGAATTAGAGGCCATGCAATGAATGTGCCTCACGAAAAATTCTGTATCCTGCCCTGGATCAGTTTAGAAGCCAGCCCTGTTGGCACAGTGCGACCTTGTTGTCTGGCAGAAGAAGAGATCTCTGACGATGACGGAAACAAGTTTGAATTGATCGACGCAGAATTTTCTTCAGTGCAAAACAGTAGATACATGCGAGATCTCAGACAGCAATTCTTGGATCAAAAACAACCACGCACCTGTCGCAAATGCTGGAACGAGGAGCGTGCTGGCCGGACCTCCAAGCGCATGCATACCTTGGACCGTCTCAAACACATGGTCACGGACCGTGATTGGACCGCAGATGCCAAGCCATTGATGTTCTTGGATCTCAAATTGGGAAATATCTGTAATCTCAAATGCCGTATCTGTGGGTCATGGAGCAGCAGCCAGTTTGCCGCCGAAGAGTTGCATTTCTTGAGGCAAGAAGAAAAAAAGACCAGTGTACACTATGAGATGCTGAAAAAAGGAGCATGGCCTCGAGAGAACAAACGATTCTGGCAAGAAGTCGACACTGTGCTTGACCAGATACGCTATATCGAATTCACCGGCGGCGAACCTTTCATGATACGTGAGCACTTTGAAATGTTACAGGGCATCGTGGATCGTGGTATCGCACACCAGGTCGAGATACACTATAATACCAATGGTACACAATGGCCGGAAGCTGCCGAACAGATCTGGCAGCACTTCAAAACAGTAGAGATCGCTTTCAGCATCGACGACCTTGACAGCAGATTTGAGTATCAAAGAACCAATGCGATATGGCAAGAAGTGATCACGAATCTACAGCGTTTCCGAGATCTTAGGTCTCGATACAAAAATATAACTCTGCAGGTATGTTCCACAGTGAACGTGTTCAATGTGTTTTATCTTGAAAGCCTGGCACACTGGATAGACTCTCAGGATTTTGATTTCATTTATTGGAACATGCTACACGAGGCCTATTATCTTTCTGTGGGCACCATGCCAGACAAGGCCAAACAAGAAGCCATACGTAGGTTAGAAAACGCCGAGGTGAGAGATTTCCATCGCAGCGAATTCAATCGAGTGGCTGATTTCATCCGCAATGGTAACAGCCTGGACGGGAATATCTTGCGCATGAAAGTGGCCGACCTAGATCGCAAACGCAGTACGGATCTCAGAGTGGATCATCTGGATCTGGCCTTGGCCATTGATTACAACGGTCCCAATGGATAAACCGACTACCTTGTGTATGGCGCCCTGGACTCATACCTATCTGAGTCCGCAGACTGAGCGTCGCCTGTGCTGCGCCAGCCGAGAACCTGCACAGAATTTCCAGCAGTACATTGACACAGCCGCGGGCACAGGCGAATACATTCCCATCACGCTGGAACAGCACTGGAACTCGGAACACATGCGTTCGGTTCGCAGGCGCATGATGGCCGGAGAGATCTTGCCCGAATGCGACGTGTGCAACAACAAACTGTTGAACACCGATGTATATCGCACATACTTCAATGGATTGTTCGGTCACAAATACCAAGAGGCCATGCACAGCACAGACCAAGATGGCCGTACCACTATGCTGCCAGTGAGCTGGGATTATCGATTCAGTAATCTCTGTAATTTCAAATGTCGTACCTGTGGCGACATGCTGAGTTCGGCATGGGAAAGTGAACAACGGCAGCACAAAATGATAGATTGGACCAATCCTAAGAACGGTTGGATGGTTCCAGCAGTACGTCAAGAAATCGTCAAGTTCCAAGAAACTCAGATAGAACAAGAATTCGCAGAAGCAGTAGAACAACACCGTGTGGAAGAAATATATTGGGTGGGAGGCGAGCCATTGATGTATGAGCAACACTGGCGATACATGAAACGTATCGTAGAACTCGGTGATGGACCCAGACTCTATGCCAGATATAATACCAATCTCTCTAGGGTAGATTATCGCGGTATCAATCTTTATCTGGACATCCTACGTCATGTAAGAGATTGGCAGATCTGCGCCAGCCTCGATGGAACCGGTGCTGTGGGAGAATATATCCGCACCGGACTTGACTACGAGCAGTGGAAACAAAACTTTGCTCGCGGACTAGACATATCCCGCCATCGCAGGCAGATGAGAATCGACTTCACTCTTACACTTCCGGGACTGTTCGAAGTAGCCAATATTCAAGCATTGTCTCAAGAATTTGACGTGGACATCCTGGCCAAGGTTGTGTTCAGTTTCACGCCGGACATCATAATGAGTCCGTTGGTATTACCACGTAATTTACTGGATCGCATGATAGATCGATCACTAGATGGTCTACCCCCGGGCGCACTGCGAGACGTATTGACTCAATTAAAAACCAGACCAACCTTCCAGGAACAATGGCCGGATACATGGCAGGCAGGATTGATCAAAGGCAAGCGACGAATTCTCAAGATTGAAAGTGTACGCAATGATACCTACAAATTTGAGGACATCATACAACAAGATGAGGAGATATATGCCTGGTGGCAAGATATTAGAACGGATTGAAATAGGTTTACGCAACACAACCGATGAATCGATTCTCAGGATTTATATGGATGCCTATGATAACAGCTTGAGTCGAAAATGGCTGCAATCACTAGAGCACTGCCTGGCGGAACAATATCATCTAGAGAAAAATTACTGTTTCATGGGCTTTGTCACACATCGTCGTGACGGCGAATTTATTCTGCGTCAGATCAACAACTCGATCGCAGCCATCAATGACAGTGCGCTGCCATATCACATAGATGATCAGTTTACCATGGAGAACACTATCCATGAGCATCCGTTGCCTGGCTGGCAGCATGGTAAAATGCTGAATCAAGATAAATTTAATGCGCTACATAGATATTTTGAAGATCTACAAGGAGTCAGCGGCAATCTCAGTGGATTATACAAACAGGCCACTGCTGAGATTCGTTGGCACATCAGGCAATTGAATTTGCTCTGTCACGAATTTGAAACATGGGCAATCAGTTATCGCAAATTACACATGGCACCCGAATGGCAGAGACCAAGTCAATTGATGTGCTGGCTAAATGCTCCAAGATTTATGCTGGATCAAGAAGACTACGAACTTTTTGGCATTGACACCATCAATAGATCACTGGGCGGAGTGTTTGTGGGTGTAAACAAAGCTGTGGGCAAACATCATTGGGAGGTTTTCCATGATGAAGGTAGGGACAGTAGAATAAATGAACTTACAACGTCAACCATGAAGGTTCAGACAGAGGCTTCGGCAGATTTTGACATTGAGTGGGCCAGAGATCCCGGTGGGTTTGACTGGCAGATACAGGAACTCAATGAATTTCGACGATGGTTGATAGTCAATGGATTTGATCCAGAAGACAAATCATTGACCATCGGTCATCCTCAGATTGGCCAGATAGATCTTTTGAACTCCTTTGGTACAGACCATTATGACAGCATATGGAAAATATTGTCCCAGCATCTAGATGTGAAATACATAAAGACATCGACGGTTAGAGCGGATTATCCTTACTGTTGGAGCGATCAAGATTTCATGCATCAACAGATAGAATTGATTGAAAATGGAGCATCATTATGAAATGGCTTAAAAATATTTTCTACAAGATACGCCTGGAAGTGCGTTACCGGAAAAAATTACGAGACCTGCGCAAAAGAGATCCGTTTATCTATAAATGAAACTTTTGACACTGGGATGTAGTTTTACCCGAGGCAGCGAATTAGTAGAACCAAATGTCACGTCGTGGCCAGTCGTGTTGGCCACAAAGTTGGGATGGGACGTCGATAACCGCGCAGAATTTAATGGTAGCAATGACATGATGTTTCGTAAGGCCATAGAGCGAGATCAAGATTACGATCTTGTCATAGTGGCCTGGAGTGAGGCACATCGCATGGAAGTGTGGCTCAATGACAAGATAATTTCAGCACGCCGACGCCATCCCATTGGGCCGTTCAGTGTGAATCACAATTCAGCAGGACAGACACTGGAATGGGTGAAACCTTTTTTCGCCAACCACTACGACGAACAGTATTTCTTGAGAAAGTGGTTGTGCCAAGCGGTAAGTTTACAGGATCATTTCAAACTGCACAGTCAGCGCTATGTTTTTCTCACGGCTTTTGGCAACGAGGAACCTTTGAAAAACTATCAAGGTGTGTTAAAATCTAAGATTGACACAGATCGTTGGGTAGGATGGCCGGATCAGAGTATCATGACATGGACTGCGGGTCTGCCCTATGGTCCCTACGGACACCCACTAGAACAAGGACATGCTGTAGTGGCAGATAAAATCTATGAACATATTAGGCATCTCGGCTGGGTTTCATGATGCTGCTGTGAGCATTGTGTCGCCTCAGGGCGACATACTGTTCGCCGGTCACAGTGAACGTTATAGCCGTATCAAGAATGACTCCAGCATACATCCAGATCTGCTGAAAGAATGCTGCGACTATGAGTTTGATACCGTGGCCTTCTATGAACGTCCTTGGATGCACAATTATCAACAGTGGAGATCTGGACAACGGGTCTACGGACCCTGGACCACCCGACAGGCTATACGACAGCATCTTGGTTCATGGTATCAACATCCGGCCAGGCGAGAAGTCAGTTATCGCCATCATCTCAGCCATGCCGCATCTGGATTCCAGACTTCACCTTTCCAGGAAGCTGCTGTGGTAGTGATAGATGCCATCGGCGAGATGGATACCATATCAATCTGGCAGGCCCACTACGATGATCGTGGTCAAGCACAGTACCGATTGCGCTGGCGTCAAGGCTATCCACACAGCATAGGATTGTTTTATTCTGCAGTGACCAAGGCCGTGGGACTGAAACCCATGGAAGAAGAATACATCACCATGGGCATGGCTGCATATGGCACGGGTCTGGGCACAGCCTGGATGAAACAACAGGTCATTGACAGCATGACGGATGTGCGCTTCCTGCGCAATCTACATATTGGGTTTGACGACCATGAGTGGTCATCTTACCACAAAGAAGATCTGGCTGCAGCAGCACAACATCTCACTGAACTGTTGATCCGCAATGTGATGCTGCGCGCCAGGTCCTTGATCCACAGCGACAACTTGGTTTACATGGGCGGAGTGGCCTTGAACTGTGTAGCAAACTCTAGACTAGGAGACATCTATGACAAAATCTGGATCATGCCCAACCCGGGCGATGCGGGTTCCAGCCTTGGAGCCGCCGCTCTGGCTCACGGAGGACGGCTTCGCTGGCGCGATGCTTTTCTTGGGCACGATATCCATGGTGCTTACCCTGTTCGCGATGTTCTTGATCATCTCCATACCCATCGTATCGTTGGCGTGGCTAGCGGTCGCGCTGAATGGGGCCCGCGAGCGCTGGGGAATCGTAGCCTACTCGCAGACCCCCGAGGGTCTGAAATCAAGGATCGGGTGAATGAGATCAAACGCAGACAGAAATTCCGACCCTTTGCTCCAGTCATACTGGAAGAGTTGGCTGATGAGTATTTTGCTATGCCCCGCGGCTGGGGTCATTGCCGTTACATGCAGTCAGTCGCTCGTTGTCGGGAGCCTGACCGTTTTCCTGCTATATGCCATGTTGATGGCACCAGCCGAGTACAGACAGTACCGCAGGATGGTTCAGGCATCCGGCAACTCCTAGAGCAATGGTATCTGCTCACAGGATGTCCTATGCTGCTGAACACCAGTCTCAACATCCGAGGAGAACCCGTGGTCAACGATCGTGCGGATGCTGACCGATTCGAACAACTGTATGGCGTGAAAGTGTGTAGTTAGAGATAGGACTCTAGTCCGCCACGGCGGCGTATGTCTTGAGTGCAACAACTGATTCCGCCGTCCCAGAAATAACTGTGACGCAGCTCTGACACGATGGGTTCTATGCGATGTCGACGGCAGAAATCAAACACATCTCGATTGTAGGCTGAAAATATCACGTGACTCTCGTCTAGCACCAAGCAGTTGACATCAAACACTGTCTCGGCCACGAATCCGGTCCACTTCTTGAGATAGGTATCAACGAATGCTGTGAATTCTGGAGTAGGAGTCTGTCCCTGCACATACCAAGCTCCCGGAGATTCTTCATATTTGAACTTGCCTACTTCCATGGCAGCCCAGATAGAACTGTCCCAAATCTTCAGCACTTCCCAACCGGGAAAGTCTCTGGCCAGATCTAGATTGACATCGTGCTTGCTGCTGAGGATCACTCCGGGTTTGAGGATCGCGAATACAGCATCTCCATGCCCATCTGTGACAGCTTCATGTACGCGATATTCTGGACCCAGCACGTTATCCACGATCCAGCGAGTCTGTTCCGGGCGCAGGAAATCGCTGTTGTCGAAAAACACGTCCTGACCCACTCTCACGATACAACTGGCGCTGGCTCCGTTGAGTATGCAGTCGGGATTCCAAGTACCGCCATGGGGATCTATCACCGCTGCTCCATAACTCTGACAGATGCGATCTAGTTCTGGCATGGGCAACACACGCAGGAGTTTTTGTCCCAGCGTGATCTGCCAGTCTCTGGGAGTGAGTGGCGGCAACGGAGCACCCTGTCCCGAAGTCTGTTGCTGTTGGAACTGGTCTTTATCTGGTAGATCCGGTCTCAGCACACGTGCACCAAACTGTTCTATGGTGCGCTGCAAATTATCGAGATCTTCCGCGGTCTCTGACAGGATCTGTTGTAGTTGATTCCTGACCTGCGCATCTTCTATGAAATCAAAATAGTCGGGATCATAGGCACGCCCCACTATGACTTCTTCCAATGGTTGCCAACTGGTGTATGAGTTTACTGATGACATCGTAATCCTTGTATCAAAATATTTAATCTATCGCGCTTGGAGCTCAAGAAAAGTTGTTGATTGTGGGCGACGATATCCCAATTTTCGAGATACAACTGATGCAATGATTCTAGATCCATGGCCAATAGTCTTTTTGTTTCCGCCATGGCTGCTTGATATCTTTCAGTGGTATCAGATATATCGTCGTAGCTATTATCTATTCCCCTGGGCAATCGGTAGCCAAGATCAGTCAGTGTGCGTAAAGTCCGCGAACATCCCAATACTACAAATGGCTGTGCATGTTTCAATGGTTTGAAGATTTTTTCAGTTAGAAAAGCACCACCACTCTGATCTGCATCCATGTGTGTTTCCAGCACCAGATTAAAATAAGAATCTGAATAATGCTGATCCACATGTAGACTATGATCATTGTGTTGATCGCTGGTGAGATCGTCTGCAGCGAAAGGGCAACAAGCAAGGAACGCATCAAGACTTGATCTGAGACCGAGAAAACGATCTATTTCTATAGGATTATCTTCGCTGCGATCGCCCACAGACACAGAATTGTCGTAACTGAAAAAAACGTCTCGAGCAAGATCCAAACGCCAAATGTCGGCCATGGCAGTGGCACGCCACCATTTGTGAGTCCTTACCAGGGCAGTGCATTTATGAGATCTTGGTCGGTCGTGCATCTCGGCGGCCGGGATGTCTTGATTACGCAGGCGGTACAACAGTTCATCGTCCGCGAAATACACACATTGTGATAGATCGTTGGCCCGTGTGTTAGCGGAAACCAGCCATATGCGATCAGCACAGATACCGGCCTCTTGTGCTTGCTGATATAGATGCTGTTGTATTTTCTGTGGATCGTCACCTTCGCTGTACCAAAACAACAGTTTCATGAGTCTGTGTTTTAGTCTGTCCAATGCAGCGGGAGATAGAAGTTCAAACCATCGTACACCAAAATCAAAAAAAGAAACAGACACGATGTAAAAACTATCTCTGTCGCTGCGATCCACGGTCTGTATTTCGTGATCCACATGTTCGGTCCGGAGATAATCCAGGAGCATAGGAGGTTCTGAATACGGCCATGTCACGCTGAATTTTTTCCAAGATTCCTCTCCTGGTGTGGCCACGTGTGTCGCTAGATTTGGGTAGAATCTATTTCGTACCTGTTGATCGATTATCAATTTCATTTCAGCAACCTGATCATTGGTTCTAATGCGAGCCATTGGCGTTGGGAAAACCAATATCGATTCCACTCAACGTCGTGTAGACAGCGACGATATAGATCTTTTATCTTTGAAGATTTGATATCTTGGAGCAACTTTTTGATCGCTAGCCATCTTTCTGTGGGGTCAGAGATACCATCATAACTGTTGTCCAACACAGAATCAAACACCCTGTAGCCCAGATCTCTGAGATGTTGCAAAGTTCCTGCTGGTCCAACGATCACAAAAGGTTGCGCATACTTGATGCATTTCCATGTTTTTTCAGTCAAGAAAGTACCGTCGCTCTGATCTGCGTCAAAATGTGTTTCCATGACGACGTGGAAACAAGATCGACTGTACAATTCTTCGTTGACATAGCGATGATCATTTTTCTGGGCACGGTCAAGATCGTCACAGATGTAGGGGCCGCTAGATAAAAATTCGCCGGTTGCTTTCTCCCAACCTGGAACGGTTTTTATAGATATAGGGTTGTCTATGTCGCTGTCAATGATTTTAACAGAAGTATCATAACTCCAAAGACTATTTTCTAGCAGTCCTTCCCTCCAGAGATCCGTCACACAAGACAGTCTCCACCATTTGTTTACACGGTTTAACAGAGTAAAATCATGCTCCGGAATGCTGTCTATCTGTTTTCTAGGAGACTGATTCCTGTTGACATATCTGAAAAAACATTCGTGGTCGTCGAAATAGTTCTCTGCCGCGGTATTGGCCGAGACAAATATGAATCGATCTAGTAGACCATGCGCTGTTGCTAACTCAACGAGTCTCGACGAGATCCTCGAAGGATTGTCTCCTTCGTGATAATAAAATAAAATCTTAAATTTTCCCTGCTTCGCCCGGTCTCTGGTAACCTCAGGAATCAGCGAAAAATAATCTATATCAAAGTCAAACCAGTTCAATCCAATAGGGTACCAACCGTTTTCTGCCCATTGGGTCTGTTCCACTCTATATGATATGTGGTTGTGATCTAGATACATCAAAAATCTAAAAGGTATGACCCAAGGCCAATGCTGTCCAAATTCGTGCCATTCTTTGGTGAAAGGTTCCGCTTCCATGAGAGACAGATTCGGATGGCCGATATTACTGCCCGCTGTGTGATCGTATACCCAAGTCAATTGCATGATACTTTGATGGAATCCAACATCTGTGTTAATTCCTTCCACAGTATTGATTCGAAATCACCTCCATAGAAGTGTCGGAAATTGTGTTCCACCGTGGATCGGGCATGCCGATGATATTGTGAGAGTTCATGAGCACTGCAGTCGTCGAGGTGTTTGAGCAGATCAGCCACGGCAATCAAACGATCATGATCGTTCATGGTATCATAGTCTTCAGACCATAGATGATCAAAAGTCTGGAATCCATAACGCCGTAGATATTCTAAACTACCTTGTGTGGATACCATCACGAAAGGCATCCGCAGGCAGATGGGTTTGAATGTTTTCTCGGTGAGGTGATTCCTACGTCCTGTATACACAGTCTCAGTGATCACATGTGCCAGGCTAGTGGCATTTTCCGCAAACAGACTCAACCAGCAACTGTGCATGGGATGGTCAGTTTCGCCCGGAAAACACATGGGCAATGATGCTTCGCGGAAAGTTTGTTGCACTGTTGGTCCGAACTTTGCACTGAGTTCTACCACATCCTGCCCCTCTACTGGGCATACCCAGGGAAAACTGATCCAGGCGTTGCGGACCTTTCTTTCCAGGAGATGATACATCAACAAGATTCGATGATCTCTTTTACCGCCGATTATACGGTTGGGACTGATAAAACTGCGGGTGATTTTCCTCTGCTCTGGCGGTGCGATCAAGAAGGTACGATCATACCCTCTGTACCAATCTAGGGCAGCCCATCCATGGAAAAAATAATAGAATGGAGTGAATCCATATTCTTTACACAGTGCGTCCACAAACTCGCTTTCTGACTCGCTGGTAATTATTATTTTTTGTCCCTCTATATCGCTATTTTTTTCTCGCACTGCATCAAACAAAGGTTGATGTGTGTCCAAATGAATAGGCTCTTGGTCGTGAAGTAATATATAATGTTGTTCGTAGTCTATATCCTGGCCAAAATTAAACAGGCTGTCGGGATCAGATCTCCCCGGAGGGTCACAGAACCACATGCGTGTAGGTAAAGTGATGTTGTTTCTGATCCAGGGCCAGAATATGTTGTTGTAAATCTCATCTATACGGATCATGTTTGACGTTTTTTATCTAGGAAAAAAGCCAGGATTGTTTGCCCACGAGCGCGAGGCAGATAGCATTGAGCATGCCATGAGCCTGAGTCGTACTCGATATTGCTGGGTCGTAAATTACTTAGCGGATTACACTGGTTGGGATTTCCTTTGGGAACCCCCTCCCTGGCAGGCTCATCAGCGTCATGCCTGGGCGAGCCAATGGCAGCGAGATTCGGGAACTTATCTCGTGCCCCAATCTGGGTATATTGACACTAATTATCATGATCGTCCCCAGATCACTATGACAGCCGACATGGATCTCTGGCAGAACATCGACAGTGTGGCAGAGTTTGATTTTTCCTGGCATCCAGATTACACAGATCCAGTATTCAATTACGAATTTGGTACTCAATGGCAAAAAACTGGGGGTCCTCGATATCCCATGCCAGGCGCAGCGGAGACCAAATACGTGAGCCAAAGTGGCAGCACAGTACGAGCCGTGGCACAGCATGTCTATGTGATCGATCACATGGACGCACATGCACAGATCACAGCGGGCGAAGTTCCGATGACCGTGGTCAAGACTGTGAGATTTTTTGACAACTACAAGGATACATTGACTAGACTAGCCAATTCTGTGCCTGCGGATCAAGAATTCATCTGGATCGTGAGCAGTGTGTGTGATTATCAAGATTTTGATTTCACTTGGCATCCAGAAGCCTGGCAGAACCACATGTTGCATGTTTTTGCTTCCGGAGATCAAAAGTTCGGTGATACCTTTTTCATGCATGTTCCCACTTTCAGATCCAAGATCTCGGAGTTCGAACTGCTGGATTGGTATGATCTCAATTTCGTTTCCGGTATCCGGGTACCTCGACGGCCAATGCCGGTAGTACTGCACAGCGGAGATTCTCAAGTCGATGCTGTGAGGACACAGGACTGGCCGGGCCCATTGGCATTGTTTACTGTCAAAGACTCGGTCAGTGATGCCATGACCACTGTTCCATTATGGAGAGAAAAGACTCGTACCATAGTGCCTCTCAGCAATGGAGCCGGTTCAGTGATCGTGCCGAAATCAGCGGTGTCTTATATCAAGACTCAGTTATATGATTATCCATATATCGATCGTGATCATAGGATGTTGAAAGATGATCCATCGGATGTGGTTTTTATCAGCAATGGGGAATATGGCGCAGAGCATCATTGGGACGTTTTAAACCAGTCAGTTTCAAAACACAACAACAGAGTGTGCCGTGTCGATGGAGTAAATGGCAGGGTGGCTGCTTATCAGGCCGCGGCCAAAGCCAGCCACACTGATTGGTTTTTTGCTGTGTTTGCCAAACTACAGGTCAATGAAGACTTTGATTGGTCATGGCAGCCCGATCGTATGCAACAGGCCAAGCACTATATCTTCCATGCCTATAATCCTGTGAATCATCTCACCTACGGTCACCAGGCCATGATCGCCTACAATCGTAGATTGGTCTTGGACAACACCGGACACGGCCTGGACTTTACCCTAGATGATGCACACGAAGTGGTGCCCGTGGTATCAGGAACCGCATACTATGACAACGATCCCTGGACCTGCTGGCGCACTGCTTTCCGAGAGTGTATCAAATTACGGCACAGTCTTCCAGATGTTGAAAATGACTATAGATTACAACAATGGTTATCGGTTGGGGAAGGTGCAAATGGACACTGGTCGACCACAGGTGCCAATGACGCTGTGAATTACTACGATTCAGTGGGAGGCGATTTTGACCAACTCCGAAAGAGTTATGAATGGGCATGGTTGGCTTCATATGCCATGATGCTTCATCCCGAACTGGTCACGCAGTCTCGTACCTGATCCGCGATGTACTCCACTTGCAGATCCGTAAGTTCGGGATAGATAGGTAGGCTCAACACTCTACGACACAACGCAGATGCTGAACTAAGGAATGAAGGTCCTGGCCATTGCCGATAGATGTCGATCTCGTGCAAAGGCTGGGCGTAATGTACCTTGGTCTCGATGCCACGTATAGCGAGATTTTTTTGTAGGATATCACGACCTTCTACATCGATCACGAATTTATGGAATGAATGATCATGCCAATTCTCGCGTGTGGTCAGACAGCGCACAGCACTTGCTCCTAATTTATCCATCCAAAACTGGGCTATCTCGGCCCTGCGTTTCTGCCAATCATCAAGATAACGAGTCTTTACCAAAAGTCCTGCACAGTCGATTTCACTCATGCGGCTATTGGTTCCAACATCATGATGGTTGGGCTTGCCGTTGTTACGCCGTGACTGTGCGTAGCGATAAAGATCGGGATCATTGGTCACAACAGCACCACCGTTGCCGTAGGCAGCCAGATTTTTCATGGGATCAAAACTGATAGCGGCAGCCTGACCGATGCGCACAGCGCCGCCAGCCAGCCAGTGTTGAGCAGCATCTTCTATTACAAGACCATCATGGAGCACTGTATGGCGCCATATTTTGGTATCCCCGATGTGCGTGATTGATGCTCCGTAGAGACCCACCAACACCATGGCCTGATAGCTCACGTCCGGTATTGATCGCATGTCAAAGATGCCCGAGGCATCTACATCAACAAAATGAACGTCCCACCCTGCACGCATGAATGCATTGGCAGTGGCCACATAGGTCACAGCCGGTATCAGCACAGTGGGAGGATTGGGTGCGCTATTCCGAGTGGCATAGTAGGTGGCAATGATTTCCAAAGCCTGTGTACCAGAATGGCAGGTCACTGCATATTTGCTGCCATTGCGTCGTGCCAGCCAGTTTTCGAACTCTGCTGTGAAATTGCCATCCATAAGATTGCCCGATCTCAGCACCTCATCTGTGGCATCTAGGATCTCAGATCTGAGATTGCTATACTGTTTTTGGAGCCCAGTAAACGGAATCTTTAAACCAAGCATGATATCTCTGGAATCCTTCTTCAATGTCCACCTTGGGGTCAAAGCCAAAATCCCTGCGAGCCCGATCGATGTTCAGAGCGCCGCGGCTGGGGAAATCCGCGTCTTTGTCACGTACTTCTACGGTGCCACGGCCTGCTATCTTCACAGCAAGATTGGCTGCATCCAGCAGGCTCCATGAATGGCTTTTGGTTATGTTATAGGTTTGATTTCTCACTGTGGGACTCACGGCAGCAGCCACGATACCATCAGCGGCATCTTCTACATAGGTAAAATCCAAGGTCTCAGAGGCACCATTGACTTTGAGTGTTCCGCCGCGCATGGCAGTGAGCAAGAATTTAGAGATCACTCGATCTTCTACATCAAGTTCACCATATACCGCACTGGGACGGATGATCACATGATCGAACAGACCGCGCCGTGTGTAATCGCGCACCAACCATTCTCCGGCCAATTTCATGATACCGTACTGTCCTTGTGGCCGGCATTCAGCATCTTCTCGCACATCGTCAGTGAAGTCACCATAGACCATACTGGACGAGATATAGATGAATCGACTTACATGGTGTTTTTTAGATTCTTCTAAGAGATTCAACAGACCTTCACTCATGGCGCGGCTGCCAATCATGGGATTCACGTTGACCACTTTCTGTCTAGGAAAACTGGCCATGTGTATCACCATATCGGGCCGATATTGGCGCATCATCCAATTGATACCGTCATTGTCAGCGATATCGATCTTGTGCGTTTGCAGTCCGACCTCTGGGATCTTCTTGCGCCGTTCGGCCATGAGATAGTCTAATTCATCTTGGGGGACCAAACCGTAGTTTGTGCGTGTGTCGGCGATCGAGACATCGTGCCCTAGGTCCAACAATCTACGCACTACATTGTGTCCAATAAGACCCAGCCCACCGGTGACTAGGATTTTTCTTTTTATTTCCATTTTAAAAAATACTCCGTGGCTTGTTTTTCTTCCAACGATCCTCTTATGGTGATTTTGTGACCGAACGTGCTAGGATCTGCAGATGTGTGGTACGCTAAGTCTCGGGCATTTTCCATCACCCACTTGCCCTTTTCAGTCTGTTGCCATTGATAGATTGGTTCGGCCACATAGACATCAACATCGTCAACATCGCCCATGATAAAAGAGTGGAAAGTTATGCTGATCACTGTGACATTATAACAGGGCTAGGCTGATTGATCTACGAAGTCTGACGACATTGGAAAGATTTTTGCGATCACTTCAGCACAGGCCCTGGCCACAGCCTGATGCTCTCGTTGTGTACCGTTGGCACTCCTGAGCTCGATGAAATGCACCCATGATCGCAAGGTACCGTTCATGTATAGCCGGCTTTCGGTAAGACCCTCGGGCAACACAGCACGGGCCTGCTCTTTGGCTATGCCATTACTGATAGCCCAGATGTAGGCATATCGTGCTGATCGTATGACTTGATCTTGCTTTTCCTGCCAAAGTCGTGCGAGTTCTCGATCATCTGGATCGCTGAGGTTGAGTTCTGTGGAGTTCTGTCTGTTTTTTGTATCTTGCAGTCGTGCATCTCTACGAACAAACGCGAGATCTTCAACAGGGTTAGCATATCGCTGGCTGAACTCTTGAAATGAGAATGATCGGTGTCTGAGGATCTGTCGGGCGATGTCTCGGGTGGTTCGGATTTCAAGACAAGCTGACACCATTTCGAGTGGCGACCAGTGTTGGTGCCGGACCAAGTATCGGATGAGTGTCTCGGACGTCTCTGTGTTGAATTGATTGGCGGGATTGGACACACGGGCGCAATACGCGATGAGTTCTTGCGCATCCGAGATGCCCAGATCTCGGAATTCGCCTGTGGGTTGACTGTGGGATACCAAGCGAACATGCATCACATACCCTTCAAAAGTTTGTCTGTTTCGGGCTGGATAATGCCAGCCACTGCCTCTACATCCAGCACCAATTCCATGCTCACGATTTCTTCTTCATTGTTGTTGATGAAGTTGGTGACGGCCTGTTCTATGGATTCGTCGTCAATGCCCTGCTTTCGCAGGGTACGCAAATTGATAGATTTTTGTCTCCGATCGCGTGTTTTAAAGACTACTTTTTTAACGCACGAGATGGGACAGTGATCTTTTTCTACGTCATTGACGATGCGTTCCCATTTGTCTAAAAAGTCGCTATCAAGCCGCATCAGCAGTCTTGGCCTTCTTGGGGCGGCCTGCTTTGCCGGTAGTTACTTTCTCTGGCACAGCGCCAGACATAGCAGAAGCTTCTTTCATCAAGCGTTGGCTTTCTGCCAGGAGTCCCTGTGCTTCTCTATGCATGCGTTCTGCTTGTTGGCGGAAGTTTTCGGCCAAGGACATGTCATCCAGCGCACGAGCCGCATCACTGCCGGCCACTGCCGCACCACGAGTATTCTCCGCAGGAGCACCCACTTCACGCCCAAAATCATCGCGAGGTTTCACTTTGCCTGTCATACCACGATTGGCATCAAGATCTGCCAGGCGCTTCACGGCATCTTCGCCCATCTTCATTTCGCGGATGATAGAATTCATTTCTTCGAGATTGACATGACTAGTTGCATTGGGAGTGACCACTACCTGCTTGGTCTGCACTTTTTTGATCATGCCTTCGCTGTGTAAGGTCTGCAGGATGGGTCTACCATCGGGCAACAGACTGCGGAATAGGGCATCTCCGAGATTTTCTGCGGTTTGCCCTACATCTGACTCGATCACTTTCATGATGCTGTCATGCATACTGACCGGAAGGGTTTCGGGATAGATAACCAGGCACATGTGTTCCTCGCCCGGCACTTCTCTGAATACGATGGCGACCTTGCGATCTCCGTGTTTACCGATGTGTTTGATCATTTTACTTCTCCTTGTGTATTTGCGTTGGCTTCGGCCTCGGCGACTACTGCGGTCAAAAATGCAGTTAATTTTTCGTAGGTTTCGCCCACGGTTTTCATCTCCGACGCCCGGAATGCACCACGTTCGCAGGCCAGATCGATGATGTTCTTGATCACGGCAAGATCGGTGATTGACAGTGGGGTCAAGGTTTGATTTTCCATGCTGATATTTACGTCATAAAAAAACCCTACTAACGGAAATCAGCAGGGTTTTGGGGGATTTTGGATGAATCAGTCTTGATCGTCTCCGTACTCTGCCCACACACCAAATGGTGGGCTTGGGTTTTTGTTACCATGTATGATCCATACTGTATCGCAATAATTCTCATCGCCCCAGGATCCAAATGGGTACCCATCTGTGAACACCACCAATTTCCGAGGTTCGATCTCTTCGGCTTTCATGAAGTTGAAGATCGCTTCGAAATCAGTACCACCACCGCCTTGCACGTCGTACTCTCCGATGTCTTCGAGATTGTCCGACGTGTAAACCTGGGGATTGTAGCACTGGGTATCGAAAGTAAACACATGGATACGATAGGAATCAAAACTCTCCATGATACCTTGTATCTCGCTCAAGAAGTCTCGCGCCTGCTTGTCCGAAATGGATCCGGAAGTATCGATGGCCACAGCGATGTCGATGGCATCGGTGGTCTTCATGCCTGGCATCACTGCATCTACGTGCCAACCTTTGCGACTTGAACGCAACCAGGTAAAGTCAGACTTGATGGTGCTCTCCAGTTGCATGCGGAGCAGTTCACGCCAGTTCATCTTGGGTTCAGTGAGTTGCTGGATCAGACGCTTTACACCTAGGGGCAAGTTACCGGCGTCGCAGGTCTGTGCGGCACTGAGCATGGCTTCTTTGATCTCGTCTTTGATCTTGTCACGCTCTTCCTGACTTAACTTGGGTCGACCCTTGCCTTCTTTTCCATCTTGGCCGGAACCTCCACTTTCGCCTTCGCCGTCCAAGTGCTCGTCAATCACACGATCCAGTAGATCATTGATGGAGATTTTTTCTGCATTCTCATACAGTTCGTCGTAAATCTCTTCGGAACTCTTGCCTTCGTATTTGGAATCGTAGAGACAGGGCACCGAAGTGATGAACTCGCCCACGCGATGTTTTTTCAAGTCACCGTTGACACAGAAGTCATTGGCGATGTTCCAGAGCTGGGGATCACGATTGCCTCGGCGACCAAAATGATCATACACACAATGGAGCACTTCATGCCCAAACAAGAATTCAATTTCTTTTGGCTTCAGCATCTTGATGAAGCGGCTGTTGTAATAGAAATTCCTACCATCCGTGGCAGCGGTGGCGCACCATTCATCGGCATTGACCAGTTTGAGCCGTGTGGCCAGATTGCCAAAAAACGAAGCACGGAGCAACATGCCCACACGGGCAGTGACCAGCAGTTCGCGTACCTCTCGATCCAGTTTGGGATCCATGGGACCGATGAGATTGGCAAAACGCTTGGCATCGTCCTTGTTGACAGTATCCGTGGCAGTGGCATGTAAAACAGTCATATCGGCTCCTTTAAGCATTTCTACTATTATATATGAATGGTATTTTTCGGTCAACCTTGCAGCATGAGAAATTTTGCAGGCCATGACATGGTCATCAAATACATAAAGCATGATCACAGTGGAAAATTTGTATTGGGTGTTATTTGAGCAGTTGCTCAAGCCAGTAGGGCTTGATTGTTTTTATTACTACCCTTTTGGAACCCAAAACAATCTCAGCAGGACGAACGAGTTCATAGTTCCGAGGTGTTTTAAAGAGCAACATCATGTGCTGTTTCATTTTGATCAAGAGCCATTGTGGCAAAACAATCTGGGATATCTTTATGATAAATTGGGCTACGAAGCATGGTCTCAAAAACTGATGAGAGTGTTGGCCAACAGCGAACATTCGCAGATTAAAAAAGACATCTGTCGAGATCGTGGTCATCTGGATTGGTATTTTTTCTTCCATGGATTTGCGGCACTGGCATGGTACAATGACAGCCAGTTCATCCTAGATCAAGAACCGATCTCCAAGGTATTTCTCTCATTGAATCATTTAATCAGAGATAAAAGATCGTATCGTATCGCCCTGCTGGCCAGACTGGCGCACCGAAAGATACTGCATCATGGAGCCATCAGTTTTCATGCCACCAGGTCCGAAGTTGATCTAGAGGCTGCTCAAGAGCACAGCCTACTGACCGATAAAGATAGGTCCATGCTGACAGATCTGCCCGATCTCCCCATGATATTGGATCCAGTTGAACCCAGCGGATCGATGAGCGCACAATTTGGTCATGCTGAATACAAAATGTGGCAGAGTGCTTTTGTGCATTTGGTGAATGAAACGGTGTTTTATGAGCCCAAACTTCACCTAACAGAAAAAATCTTCAAACCCATAACCTGTCTAAGACCTTTTGTGTTGGCGGCTGCGCCCGGAAATTTGGCCTATCTTCGCAGTTATGGGTTTTTGACATTTTCTGACTGGATCGACGAGTCCTATGATCAGGAAACAGATCATGACAAACGACTCGACATGATCGCCGATGAATTGCAAAAACTCTGTTCACTGTCAATACCACAGTTGCAACGCATGTTGGATGATATGATGCCGATCTTGCAGCACAACAAGCAACATCTGTTTACAAATTTCCGACGCATCATAGTTAACGAACTGGTGGACAATTTTGACGCCTGTGTTCGGATCTGGAACAATGGCCGGGTAGACGGCAGGCAGCGGCCTTGTATTCCCGATGTCGACTCGGTCAAACGATTGCTCCTGGCATAATTATCTTTGATATTTGAGACCAAAAATCATGGCATCATGTGGGTCGCGGAAATGGAAATCAATGATCCAGACGTTGCCTTGGGTATCCGGCGTCGATGCTGTGACGAATTGCCATCTTCGGTTCTTTCCGGGATAACCAAAATCTGATGCGACTTTTGCAAGTAAATCTTTTACTTCGCCGTGGCTGTATGGTCTGAACTCGATACGCACCACAGATGTAGGGAGGGCAGGATCCGACATAGCCCTATGTCCGCTTGCGCGATGGACCCTGCCCTATTGACACTTACGAGTTGGCCTGCAGGATGTACTTGCCGTAACGCTGATGGAACTCGTCAAAATTCTTGAGCTTGGTGGGCTGGAATGGCAGGTTGTAGGTTGTGAGCGCGATGCGAGCACCCATCACCACCAGCTCGGTCTCGAAGTTCTTCATCATGTAGCCGAAGAAATTATCCGCCATGGCATGGAACTCTTTGTCTGTGACCTTGCGGACCTCCAAGGCATCTTTGAGTTCATAGCACAATGAAATCACCAGGCTGTACATGGCCGAAACTTCTTTGACCTGCAGTTCTTTTTCTTTGCCCGACAGAATGTCTTCTGGCTGTGGCAGTTTGCCGGAGATCTTGCGATGTGCCTGGAATTTCACTGCCAAGCCCTCGCCCACTGTACCAGCGATCAAGTCAGTGGCCGAAGCATCATCGAGGTCCTCGTCCTCTAGCAGTTCGCTCACAAAGGTCCATGAACGTGGTGTAGCGAATGCACGGCTGGACGATTTAGCATCGAAGTCGTAGAGGTCCTGCTTGGCGAAACTCAAGTATCCGACCACGTCTTTGTGGATGCCGTTGAGCACAGCCCACTCTTGCCAGACTGCAAAGTCAGGACGCATCTCCACATGGACGAAACGATTGGCCAAGGGCGTGGGCATGCGATAGGTAACACCCTTGTCAGATTCACGGTTGCCCGCGGCGATCATCACAACATTGTCGGGCATGCGGTATTTGCCGATGCGTCGGTTCAGCACCAACTGATAGGCCGCGGCCTGTACCGCAGGTGCCGCCGAGTTCATCTCGTCCATGAACAACACCACCACAGGATACTGGCTGGCCAGTTCATCGTCGGGCAAGTCGATGGGCGGCGCCCAGTCCATCTTGCCTAACTCTTTGTTGAAGAACGGAATACCACGGATGTCGGTTGGGTCCATCTGTCCCAGGCGCAGATCGATCATGAAGCCGCCCAGTTCCTGGGTGATATCGGCCACTACCTCGCTCTTGCCGATACCGGGAGGCCCCCACAGGAACATGGGTCGTTTTTTGTTGAAACACTTTTTGATTGCTCGGCGGGCACCAATCGCAGTAACGGTGCGGGTTTCTACGGACACAGGGCTTTTCCTTTCGATCGTTGACTTACTGTACAATCATTGTACGATATAACAATTTAGTGGTCAAGTCTAGCGATATCGAGAGGTTAGTAGGTGCTTACCTACTAGTAGCGTCCCTGTAGTTCCGGGATCAGTGCATCCAGGCTGGTGGACCGGATGGTATCATAACTACGTATTATGTCCTGCATCTGCGCCCATGCAGGATCAACAACTGCTTGCTGGCAGTGAGCCAGCATGGCTTGTACGCATTCCATAGATCGATGCCAATCTGATACACAGCGAAAGTTGCTTTGTCTGGACTGGACCAATTTCGCAGCCCTAGTCAACCTTTCGATAGACAACTGGATGAGATCTGTGGGCAAATTGGCCACTGCCAGCGAACGGGGCCACATGATATATTCTAGGCTGTGGCGAAGTCCCCGTTCGCTGGCAAAATCGATCAGACGATCTACAGCCAACACATTGAGTCCGTACAGCACTGTGTGCAGATCCATGTCGGGAAATCTAAGTTGACATGCGTCTACAAATTGCATTTTTTTTTGCCAATTGCTGGGATATCTCAGATATTCGTCCAGGGCACCGTGACCATCCACGCTGACAGTGATTGAGACCTTCTGGAACTGATCCAACAAGTCCATGAAAGACTCTTTGACATTCACACCATTGGTGGTAATTATCAGTCTTATATGTTGACTATGACCTTGATCCACACACCACCCTAGATAGTCATGCAATGGTCTACTGATGGTGGGCTCGCCGCCAGCCAAATTGATCCATTGCAGTTGTGGGGTGATCAGTTTTAGTCTATCGAGATCGTCTACAGTGAGCGAAAACACCTGATCTGTTCCAGCGGTCACAGCAAATCTTGATTTTTCGTGGATAGGCCAGCCAAGTCGATCGTAATCTTTTTTGATACTGCGGCTGTAATTGGGATTGCAAGTGATACAGCGCAATTGGCATAGATTGCCGCAACTGAGATTGAGTCCCTGGATCAGTGATCTGGACTCAATGTTATCGATCAAATGCTGCATATCAATATCATCGACCTCGTTCCGACCTAGATACCGAAGGTTGCGACGTTGGCGCATGCTGGTTTTTCCATCGGCTTCATTGCGCCAACACAGATCGCATTCGGGCACCGCATCGCCGTTGATAAATCTCCTACGGAGATCGACCATGTATCCGCCGTACCAGTGTTGATCAAGACCAACGGAACGGCTGTCGTTGTGCTGCACTAAACTTTGATTCTCTTTGCAACATAGACCATACTTGAATTCCGGATTGATCCATATTTCATACCATGGCACTGAGCAAATGCGCTTGGCAGTCATTGATCAAACCATTGTTGTTTGACGCTGCAGTTCGTCATGTGCAACAGTTCTGCGTTCAGGCTGTGCCGATCGATCCGACCAACCAACACGTAACGAGTCCAACTGTCGGTATTGATCACGCTGTGCAGCCAGGTCTGATTGTTCACCAAGTAGATGTACCCGCATCTGTGTTGCAGGTAACCCGCTGGCCAAAATTTCAGATTGGCTGCGCAAGGGTTCAACGGCATCCAGAAATATTCCATAGTGGTGGTTCCCTGGACTTTGGGATCTCGATGAGGTTGTATCCAACCTCCTGGTGCCAAGGCCTTGACATCTGCCCAGTGAAGGCGTATGCCTAATTCGCGCATGCGTTCGCGGATGTCTTGACACACTTCGGGATGCAACCGTGGACGGACAACTTCTGCTGGCATTTGTGTGCCGGAAATCTGAGCCGCCAGGGCAGGATAGTGGTCACGGAGAATAGCACATTGTTGCCAGCCTTTTTGGTGCTCGGTTGCGAACCATGAACGCCCTTGCGACTGATTGTGTAATCTACGATTCTGTTGTTCTGCGATTTCGTCAAACAATACGTGGTGTTCTTGTTCCAGAATCTTAGCACTGTGGTGAGTATCGAATTTGATGGGCAGTTCAACCCAGGGAATGTCAGTTCTATACCAAAAGGTTTCTGGATCCCACGACCACACTCCGGTAGGCCGGTAGCCGGGAAAATCTGCTGCATGGAAATCTGCGGTGTATTGATTCATGAGCGCTCGGCACACCATTGCCAGAATGGCGTGGTAAAGTCCATGCTCCAGATGCCATTCAACCTTAGTTGAGTGGCTCCGGCATATATGGGGTCGATATGGATACCGCGTGCGGACATGTCGTTGACCCAGGCCTCCGGCATGCTGTGGCGGAATGTGCCCGCGCCATACAAAAGATGTTCCAGGCGTATACTGGCTATCTCGATGTCCATGATTTCAACATAATGATCTATAATATCGTCCTGGTCCAGCACTAGATCCTGATCTGTTTTGTCTCGCATGATCAATTGCAAACGATTGACAGATTGTAAATCAGCATCATAGGCTAGTATCTGGCATTCTTGACACTGCGAATACGGGCTGGCCCACAGCAGACGCTGTGCTAACCGCTGACCATTGAGCCAAACTTCGACGGTTGGTCTGCGACGGCCATAATGGAACTGCAAGAAAAATTTGATTGTTGTCATCGATAATCACTGTGTGGCACTTACTTAGCGTGTGATAGATGTCTGAGATTTGATGCCAGAGGCCTCACAGGATACCAATCACTCAGTATGACTGGCAACCAATCACTATCTCGCTGGTGTGGCACAGCAATTTTCGTAATCGTTTCTATGTCGCGCAATCCTTGTTGCCAGACTCCAAGTTCACTGCTGTTTTTATCATGGATGAGGTTTTTGGCTGACATACTTTCGGGACTGTTTGGATTTTGCGCGACTCGTGACTTAAGCCATCCCTGCCGCGCGCTGCTGTTGTCTACACAGGTTCGGCCCATGGCTCGGTTCCACACTTCATATTGCCAGTCCAGACATTGGTTACCTTGCACTTTGTGGAAATGATCAAACCCGTCAGGACCCATGACCATTATCATATTTTCAAAATGATCTATGGCCATGTGACACTGAGCCACGTGCAAATCGGTCAGATCATTGGTCATGTAGAAGAATTCGCAATCGGTATTCATGTACTGATACATTCCGGCATCAACACCGAAATTGTACCATGTACCGTCGGCAAGCAGCACCCGAGGTTTGTCGTGAGCCCAGATATCAGCGCGTCGGCTGTGTTGGTCAATGATCCGGGCAGTGCTAGATATATGATTTTGTAAAAAATATCTATGCATTTTTGGATACATAATGCTGCAGCCAGGACTGAAAATCCAATCTTCCCCTAGATCACAGTATACCGAAGCAAAATGCCAGTGGTTGACAGGTACATGATTTACCACAAGTTTGGGCATGTGCTGTTGTTTTACCTGATGTGCGTAAGATACCGCACTGTGGATTTCGGGATCATCAAACCACTGCCGATCATAGATCACCACCTCATCCAAGGCGATGCCATTGGCAACGAAGGCATCCAACACAGTGGTACTGTCCCATCCCCCGCTGAACCATAGAGTCAACCAATCATATCGGTCGCGCAGTTGCAGGCAACGCTGTCGAAGTAGGTCTTGCCATGTCGCAGACGGTCTTGCAAAATTGCACTGCCCAAATGTGGAGCGTAAAAAATTGAAACGTATACGAGATACATCTCCTTGTGCCTCTCGGAAAGCATCTATCTTGCTATGTGTACGATAATTTCCCACCTCATAATAAAGTTCCTGTATCATCTACGTGGTATCAATCTTGAAAATGACCATGACATGATGCCACCCAAAATCATGATCATGAGCAGGCACGCGTAGACCTCTAGGTGATCGAATCTTCCCTTGAAGTCATACATCAAGGTACCAATGCCAATGTGTCCACCCACTGTGCCAAACACTATTTCGACCGCAAACAGGATGCGCCACAGGAACATGAAATAGGTTTTGCTCAATGACACCAATCCCGGCAGCATGCTGGGCACATAGACCTTGATCACTGCCTGCCACGGCGTGAGTCTTAGGTCACGTATCTGTCGGCTCCATGTGTCGTGACTGATGGTCACTAAGCTGTACACACTAGGCAAAAAAACCCAAAGCACGCCCCATGTCATGAGGGTGAAAATCAGGCTCTGTGAAAATCCAAAGAAGATCAAAAAAACCGGTAACCAACTCATGGTCGGGGTGGGTCCCAGCATATCACAAAAATTTATGGTGAGCCGTCGGGCAAATTTGTTAGGGTATGTGGCCAGTACAATGACCAACATAAGAATCGACACCATGGCAAATGATACCACTGTCATCCAAACGCTGTTTGCCACTGCCTCTAGAAATTGCACCCTGCCCAGCATTTCAACCAGTTTTATCAGTACCAAATGTAGATGCGGCCACAGCAGCTGATTGTCTACCACCCATGCTGTGGTCTGCCACAGCATGGCCAGCAGTAGCAGCATGGCCAGTCTAGTCTGAAAGGTATTGTTTGACATGGTCATAGGTGATTTGTTCCGGTCGGAGTTTGATCAATGAGTCTGGGGTCAGCATGCAGCAGTGATCCGACAGCAAAGCGGCCTCGTCGATGTTGTGTGTGATCCATAGCACTCCTAAATTTTGTTCCCTGACCAATCTACGGAAGTCATCTGCTATGGTCATCGCAGTGAAACTATCCAGATGATTCAACGGTTCATCGCACAGCAGCAGTTCTGCTCCACGATATATAGATCTCAACAACACAAAGCGCTGCCGTTGACCACCGCTGATCTCGTCAGGTCTGCGATCGATCAGCGGTGTAAGTTTCCAGCGCTCCGCCACTGTGGTCCAGGCTTCATTGACCTTGGCCAGCAGGAAATTTTGTTTCACGGTCATCCAGGGAAACAGTTGATTGTCTCCCTGGTACACACTGTGCAAGATTGGCTTGCCTATGATTCGACCTTGGTGTGCAAGGTCACCTCTGATGGACTCCAACAAGGTAGTTTTGCCCACCCCACTGCGGCCCATCAGTACCAGAATTTCTCCTGGCCTGATTTCGAGGTCAACCTGCGGTAGGCAAGCCACACCCTGCCGCAAGGGTTGAAAACCTTCAAGACGTATCACAGCAGATCTTCGCGCCAGATGATGCTTTTTTGGTCCCAAGACTTCATGCTGCCTGCAGGTAGCATGCCCATTTCTTCAGTTAGATGCAACCAATCCATCACAGCAGGTGTGAATTTGGTAAAGGCAACTATGTTCATCTCTTTGTAGTAGCGCACGATGGTATCAGCGTCAAGGTCTTTGAGATCATGTCTTTCTACCATGGCTCGCGCCAGGACCGGCATGTTAGTGTTGTACTCCTGCTGAGCCACCTTGATGGTATCCAGCAAGGCCAGTGCCAATTTGGGATTGTCTTTGGCCCATTGTGTGTTGATCACTGCAGAATTAAGAAAGCCGGTTTGACCGGGATACAGCACTCGGTTACCCATTTCGCGCAATTTATTGCTGATTGGTGCTCCTTGGATAGCACAATCAATACCTTTCGTCCCACTGGCAAATGCCTGCAGTGTCTGTACTTGGCTGAGCAACACGATCTGGTCTTCCAGCGCCAAGGGGTCACCAAAATTATCGCGGGCCAGTTTCTGGATGATCAGATGACTGCCGCTCTGCTTGCCCGAAATGATGATGCTGCGTTTGTTGGCTTTGATGTCCTGGATATCTTTCACATAGGGCTTGCAGACCAATGGGGCGTCTGAAGTATTGAACATGCTGATAAATTGCAGTTTTCCCGGAGACTCTTTGTGCAGTTTTACGATGGTGGGCAAACTGGCAATGTTGATGTGGCTCTTGCCAGTCATGAGATTGGTCAAGGCCTCCACTGAGCCTCTGGAATATTGGATTTCCAATTTTGCGTTGTTGATGCCGTGGCGCTTGGCCACTTCCGGAAAGTGTTTTTGCATGGACAGCACGATCATTTCCGGACTGGCCAATTTTACTGCGGTCAAAGTGAGCGTCTCGGCCCAGGCCACGGATGTGGTCAGTGCAGCGGCCATGACGGTCCCTAAAAAGATGCGTTTCATCAAAAAATCTCCATAAAGATGTAAGTGAAATTGCTAGTAGAAGAACTCTACACACGGTAGGCGTTCTGTAGTAACACTACAGTAAAGACATTGATATGTCAAGCGTCTAAGAAAATCCGACGTCGAACCATTCGGCGCTGCTGAATTTATTTATTGCAGCAAATCGTGTTAAATAAAAAAATGAATGACTATTTTTTCCAACCAATAGATCTGCCACCGCTTCCGGAGCGCTTTGTCGAACAGGCTCTGACTGGAACTCGGACTGATCTCTTGGTGACCAGCGTTGACAGGCAGATACATGATCGAGGCAGTGTTTATCGTAATGCACAACTACAACGCTGGCGACTTAGCCAAGATCTGGTAGAGTGGCTGCACCAACAGGGCATCAAAGGATTCGACGACGTTTCGGTACAGACCATACAGCAAGGCGATACCTTGGGCCCGCACACTGACAGTTGGCAAAGCTGCAAACTGTTCTATCTTTTGGAACCGGGTGGTCCAAACGTGGAAACGATATGGTATCAGCAACCAGGACATGATTTGATCCGGGAAAAATTCCTTTTGATTGAAGATACCAAGGACCTTGAAGTGGTTCATAGGATGGTTATTCCACCGCGGCAGTGGGGCTTCATCAATGTGCGAATTATACATGAAGTAAAAAACATGACCAACCGCAGAGAAACTGTGGTTGCCAGTTTCACTGACTACATCGATTTCTCACCTTTGGTGGTGCAGAAAAAATAGGCCCCATAACAGGGCCTATCCTGACATTTTTGATAACAAGGCATGTCTGCCCCGGAGATCATGCTGCTAAGGCAAAGATCTCGTCATTGGATGCGTTGGCATCTATTGGTTTTGCTTGATTTAGGGTCATCGCCTACCCCGCTGTCCACTCGGCTACTCCTTGCCCTGTCGAAACCATGTTCAGGCCCATCATAAGCAGTCGCAATCGGTATAGGTTGATCAAATCTATACCAATCCGTCCTAAGCGTAACAACTGCTTATGGTGGACCTGCCGGGATTCGAACCCGGGTCCAGAACACATTTTGCTCTGCTTCATACAGCGATAATGACGAAACTGCCAGGACATGTACGGGCTTCGCCTGCCCTAAGGCCTCACACCTTATCGATCTTGCCAGTGGATTGATCAAGCGCCACTGGGGATATACTCCTGCACAGTAAGTCTATTTATTTTACACTGATTGCAAGATTTTGCAACCAGTTTCCAAAATCTCCTGTCCAATCTTGTCGCCACTGGCGCAGGAGAGACTGGTTGTGCTCGGCCGCCTGCTGCAATCTCCCTGCATGACACCCGAGATCTTTTATGCTGGCCAGAGCCGACACAACGAATCGATCTGTCTTGGCCTGTGCTCGTGTCAGTGTGTCATATCCATGATCTACCAGATCATCCAAGACATCAAACCCAAGATAGCGCAAACGTTGCACAGCGAATCTGCCGGCAAATACCACCCAGGGTCTGGGCAATTGCAGTGCTGTAAAGATCTTCTCGCTGAACGCCACAGAATCGTCGCTGCTGTAGGTCTCAACCACGATGTTTAATCGGGCAGATTGCAGGGCTTGATCATGATCAAAATCGTGATTGCGATAGGGCATCTTTGGCGCCAATCGCCCATAGGTTTTTTGATAGCGATTCTGTATCTCGGATCCAAGATTGGTCCATTGGTGTCGTAAGTTGTCTTGGGCCTGTTGGTGATTGTGCTGGCGCCAATTTTCCGGAATCACACAGTTGAAATTAACAGTGCCTTGGTGTAGATGTATTTTTTCGCTGAGTGCCAGCATGAGTTCCAACCGCACAGCATCTATTCTGTTGATCAAGAAACTGTAGTCACGCTCAGCGGGTTGATTGATCACAGGGCTGTAACCATAGATCCCATGCCAGGAATCTGGCAAACGGATCACGGTGGCGTTGCAGGGCCTGGATATCACGGTGTCAGTGATTACGATGTCTCCCGCTGCAAAATCATTTATGTCGATCATGGCGGCAACATCGTCTACCAGGCATATGGCCGCTCTTTTTTGACCACGCCGCCAGACGTATGTGTGTTCTTGTTGGAATCCTGCGATTTCTACACAGGTCTTGACAAAGGCCAGAGAATTGGCTTCTGATTGGACATATCCACTGCGGGACATGATTTCATTTTGGAACACATCGTGTGCAGTGGTCATGATGCAAAGGTATATATGGACATGAGATATTTACTGTGCTGGCTGTCTGACACTGACATTAATCTGTTGCGTCCGGCCTTGGATGTGGATGGATTGTTAGATCTGGCCAATCAGGGCGATCCAGATGCCTTGGCCAATATGGTGCGATTGAATTGGATGGTATCGGATGTGCGCCACACAGGCATCATCAAACCTGTGTTCGTACGAGATCACACCATGGATGTGATAGTGGGAGACACACGCATCATGGCTGCTCGTTTGGCAGGACTACAGCGCGTACCGGTAATGGCTTATCTCAAACAGGCACAGGGCATGACATGTTCATCTATACATGATATCTTGACACTGACCGGGTTCGGCTCTGATGCATCAATACACTGGACTCCTGCCGACATAGACATACTGTCAGAACCACCTGCCTGGATAGACATCGGCGATAGTCGCACACAGCATCACGGACACGATCAGCAACGGCGACTAGAGGTCATGCAAGATTATGTCAAAAAAAATCCCCAACCCTTAAGCCGAGACTGGTTGCTCGAGCCCAGAGATTGGGGAGACATTTTTAACTAGGCACCTGTCTCGGAAGATAAGGCACCGATCGTGGCCCATGCAATTGTTGCAACAAGCGTCGCGCTTCTTCGGCAGTTTCGGCCCCGATCCTGACCTTTATTTCTTCGGTGCCCGGACCTGGCTGCCTCACAGTGGCTTCCCATAGTTTCATAGTCAGTCCACTATGGGTCCGTTGCCGTTGCGAAAGCCCACGGTACCACCTTCGGCTTCGATGCGCTTGATCACATCCTCGAACAAGATAGGCGCGAAGTCCGGAGTCTGCTCTACACAAACGCAGTGGTAACGACTATCGAGTTCTGTGCCGTAAAGAGTCGCTCCGGTACGAGCATCAACGCCACGAGCTCGACGCACGCGTTGGTAATGCAAGTGTCCATGGATGTTGGTGCCAAAGCGACCAAGGCTGGCTTCGTGAACAGGAATATGACTAAGGATCATTCCGTTCATCACATGGTAAGCACGCAGTTCACGGAAGTACTCACGGTATTCATCATCGCGGAAGATGTCGTGGTTGCCACGGATAAGCACCTTGTCGCCGTTGATGCGAGCAAGAGTCTTGAGACTCTTCCGGTTGATTACGACGTCTCCGAGGTGATATACCTTGTCTTGAGGTCGGACACGTTCGTTCCACACCCGCACCAGATGTTCATCCATCTCTTCTGGATCTGTCCAAGGCCGCAGTTTGCTACCGTCGTCTCGGGTGAAGCGGCACACACCAGCGTGACCAAAGTGCGTGTCAGATACTAACCATACTGCTGGCATCATGCCCCCCTTTCTTGGTGATTATCTGCCCCGACCAGTGGTTTTTTTCTGCGGTCGGTTGTTACCCACACGCACTGGTGCGGTGGCTGTGATCTTGACTTCAGTACCATCTGTAGTCTTGGTATCGGGATTTTGCTGTGCTCTTTTTTTGGCCAGCGCTTCTTTCAATCCTTTGATGCTCATTGAGATCTCCTGTCGGGGCATGGCAGCGAGAGGTCGATGCTTCGTAAGCATCTGCGGGCGTTGCAGACCCTAACATCGCTGTGAATCCATGTCTAGTAGTTATCGCGAGAGGCCAAGACCAACTGCATCTCTCTGACTGATAGAGCATCGCGATAGTGAACGAGCATGAGGCTAGCGGCGCCGGGCGTTAGGGCTTACAAGGCCGCCCCGGTTGACATAACGCATTGCCCTTGACCCATGGTCAAGCCCACTGTGCTGTGTTTAAGACGCCAATGCTGGCGGAACCAGCCTTTGCCGGGCTACCAACCCGGCCTTGACATCCCCTGATGCGTGTTCATCTCCAGCCACGGAGCACGGCCTATAACGGCTACAGCGGCCCAGGGTGGTAGTGCTTCCCTCACAGTTGGGATATAGTGGCCAGCCTGCTTTCTCTCACAGGCTTGACCATGGATCATTGGTTTAATTGTCCTGAGGTGGACGCTCGCGTCGATCAAGATTTGCCGGCTTCAGGAGATAATCTCGACCGATGTTGCCGGCTTCGATCTCTCGTAGTGCAGTGACCACAGGACCATTGTCGCAGGTCACAGTTGGTCTCCATCCTCGGTTTAGTTCGCGCGCCCGTCGGGCGCCAATCAGCACGAGATCGTATTTGCTGCCCACTGCTCGTGCTGCCAGTTCGCTTGAAATCCTTGCCATTGTGTGCTCCGATCATGTAAACAACAACTGTAACACATCTGGCCGGATGTGTCAATAGAGTTTGGCCCGTCCAGGAGGAATCGAACCCCCGTATAGATGTTTAGAAGACACCTGCGTCATCCACTACGCTATGGACGGATTGTGCTGGAGCGCCCGGAGAGAATCGAACTCTCGATCCCACGTTGGCAACGTGGCGTTTTGCCCCTAAACTACGGACGTTAGTTATGCGGCTCTCACGCTCTTGAGCCTGTCGGCGGCATAACTGGCAGCCCAGGCCACGGGCTTTACCATGGGGATCACATTGCATGTACCACGGATGTATCCGATAGCCTGTTGCACCACGCAACTGGATCCATGCATCTCGTTGGGATTTAGATCTAGGTGCACTTCGATGGGCCACCCTGCCAGCACCGGAGCCAACCTCTGGAACAGTTCGCTCACGCGATACACTTCGTTCATGAGACGCATGCTGGGACGATTGTACCGCTGATCATAGTCGCGTTCGCGGTCCATCTCACCAAAGATCTTGCAACCATTGTTGCCGTTGCGATGGATCACAGCCACGGTGGTGTATTCGGCCCACCACTGTCGACCCACTTTGAAACGTTCTGAATCCGCACCAATATAGATGCGTGTGCCAGGCCCTAAGTCATGCACATAGATTTGTATTTGTTCTGGATCTATCCTTGGCATCATGCCTCCCTTGGTTATTTACTCTTGGCCGGTCCTGACGGATTCGAACCGCCGGCTTCCTGTTTCGAAGACAGGCACTCTAGTCCACTGAGTTAAGGACCGCGACTGGTGGAGAGTGTGGGATTCGAACCCACGGCCCCGATTTCTCGAAGCAACACCTTAGCAGGGTGCCGATTTAAACCGACTCATCCAACTCTCCGACATGGTGGAAGAGGTGAGACTCGAACTCACACACCCATCTCTGGGCCTTCGGTTTTCAAGACCGCTGCCGCTATGCCGATTCGGCTAACTCTTCCATATTCGTACCGGTTACCGGATCCGGTGCAGACTTTTGGTCCCTGCGGCTCGTAAACTCACCCACCCTTGACGCCATGCTCTGCAGAGGGCCAGCCGGGTGACGCTGTGTGCTTGGTACCCCTGCTCAGATTCGAACTGAGAGTGCTTCTCCTTTTGAGAGAGACGGCTTTACCAATTTGCCCACAGGGGTCTGGTGCGGAACCTGGGATTCGAACCCAGACTGTGAGGTGTTTAAGACCTTGACCTCTGCCGATTGGGCTAGTTCCGCTTGATATGGTACCCCAGGAGAGACTCGAACTCTCAATGAACAGTTTCTAAGACTGCCGTGTATACCTGATTCCACCACCGGGGCATTGATTGGTGCTGATTGAGAGAATCGAACTCCCGACCGGCGCATTACGAGTGCGTTGCTCTACCAACTGAGCTAAATCAGCGTGTATGGTGCCGACTCCTGGTTCCGCGCCAGGCTCTCCTGCTCTTCAGGCAGGCGCTTTCACTAGATTAGCTTAGTCGGCAAAAGGTTCCCGAGACCGTGCTTACCCGCGACACGATAGTCATCACTAACCAGAGGATGGGTCCAGAGCCACTGGCGGCCGGCTGCACTTACTGAGATGACTGGAACAAAACTTGGTGCGTCGTGAAGGAATCGAACCTCCGTCTGATCCTTGTAAGGGACCGGCCCTACCATTAGACGAACGACGCATGGGGTATCCTAAGGGTATCGATCCCTTGCCGTGGGCTCCACACGCCCAAGTGCTGCCATTACACCAAGGACACCATTGGTACCACCGCCAGGAATCAAACCTGGTTCTCAGCCTTCGCAGGGCTGTGTGACCGTCATTTCACCACGGTGATATCGAGAGACGAGAGGCTGGCTTACAAGGCTCGTTACGGCATCGTCCTCAAACTGGTCTCGGTGGCAAGAATCGAACTTGCGCCACATGCTCCCAAAGCACGCATGATACCATTTCACCACACCGAGTACATGGCCGGGGCACTAGGACTTGAACCTAGACTAGCACAGTCAAAGTGTGCGGTGCTGCCATTACACTATGCCCCAAAAATTGGTGCTGATGAGAGGAATCGAACCTCCGACTTACGCCTTACCAAGGCGTTACTCTACCCCTGAGTTACATCAGCTTGGTGGCGATGGAGGGATTCGAGCCCCCGATCTTCCGCGTATGAAGCGGCTGCATTAACCTGCTATGCTACATCGCCTGGGTGGTAGGGGCAGCAGGGATTGAACCTGCGACCTCGATGTTAAAAGCATCTTGCTCTTCCGCTGAGCTATACCCCCATTACTGCACATTGTCTCTGATCCACTGCCAGTATTCTGCTGCGGTCATGATCATCTCCTTGTGTGATTGGTACCCGATGATGGTTACGATCCAACGTCGCGCGATTATCAATCGCGTGCTCTACCATTGAGCTAATCGGGTCTGGAGCGGCGAAGGGGAATCGAACCCCTGTCATCAGCTTGGAAGGCTGTCATAATACCATTATACTACCGCCGCTGGCTTGGTGGAGATGGAGAGAATCGAACTCTCAATTCCTGCTTGCAAAACAGGTGTGTTCCCATTAGCACTACATCCCCGTTGGTGGAAGTGAGGGTGGGATTCGAACCCACGGTTGCACCGGGTTGCAGCCGGTTGCCTTGGACCACTCGGCCACCTCACTATGTTGTGGCTCCAAGGGCAGGGATCGAACCTGCGTCCACTCACGTGCTCACCGGTTAACAGCCGGGGCCCTTACCTCTAGGGGTACCTTGGAAAGAATTTGGTAGCGGGACCCGGAGTCGAACCAGGAACGGAGGCTTATGAGACCTCCATGATGCCATTTCAATATCCCGCATGGATCGGTGGTGCTGGTGGAGAGAATCGAACTCCCAATCTACTGATTACAAATCAGTTGCCTTACCATTGGGCCACACCAGCAAGAACTTTACTTATATCATGGCTACGGTGGAGGGAATCGAACCCCCATCATCAGTTTTGGAGACTGAGGTAATACCATTATACCACACCGTAATGATTGGTACTCCCGGGGGGAGTCGAACCCCCATCGGCCGATTATCTGTCGCTACGGGGTATAAGCCCGCTGTTTTACCATTAAACTACAGGAGCGAAAAATCTGGCGGTGCCAAGGGGTAACGATCCCCTTCTTCGAGCGTGACAGGCTCGTGTGCGTCCATGAACACTTTGGCACCTAGAACTGGTACACGGTACGGGAATCGAACCCGTCTTTACGGCGTGAAAGGCCGTTGTCCTAACCGATAGACGAACCGTGCATGACATGGTGGGTGCCCACGGATTCGAACCGCGAAGGCCAAAGACAAGAGATTTACAGTCTCCCCCCGATACCGTTACGGGACTAGACACCCAAAAATGGCGGTTCTTGTGGACTTTCACCACACTCTTGCATTCTGAGAGCTTTACCAGTGTCCCGTATCGTCACCGGTCAGGGCTATTGTCAGGGGTTGCATGACGACCTAGGCTAGACATTGCGTGTGACTAGCACGCCTGTTTCTCGCCTGTCCATCACTACCTGGCAGGGAACTGAGAGCTCAGAAGGAGTACCTTTCCAGAGAACCATACTTGAACACACTACTGAGTCGGCGACCGTGCAGCCGAACGTGATCGGTCCTCTCCGCGGATGCTCCGTGTTCTGAGAGTAATGTGTTCAAATATGGTGCCACTTGCGTGGCCACCATCGACAGGATCGTGTCCTGCCCAGTGATTTTTCACACCACACAAGGTGCTTCATCCCACTGTCCGCCCGTTTGTCCTTTTATTGTACGCTGACCTGGCCCTCGTTGCCTGGCGTATAAAACAAAAAACCCTGGTATCTCTCGATCCAGGGTCCCGGTAGTTTGAACTGATTACAACTCGATCTACTGGGACCCTCCACTATCACTATTCTCGATCGCACGGGCATAGACTGATAGGGATCCAAACCATGTAGGCTGGCAACCTAGCGTCTTGGGCAAATGCATCGATATGAGTGATAATTGTTGAGTCATCATAGTATCTATTGTATGGGTTTATTTATACCTCGTCAACCTTTGTTTTGAAAAACCCTACCAAAATTAGGGTTTTTGGCTAACCAGCCATCACACGGCTCACTGCAGTCATCACGGCCGCGATGCGACCAATGTCTCTCAGTTGCTCCACAGAGTAGCCTTCTGCCTTCAAGGTGTCGTAGTGCGCCTTAATGCAAAAGTGACATTTACCCACGATCGAAGCGGCCAGGCTGTAGGATTCAAAACGAGCCTTGGTGGTGCCACCGTGAGTGGCGATGGCGTTCATCCTCAATTGCGCGGGTAATCCTTGTAGATTAGCATCTTCTGCCATCTCTACATAGGGATACCATACGTTGGTCATGGCCATAAGGCTGGCAGCAGTGATCGCGGCCTCGGCTTCCTGTTGGTCCGCCAACTGGCTTTGGATCCAGGTCCACAGTTTAGTGTTACCAGTGGCGAACACAGCAGCCAAGGCCACTGCTTCGGCTTCTTCTGCAGCCAAGGTATTGCGTTTGACCACCGCATCGATGTTCAAGCGAGTGTCTTTGGCGTAGTCAGGCAGGCCATCTTTGAGTTGATCTACCCACTGCATCGTTAGGCCGCTTTCTTGAGTTTTTTAGTTTCAAGAGTATCTGCACCAACTTGGCGATTGCACTCGCACAGTTCACCGGTCTGGAGAGCATCCAGCACACGAAGGGTTTCGTCAGCACTGCGACCCACGTTGAGGTTATTGACCGTGACATGCTGGATCACACCTTCGGGATCGATGATAAAGGTGGCACGGAGAGCGGCACCTGCCGGCGCAAAGAACACGCCCAATTGATTCACAAGGCTCAGTTCACCACGCTGGGTGTCTGCGAACTGGATGTGACGGATTTTGCGCAGATCTTCATGGGAGGCCTGCCAGCCCAGTTTGCAGAACTCGTTGTCTGTGCTACCTGTGAGCAACACAGCATCGCGGTCCTCAAAGTCCGAGAACAGTTTGTCGTAAGCCACGATCTCGGTGGGACACACGAAAGTGAAGTCTTTGGGGTAGAACACGATCACTTTCCATTTACCCACAAAGCTCTGCTCCGTGATGTCAAAAAACTTGTCAGATCCAGGATTCACACCTGTCACAACAAATGGTTCAATCTTTTCACCTACTGTTTTCATATTTTTTTTCCTTTTGGTTTGGGGGATTTTGAGACCCTATGTCTCAGTGTTTCTACTATGATACACGAGTATATATCATAGAGTCAACCTAATTTTTATAAAATTTTATTACTTTTTTCCTATGGGCGCTATAGCCTAGCACAATAGGAAAAACTGCTCTGACAGCTCCGTCGCGGTGTTTTAAGTTACGCCCTATCACACCTGGTTAGACTTACACAGACAGCCATCGCTTCTGTGCGCCCTCAGCAGGTCGAACTCCATTAAATGGATAAGGTGATAGGCACCTCCGCTCGCCACAGGCCCGTTGTCGCATTGCCAGCGCCAGTTCGGTTGGACTGGAACCACCCGTGGCTGTCACACCACTTCTCATCGTCTGGGTCGGACTATCCGGTGACGCCGGAACGTTCTTTACTCAGCGGGTTGACTCAGTCCCCGCCATTGGTTTACTATCACAGGTTGGTCGCTCTGTTTCCACAGCACACCGTCCCAGTGGCACCGTTGCGGAAACGGCCAGGTACCGATGATCACTTCGTATTCACCTTCTCTCACAGGATCCAGGCTGGCAGGCCACCAGGGTGTGAGTTCAATACCTTCCCAGGTTTCGATCTCAGAATCGATGGCCTCTTGGGCCCACATCTCTTCACCTTCTGGAATAGGAATATCTAGATCATCTTCTTGCTCCACACGATATACCTTGAACTCCATGCCCTTGCCAGTGGTACTGTAGCCATCATGGCCTTCTACGTCTTCGCCATCATATTCCACGCCCGAGATCAAGCGCCACCCATCGCAGTCCTGCCAGGAGATCGACAGTTTCTTGGGATCAAACGGTTGGGTGATACGGATGGTGCCAGAGAAAAAGGTGCCCTTTTCGATGCTCTGTGCCAGGAACACACAGGTACCGTCGGGCTGGTCCTCCTCGGGGCAACAATGACTGTGATTCATGGTATCCACGCCCTGGGAGGCCAGGTGATCGAGATCGAGGTTACTCTCAAACAGATCTCGTCCTTCCAGTAAATCTGTCACAGTGATCCAGCAGGCATTGGATGCTTCACAGCCCGACTCGTGGCAGATATCATCAACGTCATGCCAGGCACCATCGGTGCAGAAACGTGCATCCGCGGGCACATCCATGGTGCCATCCCAGTCGTAAACAAAGTCATCTAGGTCGTCGCGATCTTGCCAATAGTCGTAGGCTTCTTCAGAGATGCTACCGATCACGATCTCCCCACCGTAGCCACTGAGGCAGATCTCTACATCCCGCGGAGTGAATTTTAATGCATCTACTAGATCTTGTTTCTGTTTACGAGTGGCCATTGGCATCACCGGGATTGGAAAACAGTGCTTTTGAAATTGTTGAAAAACAGTGCGGAATCCAACCTGCAAAGGCCACGGCATAGGCCGCTGCCAAAGGTGTATCCCAGTGAACGAAGATCAGCACCAGGCAGATCAAGGCAATAATACCGGCCATGACTCTCATGTTATTTCCTCATCAGTTCCTGTTGAACACGGGTCTGCTCATTTTCGTAGATGCTGTAGCTGAGCCGGAACCACGAGATGCCGGCATCCAGGATCACCAAGCCTGCACCCGTGGCTGCCACAGTCATGACCAAGGCAGCGGGTGCCGCAAACAGCATCAGCACAGTGGCCACGGCTAAGCACAAGAAACCCCAGAAAGTGGGACTGGCGAAACAGCCCCGGAACCGCCATTTAATGAATCCTTTAATGTTCATTGATACCTCCTTGATGTGTTGATAGCGTTAGTATAACAGGCTGTGATTAATTGGTCAAGCGGCGAATTGAATCCTCAAATCTATCAAACATGTCAGCAACAACATGATTCAGTCGGAAAAAGTTGTTTTGATTTTTCATCGCAATGTTCATCAGGACTGGCTTGTTTGTTTGCCAATCAAAATTTTGTAAAGTATCGCACAGACGCACTATCATATCTATTCTATCACGGTAGTCTGTGACAGTATCATAGGTTTCATCCCAGACCGTGTTGTAGGTTTCGAACCCTAGTTCTCTCAGGTGTTTCAAAAAATAAGGTGTAGAAACAGAAATAAATGGCATGCCGGATATTAGGACTTTTACTGTTTTTTCTGTAAGGAAGAATTGCTCCTGAAAATCAATGTCGGTTTCCACTACTAGATTAAAAAATGCCTGGTTATACATCTTGATAGGCAGTGTCTGGCTGACATTATGATAGTGTTTTTCCACCAGATCACTATAGGGATCAAATGTTCCTGGCGCAAAATCAACAACATCGGCATGACAAGGCATGCCACGATCTTGGCCGCTGTAGCGCAAAATATAGTTTGAATATGATAATTTTGACCGCAGTTGATCCACGAGATAGGTTCGTTCCGATCGGATATTACCAATGGTGCTGACAAACACAGCCGATTTAGCACAATCATAGTCATATTTTTTTTCAGAATAGTAACAGAATTTGTAAGGATTTAGATAGGTGTTTGACACGTCCAATAAAAAAAACGGATAGTATATAAGCTCATATTCAAAAAACAATCTATAGTGATCTTGATTCCACCATCCATTGCTTAAAATTAGGTATTTGTGATCGGATCTATATTGATCAAATAACTGTTTGCTATGTATACCTTCGGTGATACAATCAATCACCACGATTTCACTATCGCTGGTGTTAATTGATTCTATATCGGAATGATGGAAGCAAGGCCAGCCCTGCTCGCAGGATGTCACTAGGGACTTCCTGCTAGAGATATAGAAGTTGCTGTTATCGATGTACGAGTTATACATGTCCAAAAAGTCTTGAATGCCATTGCAACCATTTGTATTGATTTTAATCATGGTGGTCCACAGGATGCCATCCAATCTCGGCTAGATCATGCCGGATCTCGTCCGTGATGTGACCTTCTGCCACACGCAGTTCTTCTTTGCCGTTGTGCACCAAATCGTCATCGGGATGGCTCTGCATCATGCCCGAGCAGTACCAATCCATGTAATCTCCCTCGCCTCGGATATCGGCTATGATCGATCCGGCTGACCTCCAGGAACATGACCATGTCTTATCGGTCAACACGGTCCAGACATCTTGATACTGCCATTCTTGGTTGCACATGGCCGCATAGAGATTCTGCGCATACACATCGTTGTCACGTACTTTAGACACTAGCCAGTGGCACTGGCACATGTCCGTGTCCATCTGCCCAGTTGGTTCCATTTGACTGATGGACTACAGGTCACTGCGTCTTGTCAACACGATGTCATTTCAATAGATGTTCTTTGAAGACGCTAGGAAAACGATAGGCATTTTCATGCCACCAAACCATGTTTGTGAGTTTGGGTGCGGTGATATTTGCTCGGAGACGATTTACCACTTGGTTGCCATCATCAGCCGTGATCCACTCATAATTGCCAGTATCCTTTTGCAAGGCAGCAGCGGCATCTGGATCTGTGATCATTTTACGTAAAGCAGTCCTTAGACGTTCTGTGTTGGGATTGCCTTTGTTAACCCACAATGCTTTTTGCAGAACATCCCGGAAGTTGCGGCTCAGGGTATATGCTTCGTAAAGAGGTCCTCTGGGTTCCTGGCCATGCAACTTCTTGAACACATCTTCAAATCTGAATCCGGCAGGAAAGTTTGGATCATCGTGCTGTTTCCTGGTGGCAAGATCGTAGATACCATGATGGAACCACAGTTCGGCCGCTGCTTCTGGCTTTTGATAATGCTTGAACCAGGCAGCCACTGATTCGCGAGCCACGTTGAATTCGCCACGCATGAATCCCAATCTTCGCTCACTGCCGGGCACACCATTGACCCAGATCACATTTTTGTTCCAGCAGTCAAGATAGGCCTGCATAGTGGGTAGATTACCACACACCAGCATGGCGATGGCCATACCGTCGGTTTCTTGACCCGAACTGCCTGCAATCTTAACACGTTTTCCGTCTATGAGATCTTCGCCGCGTTTCTTGCCCACCACGATGTTGAGATTCATCATGCCGATTGAATCATAGTGCTTGTAGTCATAGGCCACGTTGTCCACGAGATAGCCAATGCCGTTGCCGCCATGAGACACCATGATGACTTTGTCATCAAATCTCAGTTTGTTGTGGAACTCGTTGAAGCCGGGTATGTCTTTGGCTCCAGGAATGTGCTGGATAACAATGGGTTCACCCAACTGTTTTTCCAGATGTTTGGCTATGATTGCTGCCCAGACTGCTGTGCCGTTGCCGGCTGCCTGCGGCACAATCATGCGATATTCGGCCTGTGCAGCCGTGATGACAAAAAATGCAGCAAATGCCGCTAGTAACTTCTTCATTTGAATTTCTCCGTTGTAATTTAGGTGTAATCGATACCACGATTTCTTCGCAACAAACTCCAGGCCATGATGCCTAGGCCGATCGTGATAATGCATACGAACAGTGGCCGTGCCAGGAGATCAATGAAAGAATATAGGGCCAGCGTCTGTTGCGAATAATTTTCTAACTTCTCACTGAGTATGTATGCCACCAGCACAGCCGGACGAGAAATTTTGAATCGCACACAGACCACGCCCAGCATCGAGCATATGGACAATACATAAAGATCATTCCATGTGCCCGAATACTGCCAACAACTCCAGACTACCACGATCATGATCACCACGGCGTAGATCCAGTAAGGAATCTCCAGGATTTTCACTATCCAACGTGTGGTAAAGATACAGAGAAAGAAACACAGCACAGTGCCCACCATGAAAGCCATGCCTAGGGCTGTGATAAAGTTGGTGTCTGACAACAGTTCGGGTGAACCCAGCTCCAGACCAAAGTACATGCAGATGGCCATCATGATGGCAGCAAATGGTGCGCCCGGTATGCCAAACAAAACAGTAGGTATGAGACTGGCAGGTTTCTGGGCATTGTTGGCGCCTTCGCAGCCCAAGAGTCCTTTGTAGTTACCGCATCCAAATTTCTCAGATCGGTGCCGGGCCACTGTGGCTCCGTAAGCCAGGATGTCACCGATGGTGCCGCCCACACCCGGCAACAGCCCAGTAAAAAAGCCAATGGCTCCGCCTCTGGCCACGTCGCCTCGATGGTGCCAGCAGTCACCAAACCCTTGGCGAAGTTGTCGCCAGTAGTCCTGGATGGGTTCGGGTCGGTTGTTCTGGTGACGGAATCCTTGAAAGACCTCGGGCACAGCAAACAGGCCCGCGATCAAGGGAATCATCTGCACACCGGCAGCGAGATATTCCCAGCCAAAAGTGAGACGATGTGCACCGGTAGCAGGGTTCTGGCCGATCATGCCGATGAAGATGCCCAGACCAATGCTGATCACGCTGAGCCAGGGATTGCGAGTGGTGATGAATCCCACGCAGGCCAGGCTCAAGATCATAAAGGCCATAAATTCCGGAATGCCAAAAAACATTATGAGCTTTGAATAGAACGGCATAAGGCCAAAGGCTATGGCTCCCCAGAACAACCCGTTCACAGTAGAATCCATCAGCGCGATGCCGATGGCGCGGCCAGCCTCACCGCGCTGAGCCATGGGATAACCATCTATGATTGATGCTGCCGTGGTGTTTGATCCCGGGATGCCGGTGAGTATGCTGGTAAAAGAATCTGCCGTGCTGCAGGCTGCTATCAGGCTGGTCATGAATACCACGCCTAGATAGGGATTGGCCATGAACTGATCTGCCAATCCAAACACAGTCAACAATCCGGTGGTTACTCCGGCCATGGGCATGATGCCTACTAACACACCATACAGGGTACCCAACAAGCACCAAATTATATATTCAATCACTGTGTACTTTCATACTCACGATTCGATGACACGTTCCACACGAGTCTGAAAGCAAACCATGCCATCGATCTCACTTGCTTGCCTTTGATGTATGCATCAAGGATCAATTAAGCCTATGCGGTGCCATCTTTTCTAATGCTTCTGCGATGATGTCTCTGTCTTCGTCATCCAGATCATCCCAGTCCTCCAAGGCCACGGAATTCTCCGCCAGTTCGCCCGATTCAGCCATGCGTTCGAGCTCGGCGACCAGGGCATCCAGTTCCTCCTGGGTACCGTCGAATGTGTCAAACGCGCCTGGCGCAAATTCTATCTTGATCTTTTTGTCTGTCATGTCTTTCTCAGTAGAATGGTACCCCGGGCAGGAATTGAACCCGCACTCTGTCGATTATGAGTCGATTGCTTTACCATTAAGCTACCAGGGTATGTAATGATTATAACAGTACTGGCATATCAAGTCAATGTCATATCACGGTCATAGTTGCCGTTTTGGTACCTATGATACAGGTTAAATAATTGTGTGATGCCGCATACCTACCGAAGCATATTCATCTCAGACGTGCATCTGGGAACCCGCGACTGCCAGGCTGATCGGCTCAACAGTTTCCTAAAACATCACACCTGCGATACCCTGTATCTGGTAGGCGACATCATAGACGCCTGGAAGATCCAGCAAAATAAATGGCGCTGGAGACAGAGCCACACCAATGTGGTTCGGCGCATCCTGGGTCATGCCAAACGCGGCACCCGCGTGATATTCATAGCAGGCAATCACGATGAATTTCTCAGACCCATGATTCCGTTTGGCATATCATTTGGCCTGATCGAGATCGCGAACCAGGCGGAACACCAGGGTGCGGACGGTCGCCGCTATCTGGTCACCCACGGAGACATGTTTGATGGCATCACGCGCCTGGCGCCCTGGCTGGGATTCCTAGGTGACAAGGCCTATGATTTCGTGCTGACTCTCAACAGCCGTTTCAACGCTGTGCGCCGCAGACTGGGCCTGGGCTACTGGAGCCTGAGCCGGTATCTCAAGCACCGAGTGAAAAAGGCCGTAGATTTCATATTCGAGTTTGAACGCAATCTCGCAACCTACTGCCGAAAACGAGGATTCGACGGTGTGATCTGCGGACACATACATCATGCCGAGATCAAAGAAATAGACGGTGTTTCTTACATGAACGACGGTGACTGGGTGGAATCATGTACCGCTCTGGTAGAACATCATGACGGTCGCTGGGAGATAGTGACCTGGACTCAGGAGAAAGACGATGTGGATCATGATCTTGCTGGCAGTACACACCAACGATCCCCAAGACCGGCCAGGCAGGATCGAACTCACATTTCCGGACCAGGTCCAGTGCCAGACAGTGCTGGCAACCATGCAGTACGAACTGAAGTTTAAATCATTCCAGGTACGAGGCCAATGCGTAGAAAAATCCTCATCATCACAGACAATGTCCCAGATCAAATAAACGGTGTGGTAACCACGTTCCGCAACATAGAAATACCGGCCCAACACGATGGATACGATGTGTCCTATATTGATCCCACGCACTTCCGGTCATGGCCGGCACCGGGCTATCCTGAAGTGCGACTGAGCTGGCCTCGTGGTATCGGCCGGCGCATAGAAGCACAGCACCCGGATCATGTACACATCGCCACGGAAGGTCCTGTGGGCCTGGCCGCCAGACTCTGGTTGGACCGAAAAGGCTGGCGCTACAATACCTCCTATCACACCAGATTCCCCGAATTCATGTCTCAGATCTATAGGGTGCCCACTGCATGGACCTATGCCTATGTGCGCTGGTTCCACAAGCATTCAGGTCGTGTGCTCACAACAACTGACACCATGGTGCGGGATCTCAGGGCACATGGATTTTCTGGAGACATACGGTCATGGACACGCGGTGTGGATCGCGTGATCTTTGATCCCGGTCTGCGCAATAGATCGGGTGGAGATAAGATATTACTGAATGTAGGCCGTGTGAGCCGGGAAAAAGGCCTAGACGATTTCTGCGAACTGCAGATACCAGGCACACGCAAGATCGTGGTGGGTGATGGTCCTTATCTCGCAGAACTGCGTGACCGGCACCCCGACGTGGAGTTTGTGGGTGCCCGTACTGGACGCGACTTGGCACAGTATTTCGCCGATGCCGATGTGTTTGTGTTCCCTAGTCGCGTGGACACATTCGGTGTTGTGATAATAGAAGCCCTGGCCATGGGTACACCGGTGGCCGCCTACCCGGTACCCGGACCGCGCGACATCCTCACAGCCGGCATCACCGGTCACATGGAACTGGATCTGGAATCTGCTGTGCTGCGCTGCCTGGATCTGGATCGTGCCCAGGTGCTGGCAGCTAGCCATGCCTGGACCTGGCAGGCCTGTTGGGAGATCTTCCGTGACAATCTAGTAGATTGCATGTAATAATACTGTCATATAACGGTCACTAAGTATCCTTAGTGCAATTCGCACTTTCACAAAGGAGACCTCAATGAAGAAGTTTATTGCCGCCCTGGCTGTATCTCTACTGGGCACCACGGCCATGGCCGCAACCATCACCGGCGCTGGCGCCACATTCCCTTATCCCATCTATGCCAAATGGGCTGAACAGTACAAAAAAGAAACCGGCGTGAGCCTTAACTATCAGAGCATCGGTTCATCCGGCGGCATCCGCCAGATCAACGGCAAGACTGTGGCTTTTGGTGCCACAGACGCACCTGTGAAAGGTGCGGATCTTGACCAAAGAGGCCAGGTACAGTTCCCCGCCATCATCGGTGGCACCATTCCTGTGTTCAACCTCGAGGGCTTCCGGCCTGGCGAACTTCGAATCACGGGTGATGTCCTGGCCGAGATGTTCATGGGCTGGATCGTGAACTGGAACGACCCCAAGATCGCCGCGCTGAACCCTGGCAAGCGGCTGCCTGACCAGACCATCACAGTGGTGCATCGTGCAGACGGTTCGGGCACGACCTTCAACTTCACCGATTACCTCACCACCGTCAGCAAGCTCTGGGCTGAGAAGGTTGGCCGGGGCGCTGCTGTGAAGTGGCCTGCAGCCTCTTCGATCGGCGGCAAGGGCAACGAGGGTGTGGCCGCTAACGTGGCCCGTGTGAAAGGTGCTATTGGCTACGTGGAGTATGCGTATGCCAAGAAGAACAACCTGCCCTACTTTCAGATGCAGAACCGGGATGGCAAGTTCGTTCGCCCAGATGACAAGACCTTCGCTGCTGCCGCTGCTGGTGCTGACTGGTTCTCAACCCCGGGCATGGGCATCTCCATAGTGGATCAACCCGGTGCTGCAGCCTGGCCCATCTCTACTGCCAGTTTCATTATCATGTACCGTGATCCAGAGAACAAGGCAGCATCAGCAGAAGTGCTCAAGTTCTTTGATTACGCCTTCCGCAACGGCAAGAAAGCCGCTCTGGAATTAGACTATGTGCCCTTGCCCGACGCGCTCACAGAGCAGATCCGGCAGCGTGTTTGGAACCAGATTAAGAATTGAAACTGGCGGATTCAGTCTTGATGATCATGGTGATCCCTGTGATCGTGCAGGCAGGGATCATGATCGGCATCACTTTCTATGGATTCCTCATGGTAGGACTGCAACAACTCGCTGCGTGACGGCGTATAATAAGCCAAATAGTCACGACCGCCCCTGGGGGCGGTTTTTTATTGGCTCCAGCGCAGGGCTATGATGGTTTCCAAATGTGGGTCCCGGCAGGCGACTTCGATCCGGTGATTGCGAGCACTCTGTCGCACCCGCCAGAGATCGTCGGCTCCGCGCCACTCTGCGATCTGTGCCGTGGTAGAAACATAGTAGGGATTCCGACGGCTGTCTGGGGTGCGTTCTGCATCGGGTACACGGTAGGGCTGATTGGGTGCGACTTCTCGATCCAACCAGTCGATCACTGCCGTGGCGTTGTGTCGGGGGATCAGGACCACTTCAGCCGAAACAAGATAGCATCACGTTCTGTGCCAAAACGATACAAATCAGGCATCTGTGTGTCCAGCACGCCGTTGGCTATGTCGGATCCCAAACGATACCAGTTGAGATCAAACTCACCTATGTTGGCCTTCAGCCACGGTACCACGGATTCATGATTGTGCCAGGTCCTACATTCCCAAGGGAACCGTTGTTCTACAGAATCCCAGTCCATTACCAGGATCCTGGCCAGGCCGCATAGCGGTTGATTGAACGATGGGCGCTGACAATCTTCTTGGCCACGTCTGTGCGATACACATTGTGCCAGTAGCGACCAGCAAGGGCCGTAAGTTCTTCCAGTTCTTCGCGCTCGCCCGACCAGCGCAGTTTTGCGATGCTGGGGGGTCTGCCGCGCCAGGTGGCGAAGCCTAGATCCCAGAACGCGCGGATGATCTGTTCACGATTGGTCATGCGGCGACCAGTGGCAACCTCATACACACCTTGATGCTCTTTAAGGCAGAAGCAGTGGCGCCAGGTCTGAAGCGTGACGACACCACCGCGACGGGTCTGTTCCGTGGCCGGAGTGACACAACTGATTGCTGCGGTCTCATCCATCCACTCTGCAAAATCCTGTCGCCACTCCACCGGTGCCATGCGACTGGCCACCTGGCCCACCGAACGCTCGCCCGCGATCTGGATCTTGCTGTCGGTGAGTATCACGTACTGTTGGTCATGGGCCCGGGCCGTGGCCAGCAAGAAGTTGAGATTGTCGGCACTGTCTGTGAGGGCCTGGGTCTCGAACGTGAACAAGGAGAGTTGATCAGCGTCGCGGGTGCGTCCGTCTTGGCGCCAGGCGTATCGATCTCTGCGGCTGTCGCCCATGCGCCGGCGTGCGTTTGATACTTCATGGATCTGTTCGTACCTCAGCATGATGCTTCCTTGATAAACATTTCAAAACTGTTACCGCGGATGGTGTCGCGCATAACAATATTTTTTTTGAATAATTGCCACATCGTGGGATCATACCTGGATCCACTCAACACGTTGCGAGCCGAGCGCACTGCTTCCATTATTTGTGGAGATAATGTAGTAGTAATCAGCTCATCCAGGTGCGTTAGAGCATAAGCCTTGTGTGCCGGAGGCAGATTTTGCATCTGGAGATAATCCGGAGTAGTCAAAGATTCAATTTCTAGGTATAAATCGTTTTCAGCGCACCATGTGATCAACGGACCAAGATTGGCTACATTGAGATTTTGGCACACAGCATGTACAAGGCATTTTACATTGGGCAAACGCCGCATGATCTGTATGTTTTGTTCTACGGCTTGCCATGATGCAGGGAATCTCATGTATTCGTACAATGGTCCTACAGCATCTACGCTAAACATGATACGCACCAATCTGAATTTTGCCAATGCTTTTTGCCATCTTTCACTCCATGTAGTACCATTGGTCGTGACATGTAAAAGCATGTCTTTGGCATGCGCGGCCGGAATATTGTTTATCAATGACAGCAAATCTTTGTTATAAAAAGGTTCGCCACCGCGGATATTCACCACGTAAGGTCGCTGGTCAAGTAATTTTTGTAAATTATCATAGCCAGTTGATTGCCAGGCGATGTCAGTTTGTTGGATAGAATTCACACCTAATCTTACATTTTCTGCCAAAATCGCGCTGCTATTTTTTTCATCACACATCAGACATCTTAGATTGCAAAGATTGCCAAGGTCGATCTCTACGGTACGGATCGGGCGATCAGGACGAGTAGGCAGGATGCTGAACTCCTTCATGGCACGCGTGCGCAAACTGGAAAAACCTGCATCTTCTCTTTGCCAGCATTGCACACATCCTGGATGTCGATGATCTGCCACGAAACTCTGGCGTACATCTGTCACATATTGACTAGCCAACCAATGCTCGTGCGAATGCCTATTGATATTCATCCGGACGTCACGTGGCATCACATGCTGGCAACATATATTGAATGTTCCGTCTGTTCTAATCATCACATGATCAAAAGGATATGAACAGTGATTTTGCATTAAATCCAGCCTTGATCGCGACAGATTTTATCAAGCACGGACCTGGCCTGCGATAAATCACTCTCGGCCTGCCGATCGATCTCGGCTGCAATGATCATCTGCATCACGATCCAGGCCTGCAGGGCCACCGATCGGGGCATGCTTTGCACCCAGGTCACGATCTCGTCTATGGAGTCCATCTGCCACATGCGGTCGGCCAGTTCCTGCTGTAGGGGTGATAATCCGGTGAGTTCGATCATGACTGCTCCTTTCCTATCCTGTTGATTTCTTCAGTGAGAACCCGTTCCACCAGTTGGTTCAGCGTGATATCTTGTTCATGGGCTATTTTCATCAGGGTGTACCACTCTTCGTCGGTGAGTTCGATTTCGATATCTACTCGGTTGTCAGTTTCGGTCATACAGCCTCCTGGTTGCGGTGCTTGGGTTGACGTTGATAATCCGTGGCCGCACGATGCCGAGCCGGACGGTTTTGGTTATTTTTGGCCACCCAATTGCGTTGTCTTATCTGTTGTTTTATTTTGGTCATGTCAATCTACCTGTATGTCTGCTATCTGTCCATCACGAAAAATATAAAAGAAATCTAACCACGCCGATCCACTTCGCACCGCGGCCCAGACACAGTCATTGCCGGGCTGTAGTTCGAAATCGAAGTAACCTTTTTGGGCAAGATCCTCTTGCACCTGCATCACTTCAAACTCGTTCATGCTGTGATCCAATCTACACTGTCACGAGTCTCGATGTCCTCGCTGCCGTCGTATTCTGAAATTCGAAACTGAGTTCCCACTGGCAACCATCTGACCTGGAGATCCTGTAATCCACCCAGATATGATTCTGGATACTTGATCTGGGCTATGGCTTCGGCCTTCTCCTGCCAGTTTGCACCACCTTGATCCACAATGTCCGCGATCTGAGGGTCAAACAGCATGGCCATTTTTACATCATGGTCATGTTGCCAAGTGCTCCACCCTGCACCGAATCCAGGCGAATACAGCACTGCTATCTGTCCGTCGCGGATCAGTCTATCCGTCATGCCGCCCTCACTCGCACATCAGTATTTAAGTTGGGCCGCAGTTCGCGGATCAGGGCGCGCTCAAGCTGGTGCGCTTCGGTCTTGCCGCGCACCACTGCCACGATTGAGTAGCAGAAGCACTCGGGCCCACGTCCACGCAGGGCTTCGTACAAGGCCCAGGATTTGTCTTCTGAGCGGCTACGATACAGATGTTTATTCATACGCACCCGCACCGACTTCAGCACTGTCGATTCAGTCTTGGCTGTCACACCGATATAGAAGTCCGTGCCCGATTGGATCTTGTACACGATGTGGGTGCGATCTGCTCGCTTTTTACGGGGTGCTTTTTTGATTTCCATGTTATTATTATATCAGAAAAGGCTTTTCTGGTCAACCCACGAAAAAGTAGGTAAGTGCGCACTAACTCTGTGGTTAGCAAGCACTTACCTACTCTGGACCAAGTGATTGGTTGGCGCGTCCAGTGGCACCATAGGAGCGGGGCGAGCAGAACAAAGCATCACGACACCGGCTGCTCGGGACTGATGGAGTTTTGACCCCTAAACATCACTTACGCTTTCAAATGATTCCGGTGCGCTTCATGATGTATACATTGTATGTAAACAGTTTTTTTTGGTCAACCATGCTGCGAATTTGCATGCACGGAAAAATAAAAATCTTGTGGACGCACAGTGACACTGAACTCTAACCTGCGGTGAGTGAGTCCTGTCATGCCATGGCACACAAAACCATTATGAATAGACCATGACCGGACTGGAAACTGGCATCGATCTATCACCAAGAGTTCATCCATGTTGGTCCAGGACAGGCGCTGTCCTTGCTGCACATTATGTATGATGCCGATCTGTCCCGGAACTTGATAGAACTCAGTCATGGCATCGGAGCCGCCCTGCTCAATCACCCAAATCAATTTCAGCATCCTGCCATCAACATGTGCACCTTGCACTGTCTGTCCTTCATGGTCGGCTGCGTTGACTCTCAGCGTAGCATCGCTAAAATCTGGCAGAATATTTTGGCGGATCCATTGCTCAAATTCTGGACCCATCGACACTGCTGCCTGACATCTGGTTATATATGGCTGTCCTTGATAAGTCACTTGTCTTTGTCGGTATTCTGCATGCCCATGATATCGTTGGTGAAGCAGGTCTTGATAATTTCGACTCTCGGCCAAATGTATGGCTTGGTCCACAAAATGTTCAGGGGGTGCGGGAAGATCAGGTAGAGGTAGCCAGGTGAATACGGGGGGCAACATAGCAGTTCCTTTGGCAGTATTTACACACTTACATGCCATATTCAAACAAAGTCAGGCATACGATATATATACATATGATAGTGTCTCCTTTTAACAATTCTTATCTTGCTCGATAAAAACCTACAAAATTTTGACCAGGATCTAAGACTGCAGTCTACTGTGTCATTGGATCACTACAATGATATATTTTGCAAGCCATGGTTAAAGGATCAGTGGCATGTGATCTATCGACCCAGTTGCCTGCGCCGGCCTTACGTGGATCTTTACTGGAATATCGATTATCCAGAAGTACAATGGACCGATCATACCATCGTGATCTTGCATTGCCAGGATTTCCTCAGCATACACGATCATGGCTGCGCTGAACTCTATAATATCGAACGACACTACGGAGATCGCAGCCGGCAGGTAGTGGTCATACACTGGAACTATGATCTCTACAGAGCCTATCGAGGTCCATTGAATCTTATCTACTTTCCCACACACACCTACGAAATATTGTGCAACCTCCGCAGTGATCAGTTCCAGGAATGGCGGCAGCGCAGTATCCCCCAACGATCTCGCACATGGCAATGTCTCAATGGTATCCCCAGACCACATCGGAGATGTGTGCATGACTGGCTCAAACCCTTGACCAATGGAATCACTTGTCTGGGAAAGATTGATCCTTTGCCGCAGGATGCCTATCATGATACCTATACCTGGACCGGAGATCCCATGATCAACGAGAACAATCTCATGAGATTGAGTTGGTTGTATGATCATACCTGGATCAATGTGGTCACAGAAACACAGTATACCGAGACACCGGGTATCATATCTGAAAAAACAGTGTTCGCTCTGCTGGGACGACAGATACCCATCTTGATCGGCTATCGTGGCATAGTAGAAGACTGTCGCCGATTGGGATTTGACATGTTTGATGATGTGGTGGACCATGGCTATGATCACTTGGAAGATGGCTATCGCTGGCGCCGGGCGCTGGAACTCAATGAAGACCTACTGAGAAATCATCGAGATCACAGTGATCTCATACCGCGATTACAACGTCAGCGCGAATGGTGTCTTGATAATTGGCCCGCGATCATGATCCAGGATCATGATCGTCGTTGTGACGAGATATCACGGTCTCTAACCACCGATCCAGATCTCCATACATCTGAGCCATGAGTGCTTCTCGGCTGCCAAAGAAGATGATGCGTTTGGTCTTGTTTCTCGAGTCGAAATCGAGATAATAAGGCCATTCAAGTTTGTGATCCAGATCCAGTATGGTTCGTTTGCTGATACGGGATCTGTGTGCGCTCTGATGATTCTCGTTTGCCAGATCTAGTTGCCAGGATTCCAGTTTCAAGATCGAGTGCAGGATTCTATAGCCATGGTTGGTGAGTCTCAGGCCACCCTCGGGCCGTAGATTGGCCCACCAGGTGATCATGGCCTGCTCGATGCTTTCTCTATGTTCTTCGGGTATGCCGTCACGCAGTCGCGTGACGATGTCAAGTTTTCGGGTTGGCATGGGGGAACACAGTCTCCCCTTGTTTCAATAGCACTACCGAAAACTTATCGGTCTTGAATTGTGCATTGAGTTTCTTGGCCAGGTTGATGGCATGTCCTTGGTTAGAGAATGACACTTTCTTGTACTTAGGACCGGGATACTGCACCAGCATGTTGGCGGTTTTGAGATTGATAGGAGCGCCGTCAAAAAACACCGCCCAGATACCCGTGGCTGCTAACACTTGCTCTGTTTTGTAGGTACTGCGATCTGTTGTTTCGACCAGTACTCGGGGTTTGGGTCTGCTCATTGATATTAAACTCCTAGTTTTATTTATCTTTTATATAGGTAGTTTAAAATCGCCCTCCGTCGATCTCGATGCTGTCGTCTGGGGCTGACCGTGCCGATACCTGCTGCTCTTGCAGGATCTGCAAGGCCAGTAACAGCCGTGTGATATCGGTGTGCAGATCTCTGGATTCGTTGAGACTCAGTGTTATTTCTCTTTGCCCACGATTTTCTGCTGCCTTTACTCGATCTAGGAATCGATTGATATGTAGGCTCATCGTGCTGCTTCGGCCTGTTCACGACTATGGAATGGCCCACGATATTCATGGCGTTGTATGATGATCAGTTTGGGACAGTTCACGGCCTGCCAATCTCTTCCTTGCCGTACCAGATACCATCCGGCTGCATACCAACTTTTACTCTTGGGTTCGCGCGTCCACAATGGTGCCTGATGCTTGACATCGTATACAGCATTGTAGGCTCGGCCTGTGGTCTGGTAACCATAGACCATGTCATTGTGTGTGCGACGTGAACGACCGGTGCTCGCAGGTTCAAAATCTATGGCGACCTGCTGCTTGATTTTGGTGATGCTGGGAAATTTTTCTACGTGATTATTGATGCGTACTTGGAAGCCATCGGGCCCACTCTGGATGTTACCGACCTTGCGATCATCCTGCTTGAGTATCCAGTACTGATTTGGTATCACTGCTTTGGCTAGGATCATTGAGTACTCCTTGATAAGTTTGATTTAACCAGCGACCAAACTGTTCGGCCTGTTCGCTGGCACGGTTCAGTTCAAATTTTCCACAAAACTTCATGAACCTTACCCCTACTTGTCCTACATCTTTGTGAGAGACCTGCGTTCGGATGGCATCATCTACATAGGCCTTGACTGTGTCGGGTTGTGCCCGTAGGTCTATCAGGCTGCGATTGCGCATGTAATCATCCAACACGCGATGCTCTTGTCCCTCGTGATCAGTCCATCTCTGTAGCATGAGATTGTTCCAGGCATATCCTTTGGTGTTGCGATCTGCGTAGGCTTCCTGCAATCCCACCTTGTTCTTGGTGCCTTTGGTACGCACACCAGGATAGGCCGAAAACACATTGTCAGATGCATCACCCCGCATGCACTTCTCGAACAGCAACCATTCTGGATCGGGTATGGTCTTGGGCTGCTTGGTTTTTTTGTCTGTGACCGGCTGGCCTTTGGCGTCAAATATCCCTTGAACAGTCAGGAGTTCGTCTGTGATACCGTTGTACTGATCTACATTGTGGCCTAGTAGTTGCACGAAATCGGTATCGCTTGATACTATGGTATGATGATCTTGGGGATGTAGTGCGATCCAGCGGGCTATGATATCGTCCGCTTCTGCTGCTTCATGTCTGATCACTGAGCAGTTGGTCTGTTCAGCCAAGTATTTAGTAAAGTTATCATAAGTTTCCCAAAACAGGCGATCTTCTTCGAGTTCTTTGTCTGTCAGGGCCGCACGGGCCTCGGCACGATTTCGCTTGTAAGGAGCGTAGTGATCTTTGCGCCAGGATCGTCCTTCCAAGGCAAAAATCACATGATCTGACCGGAATCTCTGGGCCACTTTGTTAACTGCGCTGAGCGTGATGTGCAAAGCATATCCCACACGTTCCCAGGCGTCCTCAGCACGGAAAGCCACATGACGGGCCCGGAAAAACATGTTGGCAGTATCGATCAAGACGTAGTTCATCATGGCACCAATTTGTTAGACACACAGTATTGTAACACGAAACGAGCCCAGGCTGTGTGTGCTTCTGGCCCAAAATGCCAAGAATCGGGTGCCACAGTTTGGAAACCTTGCCTTTGTAGCCAGGCCGAATAGGTGGATTTGGAATCATAGGGGCCGATATAGTTCAGCCCCCAGGGTTTTTGATGCTTGATCAAACTGAAGTCATTGTTGCCATTGAAAAACACGTGCCGGATTCCGTGATCCTGGAGCTCCTGATGGAAATCCCAAATATGCGCATGTTGATCATGTACGCAAGCCCGCCAGTCTATAGCACTGACAAATTGACGATAGCGTTCTCGCAAGACCTCAGGAACGCCATCGGTACCGCTGGCTCCTACCTGATGCCAAACATCTTCAAAAAACCATTCCTGCCGTTCCCAGGTGCTCCATTGGATGATCACGAAATATTGTCCTGGAATCACATCTGGTCGGAACAGATGCTCTCGTGTGGTCCTCATGATGCGGGCATTGCTGCCGCCGGCCTGGGCCTGGCAATTGAGTCCCATCTTGAGAGTATCAGCCAATCGCCGTCCCCAACTCACAGCCAGATTCGCAGGATGTGGTGCACGGCCTAGATAAAAATACTGGCTGTCGTCCTCAGCAAACGCATGAGGTGTGACTGCTTCAGCGGCTGCTGTATGGCTGTCGCCATTGACGTACAGGATCATTTGGTCTGGAGATAAGGGTCGACGGGATCTGGTGTCAAGACCAATGCTTGATCTGGCGGTGTGCGGAGATTTTTTTCAATCTCGGCCTGTACCACACGTTTGCGCAGGCTAGAACTGGAAAATGAATGATCACGTGCATTGAATATGCATTCAATCTCCCTTCGTTCACATTCATACCGGCCACTGAAATGCTTGCCTTCGTATTCTACTCCTAGCACACGCACATCTAGAGGCAGGATCAGCAAGAGATCAACGAGATCTTGTTCCGTCTGATAAACCACCACCTCATCCACGTAGCGGCAGGCTGCCAATTGAATTTGTCGTTCCACGATGCTCTGCACGGGTCGATTTTTGGTGTCGGGCCGATCTATGGTAGGATCTGTTTGCAGCCCAGCGATAAGATAATCGCAGTGGTTTTTGGCTTCACTCAGCATGGCGATGTGTCCAGCATGTAGCATATCAAAGGTACTGAAAGTGATACCGATCTTTTTGCCCTGAGATTTTAGTTCTTTGATGTGATTGAAGATCATGATATCTCCTTGCGACCTCCACCGATGTCACGCTCTCGGGTGAATCTAGGATTCATGGCCTGTTCCTGTTCCCAGGTCTCCATTACAACATGTCTGCAAACATTCTGAAACCACTGGTCTACAATGTCTGCATCGGTTTTTCCTTGATATCCAGCACGCAGGAGATTGGCCACAAACTTTTCGTTCCAGTCTAGTTCAAAACTACCTTCATGGAGATTTTCAGGATTGATGTCCATGCTAAGAATAGACACATAGGGTTCGCCGCGTTCTGTGGCTAGGTCTTTGGCAGATTTTGTTACCTTTGCAGGTCGTTCTTTGATTTCCGCGGGTCTTTGAGATTTTTTCTTGAATCTGTCAAACAGTCCCATTGGGATTTCCTTTCAACATCATGATCACGCCTTCATCTCTGTGTAGCCAACGGCGTTCGACGATGGGCTCGCCGGGTCCAGTCCACATGGCCTCGGCCCTCACGGCCGGCCCCCATACTCTGCGTTGGGTACGATAACAGCGCCTAGGCCATACACTCCAACAATATTCAAATCTTGCCCGGCGTTCGAAGTCATCTTGATCCGCCAACAACCGGATGGCACGGGCCATGGTGCCTTCTATGGCCCACATCATGTACCCCATTCGTTCTTGTAAATATCAACCTGAAGTCTGGGACTGTATCGCCACCCTCTTTCGAGTGCTAGATTTGCCACTTCTTGCGTGTTGAGATTGTACACCTGCGGTACCCCACCCGCGGGCATGAGATAGATTGGACCACCGAATCCGGCTTCTCGGTATTCAGCCACGGCACGCTCTGCATCTTCCACATCCTGTCTAGTGGCCACAACGAATTTGAGATAGGTCGATCCTACCAGTTCATAACTCTTGACTATGGTGGGATTGATGGCCTTTTCCCATGCCTCTCCTGAACAGGGCAATTTAGGACTCACAGAGAACGTAAGCCGATCGTAGTCTCGACCGTGACGGGTGAATTCTTCAAAGAAATAGTCACGTACCTCGGGATACAGTTCCTGGCTACCATTGGTCTCGATTGTGAGATCTTTCAGTCCTTTCTGTCTCAGTAGATCCAGCAGGGTGGGATACAGTTGCTGATAGGCAAGGAATGGTTCTCCACCAGTGATGATGAAATGTATCTGATCGCTCCAGTCTTGATCCCACTTTCCTTGTGGCAACAGCGCATGGATTTCGGCGGCAATGGTATCAACGTCTGCTTGTTTATTGAATCGCTTGAATTCAGGATAGATCGATGCGTAGGTGTCGCAACCTGTGGTGACCAGGGGCAGGTCCCGGAATTCTCGGTACCGATCCGGGTCGGCTTCGACCCGGCGCAGGATTTCTACTACTTCAGGATTATGACCTTCGATATTCTCGTCTCGTGGCCGCCCAAACTTCCGGCAACGGAAGTTACAACCGTATGTGCGAAAAAAGATACTGGGCACACCGGCCCATTTGCCTTCACCTTGCAGGCTGTAAAATATTTCAGTGTATGTGATTTTTTCCATGATTAGTCCTGAGATTTTTCGTTATCGTAAGGTTCGATATTTTCTTCGATGACGGCAGTATCGCCGTAACCATCGGCATCTACGAGGTCGATTTTTACAGGACCCAGGATGCACACATGATCGTCTTCGATCTCCCAGGCATGATCTCCATCGTAGATCCAGCCCGTGCCCCAGCGGCCATAATCGTCCTGTTGCTCGCCGCGACACAGGGCTTCGATCTCTGCTTTTTCTTCATCGGTAAATCCGTCGCTGAAATTTACATAAACAGCACATAAGTCATCCAGCTCACATCCCCAACCGCATTGCGGATTACAATTAACCCGGTCTATTTCGAACTTCCATACAGGTTCATCTTCTTCTCGAAATCCATACCCCCATCGCCATGTTTCAGTGACATCAAACCCGCGAACAGTTCCATCAGGCCGGCGTTCAAACACATCAACGAAGTATTCTACTGATTTTTTTTCCAAAGGCGTGATGCGATATAATTTTTCCATCAATGATTCCTTTTGCCTTGGAACACACAATTGAACAACATATGACTATCTCCATCGTTTATGACTCTATGAAAGGCCCCGTCAGGGATCAAGACCACATCACCAGGGCTCACAGCAAACGGTTCATCGGTTTCTTCGCCTACGATCATGTGACCGCGTCCCTGTACAAAAAAGTATACTTCTTCCTGCCCTGCGTGCCTGTGCCCACGGGTTTGTTTTCCACGATACAGCCATGTAGAACTCAGTACGAGATTATCGAGATCGTGATTGTCCTTGAGTCGGTAAACTTCGTTGTCTTTGACGACGTCACCGCCGACGTCATGTACAGAATATTTCTTCATTCAAATATCTTTTCAGTTCTTTGTCTGTGGGTTCGACACCATAGTTTTGTTTGAAAAAGATCTCATATGAGTCCGAACCATACTTGCCAATGCCATACAACATTGTAGCATCTGTGCCGTCCCAGGTCAAGTAGTCTGCTGTCATTCGTCGCAGCCGTTTGGAGCGCACATTGACCATGCCCAGACTCCAGATCACATCTCTTACGTCTTCGTCGTGAGCACAAAGAAAATGCTCAGGTCCCGGCCAAGTATCCAAAAATATGGGCAGGACCGTTTTGACAGGCCTACGTCCAGTCTGGTTCAGCATGATCACGGCCACCATATGTTGCCACGCACGATAAAATCTATCCGTGGACGGCAACTGCTGTTGCACCATGAGGTCATCGCGCAAAGGTTGGATCATCGCAGGAATTTTTTGAGTTCGGGTGGTTTCCACCCTTCGGGTTTGAGTACTTTACCATCTTCACGTTTACGCACTTTACCTGTTTGTTGATCGATCTTGGCGAAGTTGGTATGCATCACTTCGTTCCAGGCACCCTGGCCGTCCGCGCCTAGGCTGTGTATAGCACCCACCGTGACCACCAAGATATCGATCAAGGCGTCGAGGTCGTCCTCGGCTGTGCGGCTAGCACACAGTTCGTTGAACTCTTCGCGGATGAGATTACAGTACATCTGGTACTGATCCGGGTTGAGTTTGCCCACTGTCTGATCGCAGGCTCGCATGAATACTGCTTGGTCTAAAAACACGCTCATTGATGTTGCTCCTCTGGATTCCAACGTCTCCACCACTCTTCCCAGGGAAACACTATCCACTGCGGATCTGCGGCTTTGTTGATATTTTCTGCGGCATAATCTGGGGTGTGCTTGCTCTCGCTGGATTCGTTGTCATACAACACCGCCACACGCACATTGTTGCCCCAGCACGACTCAATGTTCCAGTCTTGATGTATCCAGTTCAAGGTATCTCCAGAATCGTTGATGTCGTCTACGATCAAGATGTTACGATGTTTTGTGGCATCTTCCTGCATCCAGAAGTTACTTTCACAGTCGGGCTCTTCGCCACGTAGACTGACCTTGAGTGTTTCCATAGGAACATCGAGATACTGGCTGATGAGATTGGCCGGGGTGAGTCCGCCCCGGGTTATGCCCACCACATAATCGGGTACCCACCGATCCTGCCACATCTGCCGAACCAGTTCTTGTACCTGCCGTTGCACATCATTCCAACTCACATAGATTTTTTTCACAATTTCCTCGCTTTGATCAATAGATGCCATCCTAGATATTCGCGCACAGCATCTCTCATCACATCGGGCATGGCTTCGAACCAAGATTCCAGTTCAAATCGGCCTTGTTTATAGGCCGGAACATTGTACATGAAACAATGATCTTGGCGTATGCGTTCGAGATGGAACACACCTTGTAGTAATTCCAGTATTTCGTCACGGGTGAATGCTTCGGCATAGGGGCACTGTGCCTGTGCTTCGAATTGATCTAGGCCTTTCTGGATCATGGCATACTTCCAGGAATTCTTGGCATAGACCATGAATCTTAGTTCGCTGCCAGTATGCATCACTTGAGAAATGTTGACTAGATGATCGCGCATGCCAGGAAAATGATGCAACACACCATAACTGTAGACCAGATCAAATTCACCCAGGGTCTTGAGGAAATCCACGTCAGTAACGCTGTTCTGATGGAAATCTCCATCTAGTCCGTACACTTCGAATCTCTTGCGACTGAGTTCCAGGCTTTCTTCGGATATGTCGATGCCGGTATATTCAGCACCGTGACGTGCGAATTGTTCGGCATCGGTACCAATGCCGCATCCGATCTCCAGTACTCGTTTTCCCCGCCAGAGATGGAAGCCAGCGAAGTCAAGTATGTGTGGTTCTGCACGATAGCGTTTGACCGTGACCGCATCAAAGTAGGCTTCAGTGCCCACAGGTTCGGTGCTGTGTCCTACGTTGCAGGGCTGTCGGTTCCAGTATTCTGTGATACGCTGATCAAGATCTGTGTTCATTTAAACACTGTCAGTTGGCGATTGGGATCAAATTCTTCACTGGTCATCTTGGCCCAGGGATTTTGTTGGCCCGACAGCACTGATCGGAACCAAGACATGGCCTGTCCCTGTGATTCCAACATCTCACAGATGCGCAAGGCATCGGCCATGCGTCTTTTGCGCCAAGTGACGTGATTGAAATCTCTAGGATCTGAAGGCCTACCCTCCAGCATGATGCGTTCATGATAAGTGTCGTCGCCGTTGTTGCCAGTGAGATCATGCCGGTCATGTATGACTCGAACATCGATGTTGTGCATGATGTCTAGCATGTAGGCTACCTGGCTCACCCAGGCGTCGCTGATCTGATGCGCAGAGACGTAACCAAACAGGTCATGCCAGGCCCTGGGCAAGATTGGAAATATAGCATAGGGGTGATCTCGGTGTGTGGGCATGCGTAGCACGCGGAAATGACCGTCATGGCGGCATATTTCTTGATCCCACCCCTGTGTTTCCATCACGGCGTCATCATTCCAGAACATCAGCCATTGCCCTTGAGAATTGGCAGCCAGGGTGTTCACATACTCGTTCAGACGCACATACCCAATGGGTTCGAATTCCATCACAGTGTAGTACACACTGGCCCGGTCCAACAAGGGTGCTAGATTTTCTAAGAACCATGATGAAGTCTCGGTGTCATCTGAATCAAATCCTAGCATCAGTTCGATACAGGACGCATCAGCCACAGTGTCTACCAGACTCATGATCGATCGTTGCAGTGCATCTGTCCTCCCGCGGGTAGGCAGCAGGACAGAAATGGCGCAATCACCCTTCATAGATAGCGGAGTTTCCTTCGTGTTCAAAAACTTCTACCGAACGCAGTCTAACGCCTTGGCCTACCGGATAGCGAGGTGTGAAATCAACGATCTTGTCATCCTTGAAGAAATGCCAGGACTTTCCGGCCTGGAACTCTTTCAGGATATCCGCCATCACGCTGTAGGCCAGTTCCGCGAACTTTTCACAGCCTACTGCTTCTACCAATCTGAGATCACACACACCGCCCTGATCCTGCAGGCCCAGTTCGGCCATCTTTAGGAACATGGGCAAATGCGGATCATCCTTGGCGACCACAAGTGTGTGATCAAACATGTGATCGGCCCAGTCTTTGAATGCTTTCAATCCACCGAAGTCCATAACCCAATTCCTATCATCAAGGGTATCAGACTCAAATACAAGACGGATGCCAATGCTATAACCATGCAATAGGCTGCAATGACTGTGACTGCTACGCCATTGACGGAAACAACATGAAAGTCCACGATCATTGCCATAAGTTTTTGTTGAAACGTAAGTTGCCATTTTTTGTCTCCTATGATAGCAAGACACGCAGAATTTGTAGAGCGGGATGAGCGTCAGGAAGGCCGCTGAGAAACATTATTTATCTGTAGGGTTTTTATACCCCGGTTTTTTGTAGTTGGCCTGGCCTGGAACCACACCACGCACACCACCCACAGGATCTTCAACGTCATTTTTGCGTCTGGGTATGAGATGCACATGCGGATACATCACGGTTTGACCGGCCTCTGCGCCCATGTTGATACCCACATTGAAACTATCGCATTCACCTCGACGTACCATGGCCGTGCCCATCAGCAAGGCCAACCGGAAGGCTTCTGTGATATTACCAACAGCATCTCGTTCGGGCACGAAAAGACGATGTCCTGGAGTCACGGGATACTTGTCTAGGAATACCCGCACATCTCCTAGATCTATGTCTAGTTCGGTCCAAGGAGCCACTCCATCGATCTGGGCCTGTTTGAGACTATAATGCGTGAGATATTGATCTTTGGGCTCGGGCATTAAAACTGATATCCATAAGTTAGTTTGACTTGGTACTGCGATTGATCGTTCACCACACCTCCCAATTTCACTGAATGGGCCTGTTGCTGCCAGCGTCGTTCCGCCCCAGCAAACCCCACGGGCCGATTACGGATCTTCACAGTTTTGTCAGTATAATGCATAGTTCCAGAATTGTCAACACTGGTAGGGAGTTTCATCTCCAAATGTCCTGCGAAAATAGTGGGCTGGAGACCCAGGTACACACTGAACTGATCTGTTTGGTAACCGCCCACGGCATAGCCGGCCCATAATGGAGACACTGACTGGACCAATCCTTTCTGGATCTCGGTACTGGTCTGCATCACACCGGTCTGCGCAAACATGCCAGTGGACCATACTCGCGTGGCGGTAAAATCTAGCACCGTGCTGGATTCCACTGTACCAAATACTCCCGAGAAACTGAACCACGGGCTCCCCGGCATGCGTGTGATGCCCACTCGATATGTGATCGGATCTTTGTCACCAAAGTGCCTGTTGGTGATGCTGGTGCTAAAACGTGTGTGATCCTGACCGCTCAGGCTCATACCTTGCCAGTCTCTGCGATCTTCGGCCACGAACCTGCTAGACCAGTTGTGTGTGACGTCTTGGGTGTTGGGTTCGAGATAGTCCACAGGCATGAATCCGGTCTGGACATTCATTCCAGCGAGATCCACCTGGAAGTTCCGACCCAGGGCATCTACTGCCTGTAAATTGCCCAGCAACCCTCGATCCATGCCCGGCACACTGATCTGTCCTACCAATGGTCTGCGTGTACCATTCCTACCATCGAGACTGATGCCAAGCCCGCCGATGGGATCCATCACAGCCTGCCAGTCGATCACAGGGATGCCGTTGACAAAACTTGTGGCAGTACGAGCCAGTGCGTCGTTGGCTTCCACACCACTGAGGTAAGGCCATACTGTGCTGATGGCCGCCAAAGTGGCCTGCACGGAAGTGGTGCCATTGCTACCGATCCTGGCAGCGTACACAGCGGTGCGTCCCACACCATTGTCATTGTATGGTACTGCCGTGATCAGATACAGATCTCCATTCGGCCCGGCAGCGACATTGACCATGTTATCCTGGCTGGATGCACCGGCCATGGTCTGTGTCTGTGTCCAAAAATCTCGCAGTACCGATCCGTAGGCTTCGACGAACTTGCCATCCGATGTGGCCAATAAAACTCTGTGACTATTGTGAGATCCTGAGTGATCTGGCGAACTCATCAGTATATCAGTCAGACCATCTTTGTTGACATCGACCAGGGTCGGTTGATAGGTCTGGTAACTCGCATGATCGAACTGTGCCAATACCGAATCGGTCACGTCCACGAACACGCCACCGCCGCTGTTGCGCAGGAATTGCACTTCGCTGTATCCATGGGTAGTACTGATGCCATCGGGCAAGGTACTGAACACTATCACATCCATGACTCCGTCGCGATCGAAGTCCATCGCTATGTTGCGTATTTCGTGGCTCGCGATACCAGCCGCTGCCAACTGTGTGCTCCATTTAGGCAAATGGAATCTATTGGCCGGTAGTGCGGCTATCTCAGTCAGTACCAGTTGTCCTCCCACATCGCTCCAACTGAAAAGTTTGGTATCTTGGTTACCAGTGGCGCTGGCATCACTCAGTATGATCGTCCGAGTACCGTTGCCGAGATAGTCTGCCACGGAGATGCCACTGCCGCCGCTGGCACCGATGGCCTGCAATACCGTGAATGATCCGGCCGCTGATCCAAATGCGATGGCTGGACGACTGTTATAATCAGTGATCACGATATCGGCATAGCCGTCGCCGTCCATGTCAGTCACGGCAGCATCATGGCTCCATACATTGCCAAAGTTTATGTCAGTGCGAGTGGTAAAAGAACTTGTTCCGCTGTTTAGGAATACCGAGCCCGGAGTGTTGGTCATTTTACCATCTGTGCTCGGAGCCACGAACATGTCTATATGCCCGTCACCGTTGAAGTCACCAAAACGGATGGCAGGTTCAGTGCCTTGCACACTGTTACTGACCCCCGAAAACCATGATCCAGTTTCGTTGCTGAAAGTGCTGGCCCTGTTCCATCCATAGACCTGCAAGTTATGATTGCTCCAGTTGGATGCGTCAGCACCTCCGGCACTCATGCGTCCGCCTACGACTACTTCTTGTACCGAATCGTTGTTGAGATCCTGGGCGAACACATCCTGGATCACGCTCATAGTGCTGCCATTGGCCAGAGTCTGGAAACTGCCCCCGGACTGGGGAGTGTAGTAGGGCACAGAAGATCTTTGATATGGACTCAGGGTTGAACTGAGTCCTCCACCGCCTCCTCCTCCCCCTCCGCAAGCGGTAAGGGCCAAACTGACCGAAACGGCTAAAGTTCTTTTGGTAAACCGCATGATCGCTCCTAGATCATTGACATGATACTAGTGTACATTTTCCAGAATTTCTGGTCAACCAGGTTTATCTGGGTGCGAAATCCTGTTGCAGTTTGATGTTGTCGATGAACTCTTTCTTCACGGCGGCATCTGTCCTGAACGCACCATGTAGCACAGTGGTCTGCGTGAGGCTGCTATGGGCCATGATACCCCTGTTGGTACAGCAACCGTGTTCTGCTTGGATATACACTCCGATGTCTTTGCTATCAGTGGCCCGCATGATCTCGCGCGCGATGTCGTTGCAGAGTTCTTCCTGTAAGGTACCACGCCGGCTGCACCATTGTGCGATGCGTGTGTACTTGGAGAGTCCTATGAGTTTTTCTGCAGCCAGAATGCCAATATAAGCAACGCCAACAACGGGTTGGTGATGATGACTACACATACTGCGAATTTCACTGCGAACCAC